TGATTATGATGGAGTATTTTTTACAATACAAAGTTTAAGAATGTATCATGAAATCTGTAACACAGATTCTGTAGAATATATTGTTTTAGATAATAATCCAAATAGCGAAAGCGGAAAAGTTACAAAAAAATTTGTTGAAAACGGATTAAATCAACTTGGTAAATACATACCAAAAGAAGATAAAAGTTCTAGTTTTAACAAATATGAAATAGTAAAACATGCTATTGGAAAATATGTTCTTATTATTGATTGTCATGTTTTATTAGTTAAAGGCGCTATTAATTCGTTATTAAATTATTATGCAGAAAATAAGGATTGTAAGAACTTGATACAGGGACCGTTGATTTATGATGATCTAAAAAATTTTTCTACTCATTTTGATCCCAATTGGAGCGGAGATATGTACGGAACATGGGCTACTGATCATGAAAAATATAAATCTAATAAACCATTTGAGATACTAATGCATGGTATGGGTTTGTGTTCTTTTGAAAAGAAAAACTGGCCGGGAATATGTGAACACTTTAAAGGATTTGGTGGAGAAGAAGGATATATAGCAGAAAAATTTAGAAGAAATGGTGGCAAAAATATATGCTTGCCACAACTTGGATGGGTACATAGATTTGGAAGACCGCTTGGTGTAAAATATCCATTAATACTTGAAGATAGGATATGGAATTATTTTGTTGGATGGCTAGAATTAACTCAAGATCCAGATCATGAAATGATAAAACAAATTTTCTCATATTTTAAATCAAGAATACCAGAAAGCTCTATAGAAAACATATTTAATTCCGCTCTAAATATAATCAAACTAAAAAATGAATAGAAGAAATATATTACAGCTTGGCGCATTGAGTTGTATTGGTATTAATAATACTAATTATTCAATGTTAATTGCAGATGATAACATTGCTACAGAAGCAAAAGCAAAATCTGTAATTTACATATATTTACCCGGTGGATTTTCTACCCAAGAAACATTTGATCCTAAACCATTTGCCCCAGCAGAATACAGGGGGCCACTATCATCAATAGATACTTCAATTACTGGAATTAAATTTAGCGAATTATTGAAAGATACTGCCAAGATTGCAGATAAGATAACAGTAATACGATCTATGAACCATAATGAGGCAGCACATGAACGTGGAACACACAATATGTTTACCGGATGGCGACCATCGCCAGCAATACAATACCCCAGTATTGGTTCTATAGTGGGTCATGAATTAGGTGGAAAAAACAATCTACCACCCTATATTACAGTACCAAATGTACCTAATGAATTCGCTGGTGCCGGTTATTTAAGTCATTCATATTCTTCTTTTAGTCTTGGTGGAAATCCAGAAGATCCCAATTTTAAAGTAAGAGATCTAAGATTGCCAGAAGGAATATCGATACAAAGATTTGATAAAAGAAAAAAAATGTTGGAGGTCGTCAATAAAAATTTTGATGCAACACAAAAATCTGATGCTTTAGTTGCCATGAATTCATTTTATGAAAATGCTTTTGAGCTAATGGATTCTAATGCGGCTATAGAGGCATTTGATTTATCATTAGAAAAAGATGAAACAAAAGAAACATATGGCAAGAATTCTGCTGGCATGAGGATGTTATTATCAAGAAGGCTAGTAGAAGCTGGAGTAAGATTTATAACAATGACATATGGTGGATGGGATCATCATGATAATATTGCTACTAATATGCAAACTCAATTACCACCTTTTGATAAAGCATTTTCAAGTTTAATACTTGATTTAGAATCAAGAGGATTATTAGAATCTACATTGGTAGTAGTTGGAACAGAGTTTGGAAGAACACCAAAAATAAATCCAACTGCCGGAAGAGATCATTGGCCCAAGCTATATAGTGGAATAATGGCTGGTGGCGGTATAAAATCTGGAATAGTATATGGATCTAGCAATGATACGGCCACTGATCCACTAGATAATCCTGTGTCAGTAGAAGATTGGGCCTCGACTATATATACACTACTTGGTATTAATCCAGAAAAACATATTATGGCTCCCGGCAATAGACCTGTAAAAATAGTAGATGGCGGAAAACCAATATTAGAAATAATTGTATGACACTTGTTAGATTCTTAAATACTTTTCTTTGTATATTAGTATTTGCTGGCTTGACATCAAAATATTGTATTGCGGATGATTTATATATTTTTAGTGCCAAATGGTGTCCTTCCTGTGTTAATTTAAAAAAATTTCTAGATGATAATACAGATCTACATGACATATACAATATTGTGATTATCGATATAGATGAATCACCAGATCTAAAAAAACATTTTAAAATTAGAGTTGTGCCAACTACTATCATTCTAAATGATGATTCTTTAGAAGTAGCAAGAATAACTGGATACGACAATTCTTATCAGAACAGACTAAAAAAATTAATGAAATAAGGGAAAATAAATTGGATATTGAAATCTTTGCTATCAATGAAACCAAGAAAAATAATCAACCAAAACAACTAGTACTAAATAATAAACAATATAAATTAGCTATTGATAGTTTTAAACACGAAATATCATATTACGAATTATCTGCTCAAATACATAAAATAAGTATTGATGATTTACCTAGCCAAGTAAAATCTAGTATTGTTATTATAGTTGATAATACATTTTATGTAGAAGATGATTACTTAAATAAGATCATTTCTATTAATAATTTATTAAGAGATGGTGGTATATTCTGTGGCCCAACTAATACACATACACACGCCTCACTTAATAATGGTATCCATAAGATAAATCAAAAATATCAAAGATATAATCTTGATAATGGTCATAATGTTATATCAGATCTTACTGAAGAAATACATCTATATCCAGATTTATTATACTGTGCCATATCTGGAAGAGCCTATAATGATTTTTCCTATAGGCCAGTAATTTCATATAGACATAAAAATATAAGTAATAAATTATTTATAGCACAAATGGCTAATAGATATCGTGTTTATTATTGTAGTACACTGAGTAAAATAAAATATCTAGATGAAATAGATTTTTCAATGGAAAAGATATCTGATTTTTATTATGATTCTGGATACCAAGATGGATTATTAGTCAGCAATAAAAACTTAGATGAAAAAAGAAAAGAATTGTGGCATAGATTTGTAGAGTCTCCAGAAATGCTAGATAATGAAATGCCAAGATGGCTATTAGATTCAAATCCAGACATGGATGGTGATTATTTGGAAAATTTGGTTATATGTAAGTGTAAATATCAAATAGGATTTTATGAGGGGATGCTATCTAGAAAACTGATATGATTACAATTGATTTATCTAAGTCATCTGGATTTATACATCATAGATCTGGATGGCAGTTTTGTTTAAGCCAATTAAAAACACTACACTCACGTAGTGGTATTTTTTGTGATGACTTTATTGAAAGATCTTTTTCTTGGTATTTATACGATCATTTTCGTGGAAAAAGTATTCATAAAATACCATATAAGCATAAATGGATAGGTTTTTTGCATAACCCGCCAAATATGCCAAATTGGTTTAATTATTTTGATTCCCCAAATGCTATATTGAGTCGTCCAATTTTTCAAGAATCTTTAAAAACATGTAAGCTTTTAATTGTACTATCTAAGTATTTGAAAGAATGGCTTTCGTCGCGTGTTGATGTTCCAATAATAGATCTTAAGCATCCAACACAGATTCCAAAGTTAAAATGGTGTCCAGATAAATTTATACACCAGCGTTGCAAGCCAGTAATACAACTAGGATATTGGTTAAGAAAATTAGATTCACTACATAAATTAAATATAGGAACAGATTATACAAAAATCTGGCTTCCTAGTTCGTATGATTATACTTTAACTATGCTCGATGTATACAACAAAACAAATCCAGACGCCCATCAATCTAGATATATGTGGGCTGGAGTATCAATGTTAAAATTTCTAGAAGCCGATCAATTTGATGAACTATTAACTAGGGGTGTAGTATTTTTGGATCTATATGATAGTTCTGCTAATAATGCGATCATAGAATCTATGTCTAGAAATACACCAATAATAGTAAATAAATTACCAGCAGTAGTTGAATATCTTGGTGCTGATTATCCATTATACTTTGATAATCTTTCTGAGGCTGAATCAAAAATAAGAAACACAGATTTAATCATCGAAGCCCATGAATATCTAAAAAATATGCCTAAATACTTTTTAAGTGGCAGATATTTTGTCAATGATTTTAAGAAAAAGTTAGAGAATATATTATGAAGTTAATTTTTTCACCAGTTCCAAGATCTGGTTCAACAGCTTTATGTGAGTATATAGCATATTCATCTGAAAGTACTTTGTCTGTGGAACCATATAATCCAGAGTGCAATGAAAATAGACAAGTAACATTAAAAGATAAGTTCGAAGAAATACAAACATATGATATTATAAAAATATTAGGCTGGCCTCTAGATATATTAGATAATTTTGAAATAATAGATGTGGCTGAAAAGATTATTTTTTTATATAGAGAAAGTGTCTTGGATACTATGCTATCTAATATTGTATCGATGACCTATTCTGGAGACTATAAAATATACGAAAAGCATAGACTAAAAAATAGTTTTCAAAATGATGTAGCTCAGTCTTTATTAAATGATTTTTATTCTGAAGTAAGACCACCAATCGACTTAAAAGAATTTGCTGTCTGTTATTTTGATTTCATAAAAAATATTCAATGTTATTACAATTATGTAAAATTTTATCATAGCAATAAAACCTTAATAGTGAAATATGAGGATTTATATTCTGAAAATCAATCACTAGAACTAGATAAAATAATGCATTTTTTGAATTTGCAAGCAAAAAATATTGACAGTTTATCGCTGATGGACGCATCAAATAAATTAAATAATTATGATACATATAAAAAAATTATACCAAATCTGGATGAAGTGATGAATTGGCATAAATGTTTAAATGAAAATGAGTGTTTATCAAAATGAAAAACTCAATATATACATCATATGGATTTGGAGTATTGAATAATAAAGAAAATATAGATTGGGTTAACTTGCAAAAAAATAAGATGATAGAATATTGCAAGAAACATGGACTTGCTTTTAATGTAATAGATGAAAAAAATAAATTCATGCAAATTATACTCAATAATTTTCAGACAGATAAAAAACCTTCTTGTAAAGATTACAGTGTATATACATTAAGTGCAATAGCTGCAATATTGGATTTTTGTGATTCTGGTTATGACAATTTTTATTGGTTACATTTAGATATGGCTATTAACTTAGATAATATTAATATCTTTGATATACTTAACATTGATAATAATCACGTTTATTGCTGGTCAAATAAAAAACCAACACAAGAAGACAAGATTGGTTGGGCAAATACAAAAATCGAATGGCTAAAATACCTCATATCTAAAATCAATTTATCGCAAGATGAAGAATTTTACACATTATCTAATGCGTCTCTAATTTTTGCAAACAAACAATCAGCTATGTCGTTTAAGCAAATATTGCTAGAACATCTTGATATATTAAATATCAAAATAGAAACAAAATGCATTGAGGAAACTATTTTAGAATTAGTGTATTACATATGTAAAAAGAAAAATTTAAATCTAAACATTAAGGAGTTTTGGGGGGCTAGAAAAACAGGTCCATATGCCCCAGCACAATTTTATGAAGAGTCATTTGATAATCTCTCCATAGATGAAACTGTAGACAAATATAAGAATGCGATATTTATACATTTTTGGGGTGAGAGCAAAAAACATATACCAGAATTTTATAGGCGAAAAAATGAAAATAATAATAACACTGTCTGGTAAAAGTGAAAGATTTACTAAAAATGGATATCCAGAAAAATCATTCATAAAAGTTGTAAATAAATACATGATTGAACATGTAATCAATATGTTTGATGGCATCTCACATGATAATATATATTTGATCACAAAAAATTGTAATGTTGCTAGTAATAGAATTCTACAAAAACTATTTCCAAAAATAAATATTAATCCAATATCGCCAAATTCAGATGGTCCAGTTGTATCAATATTATCGGCAAATTTAGATATCAATCCAGAAGAAGAAATTATTGTAAGCTATTGTGATCTAGTAAGTATCTTTAATTTAGACAAACTAATTTCATATGTTCATACAAATAATGCTGATGGATGTATATTGACACACTGTGGATTACATCCGCATAAATTTTACAATACTAATTTTGCACATGTTAGACATGATAGCAATAATAATGTATTAGAAATTAAAGAAAAAGGATGTTTTACAGCACATCCAATATTTGAACACGCATCTAATGGAATATATTATTTCAAATCATTCCAAATGATGAATCATTATTTTAGAAAATTGATAGAATCTGGCAACAGAGTCAATAATGAATTTTATGTAACAATGCCATATAATTTAATTATTAACGACAATCTAAAGATATTGATGTATGAAACAGAACAATATATATGTCTTGGCACACCAAGAGATGTAGAATTAATAAATGCGTGGAATGATATCATAGTAAAGTCTAATATACATCAAGATGAAGATTTAATTATGGTATATAACTATTGGAAGAAAATATTCAATGATAAATTTTATAGCTCCAATTAATAATCTCGGCTATGGTATAGCTGGATATAATCTACTGAAAGAATTATATCAAATAGATAATACAATTGCATTATATCCAATTTCAAGACCAGAAAATATGGATGATACCCATATTATATCTATAAGTATTAATAATCAACTTTATTTTGATAAACATAGACCGTGTATAAAATTATGGCATCAACATGATTTACAGACCAAAGTTGGTAATGGTACATATTTTGGTTTTCCAATATTTGAATTAACCAAATTTAATTCTCATGAAATAGTCAGTTTATCTCATTGTGATAAAATTATGGTATGTTCTAACTGGGCAAAAGAAGTCGTAATGAATAATGTGAATAAATTTGATCAATCAGACATTCATGTAATTCCGCTTGGTGTAGATGCTACTGTATTTAGGCCATGTACACTGCCAAATAAAAGGTCAACTACAGTCTTTCTCAATTGTGGAAAATGGGAAATTAGAAAAGGTCACGATATTATTGTTGAGTGTTTTAATAGGGCATTTACCTATCATGACGATGTAGAACTATGGATGTTATGCGATAATCCTTTTATAGGCGAACAAAATAATGAATGGAAAAGCCTATATAAAAACTCACAGCTGGGTGAAAAAATAAGGATAATACCTAGACAGCAAACCCAAAAAGATGTGTATAATATTATGAGGCTCTCAGATTGTGGAATATTTCCATCTAGGGCTGAAGGGTGGAATTTAGAGTTACTTGAAATGATGTCATGCGGAAAACATGTAATTACTACCAACTATTCTGCACATACAGAGTTTTGCAATAATCAAAATGCCATGCTTATAGATGTCGATAATCTAGAGACAGCGTTTGATGGAGTATTTTTTGATGGTAAATGTGGTTTTTGGGCTGAGTTGTCTGATAATCAAAAAGAAGAAACTATAAGTCATATGAGGCTGGTGCATAAGAAAAAACAGAACGGTGAACTAAATATTAATGTAGATGGTATTCAGACAGCAGAAAAATTTTCATGGCAAAACTCAGCTAAAGGAATATTAAATGCAACTCGACTTTAGTACTCCATCAAAAATTCTAAAGACGTACAAGGATGGATTCGTCGGTAGCATTTGTGATCCAGAAGATACTGATAAATTATTGGGTGAATTAAGACATCCATTATTCGGTGCTGCTGCATATAAATTATATGGAACAGGAAAAGGAAAATTATCTCTTCCATTTAAAAATCTATTAAAATTCGATCCTAATTTTGGTCCTTCAGAAAGACAAGTAGTTGGTGATTGTGTCTCACACTCTACTCGTAATGCAATAGATATCACTAGAAGCTGTGAAATTATCAATGGAGAAAATGAAGAGTTTGTTGCTCGCGGTGCTACAGAAGGCATATATGGTTCACGCGGACACGGTGGTGAAGGCATGACATGTTCTGGTGCGGCAAGATTTGTCAAACAAACTGGTGGTGTATTAATTAGACAAAAATATGACAATATTGATTTAACATCATATCAAGGTAAACTTGCATCGTCTTGGGGACGAAGCGGGCCACCTAAGACGCTTATAGAAGAAGCACAAAAGAGGCCAGTAAGAACAGCCAGTTTAATAACAACCGTAGAAGAGGCCAGAGACGCTCTGGCAAATGGATATGGCATAAGCGTATGTTCAATGTTTGGATTCAGTTCTCGTAGAGATAAGTATGGTATAGCCGCCCCATCTGGATCTTGGGCGCACGCTATGGCTTGGATAGCCGCAGATGATACCCATGAAATATATAATGAAACTCTTTTCTTGGTTCAAAATAGTTGGGGAGTTTGGAATAATGGCCCAAAACGACACGATCAACCAGATGGAAGTTTTTGGATTAGAGAATCTGTAGCCCGTGATATGTTAGGCTCTAGTGGATCATGGGTGTTTAGTGATGTTGATGGCTTTCCAGCAAGAAATATAGATTGGACTCTTGATGAGGTATTTTAATATGAGAAATCTTAAATTTGTAGCTTTATCACTTACATTATTATTGCCATTTATATTTCATGGAGTAATACAAACTCAAGATTCTAACTTTAGTTCATCAAAAATAAACATAGAAGATCTTGTGTATAGTGCTAATAATGCTTTTAGTAAGGCAGAAAAAGAAATATTTGAAATTAAGCCAAAACCAGATGACAATATAATTAGACCAAATCCAGATCCTAAAAAGTGTCCATGCAAAGGAACTGGAAGAATAATACACGGTGATGGACATACAACAGAATGTCCATTTCATGGCGCGGGGTTAATAATCAAACAACATCAATAGGAGCGAAAAATGAATAAAGTCAAATCTTTACTCACTTCAAGACGTTTTTGGGTTGCAGCAATTGGTTTAGCAACAGTAGTTTCATCTGAATTATTTGGTGTTCAACTTGATCATGAGCAACTTTTAGCGGTTACCAGTATTGTTGTAGCATGGGTAGTTGGAGATACTATTAGAGAGACAAAATGATGAAAGATATTTTAGGTTTATTAACTCCTACTCAATGGATTGTCTTGGGGTGTGGTGTATTGATGCTAATACTTGGTTCTAAAGATTATGTAGTATCAAATGTAAAAAGTTTGTTTGATAATAAACAGGAAGTAACACCCAAACCAACTACTAATACAGATTTAACATCTATAGTAGCAAAGTGGGAAATATTATCAAATGCCTGTAAACAAGCTAATTTACTTGATGCTTACAATAAATTACAAGAAGTATTTCCAATGTTGGTATCTGTATATACACTAGAAAAAAATAGGAAAACTATTGATGAAAAGTAATTATTTGCTTATTGCTGGATTAGCTCTGGTGGTTTTTGTATTTCTAAGCAAAATATCTGGAGTAGAAAAGGATGTCACTCCAAGCCTTGGTATACAAAAACCAACAGATGCTATAGCACAACAAGTGTCTAAGATCACTAATATAGTCACAAATGATACTGATAGATTAAACCTAGCAGTGTTTAATAAAGTATTTGCTGATAGAATTATATCATATGATATAGATACGCAAAAATTAAATCATTTATACACACTGGCTGGTAAATATTTTTTTGGGGATTCGCTCAAAGATAAATATGCAGATCTTGACATTTTCTTAATCAATAGTATAATAGACACGGTTGGAGATAAAAATCATATACTATCTGATAATGAAAAGTTACTACTACAAGAAAAATTCTATGGAATTGCTTGGTACTTGAATAATTGAAAGGAAAATAATGGATATTTTAGGAGCGGCTGAAAGCAGATTACAATCTATTATAGACGAAAATTCTTTTATTATCAATGTCTTAGTTAAAGATCAATCTAAGAATAATTCTTTAAATGAATTATTGAATGCTATTAGACAGTATCAAAGTGCGGCATCACAATTAGAAATTGTCAAAAATCTAAAATCACAAGTCCAATATACTACAACTAATTCTGATGCAAAAGAACCAACATGAAAGTAGCATTGACACTAATTGTCGTGCAACAAAATCCTAATGTACAGTATTCGCACGATGATTTTTTCAAATTCTTGCTCACAGAAGAAGGTCAATTTCCTAGTAAATATATCTCTACCAAAGATATAACAGATACCGCGAGGGACTTATTTTCTGAATATGTTAGTGTGTACTTTGATTGGACTTCAATTGAGTTGATGGACTTTAGAAAAGTAAATACCACAGATTGTGAAGTAGTTTATGCAATAAAATTACCTAATTTGCTTGGTATAGAAAAACGTGGAAAATTTGTTTCACACAACAATAAGCCAAATTTCGAAAGTTTTTATGGAAGAATTCTATCAAGAAAATTCAGAATATTCTAAGCTAGATGTGTTAGCACAACTATCTCTATACATTGAAAAAGAAACTAATGAATTAATGTTTGTTTGTGATTGGGACAATACACAAGATGGGGTAAAATATATATCACAGATCATATTTGAGTTAAAGTATGGAGATATTCTAGAAAGAATATTACAACATTTATACTCCCAATGTGTAGAAAATAATAGGCTTGATGAGTTTAATGAAATCAAGAATAATTTATCACAATTACATAAAAACAAAATATCGAGCAATAATAGTATTGTAGTGCGCCCAAGAGATATCAAATAATTCATCCAGTGAGGGATAATTATGCACAAAATAAAAAAAATAGCTTGGGAAAGTTGGAATTCTAAAGTAGAAGAATCTTTATCTGATAATGCCCTTAGTGAGGCAAGCGTAAGCTTGCTAGAAGATTCGGATGACGAGTATCCATTACTTGCACATGATTTGTTATTTCAGAACAAAATAGTTCATACCCCTATGGGTCCATACCCACAAGATTCTCTATTAAAACCTTCTGATAGATGGGATTGCTGGATCGGACATACAAATTTTGATGTAACAGTTAATATTGCAGAAATAATTGAAAAAATAGAAGGAGTTGAAGCCTTAAAAATTATGGGTAGATATTCTTTTTTTATAGGGGTTGCTAGACTATTTAATATTAAGCACGTAAGAAAAGATATAGAAAATGCTATCTGTAATTATACAGAAGAAGAAATATTATCAGATAATGATCTACGACAAACCGTAGATTTGGTCAAGAAACAGTTGCAATCTGTCGATTACTGGTCTATACTAGTGTCTCCAGACGGTGAAGTAGAATACATAGCTTCTGATAAAATGGATAAAACTTACTTAGACGGACTAAATAAGTTAACGGTTATGAAAAATAAAAAGGGTGGAATTATCTTAAGAGGTACTAATGGATAAAAATATTGAAAACTATTTGAAAGACAGCAACATACGTAATATAATAAATTCTGTGTCCAATAAGTTCATGTATGCATTAGACCATAATGACATATCTTCTATTGCTATGGTAACATTATGGAAATGCATAGAAAAGTATGACCCAACAAAGGGTGCAAAGTTTACATCTTATCTATATCAACAGCTTTTATATGCTCTTAAAAATGAACTAAAAAAGAAAAATATAGAATATGCTTCGGACAGCATAGAACAACCAATAAGTTTTTCTATTAAGAATGAAGTATTTGACATATTAGAGAGCCTGCCTAGCGGTATGAAAACTCTATTAGAGCAAAGATTTTTTCATAATATGACCATGACTGAAATTGCTGACGAGAATGGCTATAGTAGAGAAACAGCAAGAAGAAGATTAAAAAAAGCTATTAGGATGTGTAAAAATCTAGTTAAAAGTTAATACCATTTTGTGTATATAGCTATGGACATGGATTGTATTTAGGATAATTAGGATTATGTTATATTCAAATTACATGGAGCATAATTATGCCAGTTCCTACATCTAAAGCTAATTATCTAAAAAATACAACAGGTGGCGCTTATAGTAGTACCAGACAGGGTGGAACTATCCTTGGCAATACTACAACAAGCACTGAAAGAATTACCAAAGCTCTTGCACTCAAGGATAATGCCACAGAATATACAGATGGCACTTTACCAAGAGTGAAAGATAATGGTCTTAGTCACAATCGTAAACCATACTCTAGTGGCACATTTGCCTATAGCGAAGCTGGTAAATATGTAATTGCAGCGAGTAGTGCTACACTATCTGGTGCTGCTAATACTAATATTCTAATTACTGGTAGGGGTGATAATACTAGATCTATTGCTCAATTTGAGCATGATTTTGGTGCTACTACTACTAGCTTTATTAGAAGTAATAGATTTGCCAGAAGTGGATATCTCAACAATGGTACTAAGCTTCAGTCGCGTAGACTATTCCTTAATGCTGCTGGTACAGCATCTGCTAAACCCACTGCTCTTAATACATTTAGTAGTGGTTATATGTGGAGTCCAGTTAATGATAATAAAGCTCGTCATATAGATAATGCCGCTAATCCAACCAGAGCAGTTCCCGGTGAACTAGTTATGAAGGTAGACTTCGTAACATTATCTGTGGCTAGTGGTGGCGACTTCTTCAATTATAAAGCAATAACTGGTATGTGATTTATGTTGGTGTGACATAGGGGGTATTAAAAGCCCCCTGTGTCTACCAAAATAATATCCTATAAGGAGTGCTATAATGAACGATGCTTTAAATATTTGGTCACTATTTCACAATATCATAGAAGTACTTGGTATTATATTTATACCATTCATTGCTTGGGTTATGTTAACATTGGTTAATCATGGCAAACAAATAATTATTCTTGAAGAAAAAGTCAATGATTCATTAAATAGAAGAATGCTGTCTTTAGAAGATAGGGTTGTTGGAATGGAAAGCAGACTAGAATCTAAAATAGATGCAATAGAGAAAAATGTAATTGATTGTAAGATATCAATAAATGAAAAGGCATCTTCGTTAAATCATATCATACAAAAAATTGAAATACTACTCAATAAAGTAACACACTAACATATGATACAAATCTTAGTTAATTCTATTATCAAAGAGCTTGGAATTAAAAAGAGTTTAGTTGACAAAATCACTACTTTGGCCGATAATGTAAATATCTATCAAAGGGATGATAAGACAGTAATTGAAATAAATCTCAATAAGATAACTATCACACTAGAAAAAGATCCATCAGAGAAAGATTAAATATGTCACTTAAAGCTCTTATGAATTATACGTTTGTGTCTAAGTACGCTAGATGGTGTCCAGAAAAAAAAAGAAGAGAAACTTGGAATGAGGCAGTAGACAGAGTAAAGCAAATGATGATTGACAAATATATTGATCAGTCTAATCCGGCCCATAAAGAACTTCAGCAAGAAATTGAATGGGCTTATGAGATGATGAGGAAGAAGAGGGTGCTTGGTTCACAAAGAGCTTTACAATTTGGCGGAAGTCCTATCTTTAAACACAACGCTAGAATATATAATTGCATTGCCTCATACGTAGATCGCGTTAGATTCTTCCAAGAGTGCATGTATCTATTACTATGTGGATGTGGTACAGGATTCTCAGTACAAAAACACCATATTAATAAACTTCCTAATTTAGTAAAAACTAAATCTGGAAATAAAAAGTTTACTATATCTGATTCAATCGAAGGATGGTCTGATGCTATTGGAATATTAGTCTCTAGTTATTTTGAAGATACAGACTTATTTCCAGAATATAATGGTAAAAATATAACATTCGATTTTTCTGAAATTAGACCGGCTGGAGCATTTTTACAATCTAGTGGTGGTAAGGCTCCGGGTCCAGAGCCATTACGCAAAGCCTTAAATAATATTAAAAAACTATTAGATAAGAGTATGAAGTCTGGAATAGGAAAATTACTTCCAATAGAAGCATATGATATAGTTATGTATAGTGCTGACGCTGTAATTAGTGGTGGAGTCAGACGTAGTGCTACTATTTGTGTTTTTAGTCCAGACGATCAAGATATGGCAAAGGCCAAAACTGGTAATTGGTTTATTGAAAATCCACAACGCGGTAGATCAAATAACTCAGCATTATTATTGAGAAAAGAAACTACTAAAGAACAATTTAATGAGTTAATGCAATCTGTCAAAGATTTTGGAGAGCCGGGATTTGTATGGTCAGATTCAACTGAGTTAATTGTTAATCCTTGTGTTGAAATTGGTATGTGGCCCGTAGATATAGAAACTGGACAAACTGGCTGGCAGGCATGTAACCTAAGTACAATCAATTGTGCCAAAGTAAAAACAGAAAATGATTTTTATGATGCATGTAGGGCCGCATCTATAATTGGAACACTACAAGCAGGATTTAATAAATTTGATTATTTGGGTTCTGTGTCAGAAAGAATTATCTCAAGAGAAGCACTACTTGGTGTTTCTATGACCGGAATCATGGAACAATATGATATATGTCTTAATGATACCATACAAAGCGCTGGAGCAAATATTGTTAGAGATACCAACGCTAAAATAGCTAATATGATAGCAATTAATCAAGCCGCAAGAACTACATGTGTTAAACCAGAAGGTACATCAAGTTGCATTTTAGGCACATCCAGCGGTATACATCCTCATCATGCTAAAAGATATATTCGTAAGGTCCAAGCAAATAAAATGGAACCAATATATCAATACTTCAAATCAGTTAATCCAAGGGCATGTGAAGATAGTGTATGGTCAAATAATGATAGTGATGATGTCATTTCATTTTGCGTAGAAGTTCCAGATGGGTCTAAAATAAAAAATCAAATTGACGCCATACAATTATTAGAGCATGTAAAAAATACCCAAAAAAACTGGGTATTAAATGGTACAAACAAGCATTTATGTACACAACCTTGGCTGGTACATAACGTATCAAATACGATAAATATTAAGCCAGAAGAGTGGTCTATTGTTACTGACTACATATATAATAATAGAGAATACTTTTGTGGGATATCATTATTGCCAATTACTGGAGATAAAGATTATCCACAGGCACCATTTACAACAGTTTATACTCCACACGAACAAGTAAAACATTATGGAGATGCTTCATTGTTTGTGAGCGGCTTAATAGAAGTGGCATTAGAACTATGGGAAGATAATTTATGGGCCGCTTGTGATTCCTTGCTTGGAATAGGACAAAAAATCAAGGGATCAGAAAAGAAAGAATTTGCAAATAGATGTAAAAAGTTTGCAGGTAAATATTTTGATGGGGATTTACGAAAATTAACATACTGTATGAAGGACGTATTTAACTGGAAAGAGTGGGTAGATCTAAATCGTGAATATCAAGATATAGATTTCACCAGCGTCATAGAAGAAACAAACAATACAAAAGCAGAACAGGAATGGGCTTGTTCTGGCGGAACATGTGAACTAGTATAACATTGGAGACATATTATGTCAATTGATTTAACAACCTTGATAGATTGTTCAGCTATAAATATATCAAATACTACCTATAATCATAGTATCCATTTTAAGAAGCTAGATAAAAATGCTATAGCTCCATCTAAGGCTAATCATACAGATGCTGGCTATGATTTATATGCCCTAGAGGATTGCATAATACCATCACAGAATAGATTGATGATTAAAACTGGAATATCTATGGCAATTCCAGATGGCTATGTTGGTTTAATATGGCCTAGATCTGGATTGGCTGTTAAGCACGGGCTTGATACTATGGCTGGAGTGGTTGATAGTGGTTATCGTGGCGAAGTGTGTGTTGTGTTACAAAATCATGGATATGAACCATATAATGTTAAGGCTGGGGATAGAATAGCACAAATATTATTTCAATCTATTTTATCTGTACAAATGATAGAGACTGAGGAATTAAATAATTCTGACAGAGGACAGTCTGGTTTTGGCAGTAGCGGAAATTAAATATGTCTCAAAATAGAGTTTTCTATGCCTGTCAGGCTGTACTGTATAGAAAACGAAATACTAAATCTGGTGGAACTTATGCATACTTAGATGGCGCTCAGTCAGTTGGCGTAAGTAGCACTAGCGAATCTTCATCTATAGTAGACATTGGTAGATTTCAAAGAAGGTTTCGTTTTGAAAATAAGAACCGTACTCATGAAATTAATATTTCTAGAATAATACCAAGGGGTGGACAATTATTCTACTATGATGAAAGTTCTAGTACTAATTATAATCAGTGTCATCTACTATCTAATACAAATCTAGGATGTCAAGGATCAGACACATATACTAATAGTAGTGGATTAAAAAATTATGATATTATAATAGTATATGGAGAAGATGATGTATCTTTAATACAAGATAGTGCAACACTGACAAAAGTGTCATATAAAAATTGCCTACTAACAAATATATCATATGATATTGGTGTTGATCAAATCACAGAAACAATTACACTTATTAGTAATATTGTAAAATATGATGATGGCGATATTGATGCTTTACCCGATTCAGCTCAAGATGGAGATATTCTAAAAAGACAGCATATTAAAATGTCTTCTACTATCTTGCCAGAAGAAGCCAATCAAATTTTTAAATTGAATAGTCCACTATCTATAGACAATAAAGATGTATTTGGTTTACAGTCAATACAAATTGAAGCTACAATAGATTATACAGAACTAAATGATATTGGTATTTGGAGAGGGGCAAATGATGAAACAGATGTCAATCTCTGGAAGTTTGTGAACTTACCAATCAGTATAACCTGTTCATTGGTAGGTGTTATTAGAAGTATATACCTATATCAAGATATATTGCGCTTAGATAAAACATTCGAAGAAAACAAACAAATAAAAATTGTAGCTGATGCTTTAGGCAGTCAATATTTTGTGTGGGATTTAGGGACGAAAAACTACCTAGATAATATCTCTACTTCTGGTGGAGATACCGGTGGAGGTAATGTGGAACTAACACTGTCATATAAAAATGATTATAGTGATTTAGTACAATACAAAGGTGCTACTATTCGTTCAATCTCAAACACTGGGCCATATTAAAATGAGAAAAAAAAGAACAACAGATTCTAATAAAGAAAAAAAGCCACCATTAAGAAAAGTATTCAAACCTAAAACACAAAATCAAGTAGACTATATTAGAACAATGTCTGAATGCGATATAACTTTTTGCGTAGGACCAGCTGGTAGTGGTAAAACAGCTGTGGCCGTTGGATTGGCATGTGAATATTTACTAACTAATAGAATTGAGAAAATTATTATTACTAGACCTGTTGTAGAATCTGGTCGTGGTTTAGGATATTTGCCGGGAACATTAACAGAAAAGGTATTACCATACTTAATACCCACGTTGGAAGAAATGAAACTATATTTAAGTACTGACACATTTAATAATTACAAGAATACCAATGCCATAGAATTATGTCCACTAGAATATATGAGAGGAAGAAATTTTCATAATTCATTTATGATATTAGATGAAGCACAAAATGCTACATATGAACAGATAAAAATGTTCTTAACAAGAATTGGAACACAATCTAAAGCGGTAATTAATGGCGATATCACACAAACGGATTTGAACGAACAGTCTGACGGCGGTTTAGATGACTGCATAGAAAGACTTAGGGGCGTTGAAGGTGTTGGGATATGTAAACTATCATCAGAGGATATTGTAAGAAATAAAATTATTGCTAGAATTATTGCCAGACTTTAGTATGTTGTGTGTTTTTTGATTATGATCTATCTATAATGAAGGACAAAGGAAGGTTACGGAGAGCTATATGCCAACATACGATTTTGAGTGTGAGCCATGTGCGTTTTATATAGAAATTAAACAGGGATTTAATGATCCCTCTACTCATACTTGCCCAATCTGTGGAAAAGAAACATTAGTTAAAGTTTTTATTAATCCACCAGCAATCATGATAAGGGGAGAACCTGTAACAATTGCACAACTAGCAGATAGAAATACCCAAAAAATGGGAAAATATGAGTTACAAGATAAGAATGCTAAAAATAATATTCATCAAGCATCAGAAATCACAGAACAACGTAAACTTAATAGAAGAATTAATAAAATGACCCAACAAGAAAAAGTACGTTGGATTAAAGATGGTGACTGATGAATCATAATTTGAGTAATAGAAAAGAACACCCACATCATGTCACTATTACAATGAAAATTGATATTAGAAAGATATTACCAGATGGAACGCTTGATCAACAAGTATTAGGAAATAAACTTCTATCTGATTATGGTATATCAAATAAAGCACAATTTTATTTTTCTGCCGTGTCAGAGGCAGAAGCAATTAAATATCTTAAACAAAAATTGGAGAGATTAAATGGCTAGGTGGGAAAATGAAGATGTAAGTGATCTAAATTTACCAGATCCAGTACATCTTGTCAGGACTTTCTTTGACAAAAACGCCAAAGAGACTAATAATGAAGAAGTAGCATTCGCCAAAAAAACAATTAATGACGATAAAGAATTATATTATATTAAATATGCGCGTGGAGAGATTATAGATCCACATCATATAGATAGTAGCATACGCAATACTACATATCCAAAAATATTCAAAAAGGTTAATAAACAGGCATTCGATTCATATATAAAATTTCTTCAAACAAAAAATCGTTTATACTTTACAATGGCAAGAAGAATAGTAATGGAGCAAATATAATGAGAAAAGGACCACTATCTAAAGCAGATAAAGAATTTATTGACGCTAATAGATCTAATATGACACTAGTTGAACTAGCCTCTAAATTACAAAGATCAGATAAGGTTGTTGAGACATATTTGAAAACACTTACTCCTACAACTGATACCAATAATGGTGGTTCAGATATAAATCTATACGCAAGAAACAAAGAGCGTGGTGTAGTTGTTATGACAGAATCTGCTTCAATGTCAGCGGATGAAAAAAAGACTAAATTAGATGTATACTCATCTAGAAAATATAGAGATGTAATTCATAAAATTCGGGAGGATTGATATGATTTGCAAAAGTATAGATGGATACATGGAAAAATTATGCTATCATGATCTTATGATCAGTTGGCAAATTACTCTTAATGATGGCACAAAAGCTTATGGAGATTATGACAGAGAAGGATTTGATAATCCTTGGATTAGACTTAAAAGATATTGTGCAGAGAATGATGTATATCCAGTAAAGGTGGAATTACATATGTTTGGTGCGCCTCATGAGATTTTCTTTGAAGATGAAGAAGGTCTAGATGGCGTGTTTGTTATGCGTGGCATGGCTAAAGATCAAGCAATGGATGGAAGTCATTCACAGTCTTTTCAAACAATAACAGTTGGACTTTTAAGAGATGACTGTTCTTGTATAGATGTTGCAAAATATACTTGGCCTATTAGTCAGTTTGAAAAAAGACATAGTACTAGAGTATTGACAGAAGAAAATGTTGCAAGCATGTTATTTAAAAATGGATCAAAAAAACGAGAACATCCAGAAATACAAAAGTTGCTCAACGGGTGAACCCTGTACCGCAGCACAATATATAGCTGAATTGGTGTGTATTAGGAAAAGAGAAAAAGATAATACTGGTAATCTAGAATATAAATTTTGGAATAAATCGCAAAAGGACGAGTATCAGATACAAATCCGAGTTGCCAATAAATTAATAAATAAATATTCAATAGAAGCAGTATTACATTATTTAAATACGGCACACGGTAAAAAAACATACTCGTTAGGTTTTTTACATTCATCTAAAAAATTTGTATTGATTTCTAAATATGTTGAAGATTATATTAAAATCAGTTTTGAAATAACAGAAGCTGAAAAACAAAAACCAAAAAAGACTCTTGACACAGCAAACATTGACAAATTAGAATATACAACCAGACCAAAAAATTTAAAAACTACACTCTTGAATAAGATTAGGAAAGCACAAAATGGCTAAAGAAAAAGATCCAGAATATCTTACAAAGATTCTAAAACAGTATGGTAATATTATATCTAATGGTCAGCAGATCCTAGAGGAAAAACGTAACTACAAAGTTATATCTGTGAGTCCAGCCATAGATATTGCTTTAGGTGGAGGTATTCGTGAAGGAACTTGGCTCACACTTACTGGAGATCCAAAAAGCGGTAAGACAACAACTGCAATGCAAATAGCATCTAATTGCCAAAAGGAGGGAAGACCGGTTATATATTTAGATGTTGAGGGCAGATTGAAAGATATGAACTTTGAAGTAAGAGATTTAGATGCCTCAAAAATGAAAATTATACATCCAGAAGATAAACCACTACCAGCAGAGGATTTTTTAGATGTGGCACATAAGTTAATGAGTCATCCAGATTATCATGGTGCGGTACTTATTATAGATTCTATATCCTCATTAATGCCAGCAAAAGAATTAGATGGAGATATGACCCCCGGTAGGGCTGGATTACCAAAGATTCTATCTATCTTTACTAAAAAGATGGGTCAGCTCTTACCAAGACAACGTGGCTTAATAATAGCAATTACACACTTCATAGCAAACACAGCTGGATTTGGTGCCACTAAAATGGCTGATGGTGGTACAAAAATTCAATATCAAGCAGATACAAGAATGGAAATCAAGAGTGGTGGAGAAAAGCTATCCGCTGTAACTCCTTGGACTAATAATAATCAAGAAAGAATTGGTCAGGTTGTGAACTGGAAAATTTTATGTTCATCGATGGGGCCACCCGGTGGACAAGTACAAAGTTGGATTAGATATGGTCATGGAATTGATAAAGTGCAAGAGGTATTGATTCTTGCTCTGGATCTTGGTATGATAGATAAGGCCGGTGCATGGATGACATGTTCCTTTATGGGGCAGCATAAAGACTTAATTAAGAAGATAAAACCAGATTTGGATATCGAAGATAGCGAAGCGATAGAAAAGGCTTTTAAGTTTCAAGGACAAGATAACCTATATCAATTTTTAGTATCTAATCCAGAAGTAGTGTCAATATTGGAAAATAATATTAAGTGTGTGATATGAACATATTAGGACTAGATGGTAAAAACTATAGTTGGAACCCGTCTGCAAATCAAGCAGACACAGAAAATAGATCATCATTACATATGATGGCAAAAGACTTATTGAATGAACTATTTCCACATGATAGAGTTTTAGAAGAGGTATCTTTACCCGGAAGTAAGACAAAGTACAGAAACACTGTATTGAGAGCCGATTTTTTCATACCAAATAGAAATTTGATCATAGAAGTTCATGGAGAGCAGCATTACAAATTCAATAAATTCTTCTTCAAAAACAAGTTACATTTTTATCGTGCAAAAGCCAGAGATAATGATAAAAGAGAGTGGTGTGATATTAATTCCATCAAGTTAGTTGAACTAAATTATAATGAGGATATAAATGAATGGAGAAGAAAGATTTGAAGTATTCAAATCTTCTATTGAAGATTGGATTAATTTGCATGGCATTCAAGCTGTCAAACCTAATCCCGCGATAGATGAAATATTGAATATTGGTAGGGATCAACTCAGAAAATTAACTCATAATCAATGCCTAGAGTATGCATATGAATTATATGCATATAGTGAATATTTAGATAGTTTATTGTGCAAAGAGCAAATTGCCTTCGATTGGGCTGATGATAGCATATGGTATGTGATTGCAGACAAGATAGATCAGTACGGAGATAAATATACAAAATGGCAAGAGAAGTACTTTAAAGCAGTTAAGGAAAATCCATTAGCAACACAAATTGTTAAAGTAAAAACTTATTCTAGTGCTAGAATCAAGGTATTACAAAATAAAATCAGCACTATCAAAAAGATGTCAGAAATATTATCTAGTTTAGCTAAGAGGAAATATAATGAATAAAACAGAACACATAAAGAACCTATTAAAAAAAGCAATAGAAACAAATGACGAAGAACTAATTGCACTAGCAAGTTCTTTAATGTCTGAACAAGACATAGCAGCACCAATAGAGAAAAAAGACGACAATAATGAATTCATCTTCACTATGCCAAAATCACAGAATGACAACAAAAGAGGGGTGCCTGTAAATGCCATCAAGAAACGTGTAAATACGTTTCAAGATGATGGAATAGAAGCCAAAGATATTACTACACCAGATATAAAGCCAACAGAAAGAAAGCGACCAAGGTTTCAACCAATATATCAAACTTGTCAAAAGTGCAATAAATCAATTCAGACTCATCCAACACATAAAAGAGATTTCTTTATCTGCGATAGATGTATAGGTAAATAATGCAAAAGAAAAGCTTGCTAGAAAATGCTGCATCTGAAAGAGCCGTATTGGCTGGATTATGCCAATATGGCTTAGATGTGTATCTCAATATAGACTTTGTTGATACCGACCATTTTCATAATAGCACCAATCAACTTATATTCAGTTGCTTAAAGGCCATAATAAACAATAATATCAAAGTTGATTTAACATCAATTCTATCTGCCGCTAGTGATCTAGGTATTTCTGAAAAGATTAATACTAAAGATGAAATAGGTTTCATTAGATCATTATTTAATTTCCCTATTCATAAAGAAAATGTTTCCATACATGCAGCTAAAATCGCTAAATTAAAATTAGCTAGAGATCTAAAGCAAACTCTTAAAGTTTGCTCTGAGAGACTAGAGACTATAAACGGTGAAGAAGATATCATGGATATGATATCTAGTATAGAAGAGCCAATATTAGATGCAACGTCTAGTATTTATCAATCATCTAATAAGTCTACTGAAATCATAGGATCAAATATAGAAGAGTATATTACATACCTATGCGACAATCCATCAGATTTTGCAGGTATTCCAACAGGCTTTAGTAGATATGATTTAGCCATAGGTGGTGGCTTGCGTAGAAAATGCGTAGATTTAATTGCCGCCAGACCAAAAATTGGTAAATCAATGTTTGGTGATGCTGTAGCTTTAAATGTATCCAAAGGACTTAAAATACCAGTTCTTATGCTCGATACTGAAATGTCAAAGGAAGATCATCTCAATCGCATGATAGCAAATTTGAGCGGTGTAGAAATTAATAAGATATCTACTGGAAAATTTGGACAATGTGAATTAGATAAAGAGAAGGTATATAAGGCAGCAGAAGAACTTAAAAGTATTCCATATCACTACATCAGTATTGCTGGTCAGCCATTTGAAAATATAATATCAATCATGAGAAAATGGATATATCAATATGTAGGATTTAATGAGGATGGCTCTACTAAAGACTGTTTAATAATATATGACTATCTAAAATTAATGGGATCAGAAACAATAAACAATTCTATGCAAGAATATCAAGTTCTTGGTTTTCAAATTACTAAACTACATAATTTTTGCGTAAAGTATGATGTACCATGCCTTAGTTTTGTACAATTAAATAGAGATGGTATTACTAAGGAATCTACAGATGTAGTTTCTGGATCAGATAGATTAATTTGGCTATGTACAAGTTTCTCAATATTCAAGCTAAAATCAGATGAAGAAATTGCTGAAGATAGGCAAGAAAATGGAAATCGTAAACTTGTACCAATCGTGTCAAGGCATGGTGGAGGACTAGATGATGGCGATTATATTAGCATGAAGATGTTTGGCTCTATTGGTAAAATAGAAGAAGGCAAGACTAGAAACGAAATACATCAAAAGGCAAAAAATAAACAAGAAGGATTTGAGATCGATGGAGAAATTGACTCAGAAACAGATATATAGTATCTGTGTTAAATTGATAGACAATATTCCCAAAATATTGAATACATTTCAAATTGACTACATAGAATATCCAAATAGATTTTCATTTCCTTGTCCTGTGCATGGTGGTGATAATCCAGAGGGATGCAGTTTGTTTGTTGATGGCGATTCAGCTAAAGGTAATTGGAGATGCTGGACACATAATTGTCAAGAAGAATATACTAGTAATATTTTTGGATTTGTTAGAGGGGCTATGTCTCACACACGAAGAAAAAAAATCTCATTAAATGAAACTCTATCATTTTGTGAAAATATACTTGGCACAAAATTGAACCACTCTGATATAGAAATACCAACCAAAAATTTAGACATACTAGAAGTCTTTACAAAAAAACCACAAGATATAGGTAGTGAATTATCTAGATCACAAGTTAGATTAAAACTAGATATACCATGCAAATACTTTATCAATAGAGGATTTCTACCAGAAACGTTAAACACATTTGATGTTGGTATTTGTAAAGAAAAAAATAAACCTATGTCTGGCAGATCTGTAGTACCAATATATGATCAATCATATAAATATGTTGGATGTGCTGGTAGAGCATTGAACAATGATTTGCAACCTAAGTGGTTATACAGTAAAGGCTTTAAAAAAGCTGTGTTATATGGTATGCATATAGCTAAATATGATATATTACAAACTGGTAACATAATTTTGGTAGAAGGTCAGGGTGATGTATGGAGGATGCACGAAGCTGGATATAAACAAACAGTAGGTATTTTTGGTTCCAGTATCAGTGATGATCAACTATTACTAATGGAAAATAGTGGAGCATGTAATGTAATTATATTAACGGACTCAGATGATGCTGGTGATATGGCCTATAAACAGATAGTCAAAAAATGCGGTCGTAGATTTAATTATTATCGACCACGAATTTCAGCCAAAGATGCTGGCGATATGAAAATATCAGATCTACAGAAAGAACTAGCACCCCAACTAAAAGGAGTAATTGATGCAAACTAGAATTTTAGCTTTTGCTGGTCATAAACAGGCTGGAAAAACCACATGTTCTAATTTTTTACATGGCTATCAACTTAGGGCTAATGGCGTGATTGATGGATTTGATATTACTACAGATGGAAAGCTAGTTATAAAAACGGCCATCATAGACGATGACGGCAAAGAGAAAGAAGGATTGGGATTATTAGAGACTAACAGATTAGATGCAGAGTTTGCAGAGTGGGCGGTATATAATATGTGGCCGTTCATTAAGAACTATTCATTTGCCACTCCGCTCAAAGATATTTGCATTGGTCTATTTGGTTTGCAACAAGAAAATATATATGGCAATAATTCCATGAAGAATGCGAATACATTCTATAGATGGGAAGATATGCCATCTGTTATTACAGATAAAGATTTACTTACCAATCCAGAAATAAAGAAATTAGTAGATAGTGGAATATTACATTACCATCAAAAAGGCAAGATGACACACAGAGAATTTTTACAATTCTTTGGCACAGATATATGTAGGAAAATATATGAAGATATTTGGTATAGTAGATTATTGAATGACATTAATCATGAACAACCATTAGTAGCAATTGTAGATGATTGTAGATTTATCAATGAAGTGAATGCTATACAGAATGCTGGTGGTAAAGTGATATATTTAACTAGAAATTTATATGACGATAGTCATAGTAGCGAAGCGGAACTAAAGGAGTGTAATCATTTTGATGCAACTATAGATAATCAAGATTTATCTATACACGAAACCAATATTAAGCTTATTGAAATATTAGATAGCTGGGGTTGGCTAGGTAAAGAAATAATACCAAATAATAAATCAATGCTACAAAAGGTTGGTGGCATACATAAAATAAAGGAATAAAATGATTATTACATATATTCGATCATCGAGCTATAACAATTATGAATATTGTCAGATGCAGTATTTTATTACATATGTTTTGGGACATCAAAGCATATCTGGAAAGAAAGCACAGCTTGGTACGATTGTACATAAGGTTATGGAATGTTTAGCTAAATGCAAACAGGCATTACAATCCAGTAGTACAAAAAAATCTTTATCTATTAATGATGACGCGATTGGAGATCTGTCATTTACTGCCAACTCTTTATTTACTAAGTCTTTTGTAGATAAGCTTATTAGTAAAAGCTATGATCATTACACAAGTAAATGCACTCATGACTATCATTCAGCAGATCTTGCTTTCTGTAAAGACTTAGTTAAAACAGCGTTAGAATATAATGATGGACAATTTGATCCACGTAATAGAAAAATTATTGCCGCAGAACCACAATTTGATATTCCAATAGAAACTGGATGGGCTAAATACGAATATAAATTACCAAATGGTAAAATTGTTAAAGGTCAATTAGCTATTAAGGGTACTATTGATCTTGTAACAGAAGTAGATAAAGATGTGATAGAAATCATAGATTGGAAAACAGGAAAAAGACTTAATTGGGCAACAGGGGAAGAAAAAACATATGATAAATTATGTCAAGACCCACAGCTGATGTTATATAATTATGCCACATCTAAACTTTTTCCAGAATATAAACAATCAATTATGTCTATCTTCTTTATTAAAGACGGTGGACCATTTAGTATGTGTTTTGATGAACAGGATCAAAATAATTTCTTGTCCATGCTAGAATCTAGATATAAGCAAATTCAACATAATGATTTTCCTAAGCCTATTTCTAATGATAGATCTAATTTTAAATGTACTAAATTATGTCACTTCTATAAGAACAATTGGCCGGGAACAAATAAACCAATGTGCAATTATGTTGAAGATCATTTAAGAGCTTTTGGATATGATGAAACAATAGAAAAATGCACTAATGATAATTTTGATATAGGATATTATTCAGCGCCGGGTTAATTATGTTAGAAGTAAAAATTACAGAACAGATGAAAGAGCGAGCTTTTCAAAAGGCCAAAGATATGGGTAAATTGGTTAATTCTATCACTAATGGTGATGGTAATTTGGCTGGATTTTTAGGAGAAGAAATAGCCAATTCTGTTATTAATGGCACGATTAATAATACTTATGATTATGATATAATTAAAGAAGGAAAAAAATATGACGTAAAAACAAAAAGATGTACAAGTAAACCAAAAGAATATTACGAATGTTCGATAGCGGCATATAATACTAAACAAAAATGTGACACATATGTATTCGTGCGAATAGAATACAAAAATAATAACTGGGGTAGGGCTTGGATTCTAGGATATTTTCCTAAAACAGAATATTTTCAAAAGGCAAGATTTCTAAAACAGGGGGATATAGACCATAGTAATGGCTTTATTGTAAAAGCTAACTGTTATAATATGGCAATCAAGGATCTTAAACAATATGGCTGAATTACTCGACTTACATAAAGAATTTCATCTTGGTAATATGTTTACATATAACGTTGGAAAAAAATTAGCCAACTTATTATGTAATAAATTCAGAGTAATTCTAAAGTATGATAATGCAGAATTGCCAATATTTAATGATGATTTACTAAATATTGAAATAGCGACCTCAAGAGAAACACACTCTATACCTAATAATTTTTTTAGAGATGATGTTTACGCTATTTTTCAAAACTATTTTATGCTAGATAGATGGGAATATCCTATATATAATCCACTAGCATATCCAATGCCAATAGGAACATTTGTCGATTTTGATCAGTTGAAATCTATAGAAATCAAACCGATTCCAGAAAGGAAATATGATTTTTCTTTTGTGGGGCAAATACCACACACTGGTACTAGAGATTCTTTTAAAAGAAATATAGAACAATTAATATTAAAAACTGGCAAGAAGTTTAAATATGTATTAGAATTTACTAATGGTTTTAATAATGGACTATCACATACAGAATATGTTGAGCTATTAAACGACTCAAAAATAGCATTGTGTCCACCCGGCGCTTATAGCTTAGAAACATTTAGATTTTTTGAATGCATTAAAATGGGCGCAATTCCAATGGTTGAAAGATTGCCCAAGCTGTGGTATTATGAGAATGCACCATTCTTCAAGTGTAGGTGGCACGAATTAGATTTTTATTTATCAACATCTTTGAATTATCTAAATAGCACTATATCCAGAAACACATTTGAAAAATTAGCTATATATAATATGAACATACTAGATGAGCAACAACTCGCACTACATTTATATAAAGTATTACAAAATAGAAATAATATAGATAAAACAATTATACAATCAGAAATACAAAAAATAAGAAGAGAGCTAGAACAATATGTCTAATATTGCATTAAATTGTAAAACACATTTTAGTTTACTAAATGGCTTATCACAATGTGACGACTTAGCAAAGAGATGTAATGAGTATGGATATGATGGCTGTGTTATAGCAGATAAAAAAACCATATCTGGAGCAATAGAGTTTCATCAAGCCTGTAAAAAAAACAACATTAAACCAATTATAGGATGTGATTTTGGCGAATTTATATTGATTGCAAAAAATAAATCTGGATGGTTTGAACTAATGAGAATAGTTTCAGATATTGATCATATCATGCTAGAGGATATTGCTAAAACCAACAATATATTATGTATGTCTAACGATCTAAATATAGAAAAAATTTTTCTAGACAATTTTATTCAATGTAATATAAAGCAATATGCTATCTACTATGTAGATCAAAAGGACGTAGAGTGTCATCGTATTTTGTTATGTGCGGATCAGAAAACAACATTGCCAAATATAAAGAAAAAGATCAGAAACAATGAAGAATTTGAGCATATGGAATTTTTTACTAGAAATGATTTCTACTTAACTATTCCGCCAAGTGATACTATTTATCAATCAATTTCTGATAAGTTAAACATATTATGCGAGTCATATGATATAACAGAAAAACCACGACTACCAAAATTTCAATGCCCAAATGATATTAATGAAAATGATTATTTGAGGCAGTTATGTAGAATTGGGTGGATGGATAGATTAATCAAAACTGGTAAAATATTGAATGAAGATAAAAAGACGGAATATACTAATAGAATAAAACATGAACTGGATGTAATACTAAATGCAAATCTCGCCGGATATTTTCTAATTGTGCAAGATATAGTCAATGAAGTCAAGCGTAGAGGATGGTTAGCTGGTCCCGGTAGAGGTTCAGCCGCAGGGTGTCTGGTATCGTTTCTAGTAGGAATTACAGATGTGGACCCAATCCAACATGGTCTACTTTTTGAAAGATTCTACAACGAAGGTAGAAACACTAAAGACCACATCTCGTTACCAGATATTGATGTCGATGTACCAGCTGAATATAGAGATAACATTATTGACTATATCAAAACAAAATATGGACATGAAAATGTATCTCAAATGATTACATTCGGTAGACTACAAGGTAGAGCAGCATTAAAAGAGGTTTTAAGGATTAATGATGCCGTGTCATTTGCTGAAATGAATGAGATAACTAAAAGAATACCAAACGAGGCAGAAATCTCTGATCAGCTAGAATTAATGGGTGAAAAATCTATCATTAATTGGGCATTAGATAATGACGCTGAATCATTAAAGAATTGGTGCTATAAAAACGAAAATGGCACATTAGAAGGACCGCTAGCAGATATATTTAAACAGGCAATCGACATTGAGGGTACTAATAAGTCGCAAGGCAAACATGCGGCTGGAGTATTAATCTCTCAACAAAAACTTCTAGATATATGTCCAATGGTTAAAGACAAAAACGATCAAATGATAGCCGCATTTGAAATGAACGATTTAGAAAGCCAAGGACATATCAAGTTCGATATTCTTGGAATTGATTTATTAAGTAAGATCATGGAGATTATTGGAGACGAAAATGACAATAACTAAGCAAGATATTAAAGCTGTTGTTTTTGCTGGATGCGCTGTAGATTGTGGTGGTGTGTCTATATGTAACATAGAAAATCATCTCAAGAACAAATTGATATCCAGAGCAGCAAAGTACCAAGTTTGGTCAGATAAGCATCATTGTTATAATATGTATCATAATATTGATGAAGCTGTAGATAAATTTTTTGCATTAACCAGAGGAAAACTGAATGGCAAATCATAGAGATTATATTGTGTTCGACTTTGAAACTGGTGGCGCTGATCCAAATACATGTCAACCCACACAGATAGCCGCAGTAGCCATACATGCGAAGAAGTTGGAACTACAACCAAATGGAGTCTTTAATAGTGAAATTAGACCAATAATTGACGATGAAGAAGCTATTAAAGCTGGAGTAGGACCGCTTGAGGATAAGGCATTAGAGATTACCAGAAAAAATAGAGACACTTTAGCCAAAGCACCGCTACCAAAAGTTGTATGGAAAAAATTTGCAGAATTCTGTAATCAATACAATTTTAAGAAAACATCATATACCGCACCAGTAGCTGTTGGCTATAATATCATTGGATATGATATGGTTATCGTAGATCGCTTATGTAAACAATATGGACCATTTGATAAAATCAAAAATGAGCAAAAGATCTTTAATCCAATATTCAAGATAGATCTAATGAATCATATATATTGCTGGTTTGAAAATAATCACGATGTAAAAGGTTATAACATGGATTATTTAAGAGATTATTTCGGAATATCTTCAGAAAATTCACATGACGCCTTACAAGACGTTAAAGATACAGCAAATATACTGATAAAATTTCTAAAGCTACAGCGTAATCTATTAAAGAAAATCAAGTTTGAAAAAGCCTTTGCAAATAGCGAACTCTATATACAATAGACAATTAACATGAAAACATTTAACATAAATGATTTTGATGACGACGAGGTTTGGGATTTGATTTGTACTGGAAAAACCAAAGGAGTTTTTCAATTAGAATCTAATCTTGGACGACATTGGGCTAAACAGCTAAAACCTAGAAACCTATCAGAACTTGCAGCTTTGATTAGTTTAATTAGACCGGGATGTCTAAAGGCGTATGTAGATGGCAAATCTATGACGCAACATTATATTGATAGAAAACATGCCAAAGACCCAGTAACATATCCTCATGACTCATTGGAGTCAATTTTAAGTGAGACATATGGTGTATTGGTATATCAAGAACAATCCATGATGATTGCACAAAAACTAGCAGGATTTTCACTAAAAGAAGCGGATTCACTGCGTAAAGCGATTGGCAAGAAAAATGCAGCACTCATGAATGAAGTCAAAGAACAATTTATTCAAGGATCAGAAAAACTAAATATAGTCACGAAAGAGTCAGCAGAAGAAATTTTCTCTTGGATAGAAAAATCTAATAGATATGCATTTAATAAATCACATGCAGTCTCCTATGCTATCAATGCGTATTGGAGTGCGTATTGTAAAAAATGGAAACCACTAAGCTTCTATAAAACTTACCTAAATCATGCACATAGAAAGCCAGACTCACAAAAAGAAATAAAGGAATTAATCACTGATGCAAAATCAAACGATATAGATGTATATCCACCAAGGCTAGATAATCTATATACAGATTTCACAATCAAGAATGGTAAGATATTTTTTGGCTTAAATCATATTAAAAATGTTGGAGAAGCAGAGTGCAAAAAAATCCAAGAAATCAAATATAATCATGATATAACTAGATATACATGGCTAGATTGTTTGATAAATATTATTCATAGATACAACCTTAATAAGAGATCCGTTATAGCTTTAATATCTGCTGGAGCATTTAATGGTAAATATAATCTAGAACATAGAAAAAAGATGTTATATGAATATGATAGTTGGAAATTACTTTCTAATAGAGAGCAAGATCATATAGCTAATAATTATGCTGGTAAAAAATCACTACATGACTGTATAATAGACTTATTATCAACACTAAAAATAGTACAAAGTAGACAGCAAATCGTATTAGATATTAGTAATTCACTGAAAAATCCAATGTACAACTTGGAAGATTCAATCGTAACTATAGCCGAAGAAGAATCGAAATATTTTGGATGTTCTTTAACATGCAATAAGACAGATGCTTCTGACCAATTTCTTGCTGCTAATATGTGCAAAGATATATCCAATGGCTTGATAACAGGTAAGGCAAATATAGTAGTGAGTATTAACTCTGTTCGTCAATACAAAACAAAAAAGGGTAAAAATCCCGGTCAGATAATGGCTTTTTTGTGTGCTGAAGACAGTAGTGGAATGCTAGACTCTATTACCATTTTTCCAGAGACTTATTCAGAATATAAAGATTTATTGACAGAAGGCAATACAGTATATATTAATGGAGAAATCTCTAAAAAGGAAAACACATCATTAATTGTAAATAAAGTTACACAAGTTTGAGGATTATAGATCATATGAATAAGTGTCATTTTCTTGGTAGGTTTGTAGATACGCCACAATTGCAAACAAATGATTTTGCAAAATTCACTAGATTTCTTCTAGAAATAGAAGAATATAGAAAAGATAAAGATGGAAACAAGCGTAAAAGAAAAGATATATTAGAATTTGAAGCATGGGATAGTGCTGCAATAGCGATTACCACTCAATCAATGGCTAATGACTATATAGTAGTAGAGGCCGTAGCTAGAAAAGAAAATAATAATACTGTTTTTAGAATCACAACATTTAAAATATTTGTAAATCAAAATTGATATGAAAAAGAAAGTTTTATTCTTATCAGAAGCTCCGTGGTATAGCACTGGATATTCTGTATATGGAAATCAAGTCCTAAAAAGACTAGTACAAAATCCATCTTTAGATGTTGCACAAATAGCTATATACGCCTCTTCAGATGACCCACATGTCAAAGATTTTCCTTGGAAAATTTATGGCAATAAACCATCAAGTAATCATCCACAATATAAGACTTATCAAGTAAGTCCTAGCGCTCAATTTGGGGATTTTTCTTTTAATGAAGTATTATTAGATTTTAATCCACATTTTGTATTAGATATTAGGGATTGGTGGATGATTGAGTTTCAGCAAAGATCGCCGTTTAGAAATTTTTTCAAGTGGGCAATAATGCCAACTGTTGATGCTGAACCACAAAATAATCAATGGATTAATACATATGAATCAGCAGATGCTGTTTTTACATATTCAGAATTTGGTAGAGATGTACTATTAAATCAGTGTGATAATATTAAGTTTTTAGACATTGCATCTCCAGCAGCAAGTGAATGTTTTACTCCTGTTGCTAACAAGGCACAACATAAATCACAATGCGGTTTAAGACCAGATTCATTGATATTTGGCACCGTCATGCGTAATCAAAAAAGAAAACTTTATCCAGACTTGTTTGAATCATTTAGAGAATTTCTAAATCTATCAAATAGAAATGATGTATTTTTATATTGCCATACATATTATCCAGATATCGGATGGAATATACCAGAATTATTAGACACGTATTCTTTATCTAACAGGGTATTATTTACATACAAATGTAAAAAATGTGGTAAAATTACTACTGATTTTTTTCAAGATGCTATGCAGTTTTGTAAGTCGTGTGGTAATTTTACTAATGCGTTGGTTGGTATTGGCAATAGCATTACAGAAAAAGAATTAGCTAAAATCTATAATATATTTGATGTATATATACAATATGCAAATAGTGAGGGTTTTGGTATGCCGCAATTAGAAGCAGCATACTGTGGTTTACCAGTTGTTTCTATATATTATTCAGCAATGAAGTCTGTCATTGATAATATCGGAGGTATAGGTGTAAATCCAATTGCGTTTAGTAAAGAATGCGAAACCGGTTGCAATAGAGCTATTCCAAACAATCAAGAGTTTATTGATATATTATTAAGGCTATCAGAAAAAACTCAAGATGAATTAAAAAATATAGGTACTAGCGTATGCAATAAAGCAAGAAAAGCATATAGTTGGGACCAGACAGCAAATAAGTGGATGGACTATATATTAAATACAGAAATTATACCAGAGCATCTTTCTTGGAAATCACCATCAAAATTATTTAGTCCAGCACATGCTATTCCAGAACAGTTGACTACATCTTTAGATAAGGTTAATTTCATTTTTAATAACGTATTGGGAAAACCAGAATGGATTGGCGGATATCTTTGGAGAAGAGTATTAAGAGATTGTAGTTTTGGATATAGGTGTGAAAATCTTGAGCATGATTTTTACTTTAATGAATCGCATATACAATCATATAGTACTGTTAAACCATTTTCTATAGATGAAGCCATGAAAGAAATGACAAATTTTAGACTACAAATGAATCATTGGGAACAGGCCAGATTGGAAAAATTTAAAATATCATGAAAGTTTTATATATAGGTAACTATAGAGATGGTAGTGGCTGGTCTGATGCCTGTATTAACAATATTTTGGCAATGGACAAAATAGGTATTGATGTTGTGCCAAGATGTGTCTCGTATTCTGTGCAACATGGAAATCCACCAGAGAAGATTTTAGAACTAGAAAAAAAATCAAGTTATAATTGCGATATATGTATTCAGCATGTTTTACCAGATTCATATGTATATGATTCTACATATAAAAAAAATATAGGATTTTTAGCCGTAGAAAGCTCTAATTTTAAAGATACTGCATGGCAACATCATGCAAATTTATTAGATGAAATATGGGTGCCTAGTTTATATTCTAAGGCGGCATGTAGAAGAAGTGGTATTACTGTTCCTATTCATGTGGTTCCACATTCTTTAGATATAAATCAATATCTAAATGCACAATTTACAAAAAAAATTGTAGAATTAGAGAATACTTTTAATTTTCTATTTATTGGCGAGTTTATTGAAAGAAAGAATATATCAGCTTTAATAAAAGCATTTCATACTGAATTTGATATGACAGAGCCTGTCAATCTTATGATTAAAACATCTAGGCAGAACATTGACTATATCAATAATTATAGTGAATCAATAAAAAGAGGGCTTAAAATTAGAACCTCATATAAAAAAGAAATCATCATTTGTGGTAAGCTTAATAAAAATGATTATCTTTCTGTAATAAAACAGTGCCATTGTTTTGTAATGCCAAGTAGGGCAGAGGGATTTTGTATACCAGCTTTAGAAGCTATGGCCCTTGGATTACCAGTAATACATGCTAGTAATACTGGAATGGATGATTTTAGTTATGGCATAAAAGTAATGTCAAGAACTACACCATGCTTTGGGGCGGTTGATACAATTCCATTTTTGGACAATGCGCATAGTGATTGGTCAGAAATAGATATAAGATCTCTAATGATAGCTATGAGAAACTATTATATGAAATGGAATACAGTAGAAGCAAAAAATGATACACATAATGCCATAGAAAAAGCTAAGTTATATAGTCATCAGTCTGTTGGCACAACAATAAAGGATTTATTAAATGATTGCTAGTGCAATTCCAAAAAACATAAAAGCAATACTAAAACATCCACAGCGTGAAGATAAGCTAAATATTCTTACATTTACCACGCATGAAAGATATGAACAAAATTTATCAAAAACTGGTCATAATTTCTATGCTTTAAATTATGGCAAATCTTGGGATAAAGACTATGGAGTAATTCCAGAAAATTACAACATCATAAATGAAGTACCGCCATATTTAGACATAGATATAGTTTTATCACACACATCCTGTGATAGATTACAATATGCTCACGACACATTATCTAACACTAAAAATGCTGGATTGTCAATGTTGGCTATACCAATCCTAAGACATACACATGTTCTTCCAGATATAAGAATGGATGTAGAACAACAAAAATCTATATTTCAAAATATACCAGTATTTGCAAATTCTTTTATATCTGATTACAGCAGAAAGAAATGGGGCTATAATGAATCTAATTCTAATGTAGTTGAACATGGTGTGGATACAGATTTTTGGTTTCCAACAAAAGATAAGCGAGATAACGTATGTTTATCCGTTGTAAATGATTGGCCCAATAGAGATTGGTGCTGTGGTTTTAATTTATGGAGAGAGACATCATACGGATTACCAGTTCGCGTATATGGTAAAAGTGCCGGTTTTTCTCAACCAGCAGAATCAGTAGAACACTTAAGAGATATATATTCTTCATCTATGATTTTTTATAATACATCCATACATTCGCCAGTTCCGACAGTGTTATTAGAAGCAATGGCTTGTGGTTGTGCCATAGTATCAACTGCTAATTGTATGATACCAGAAATCATTACACACAAGTATGATGGCTTAATATCAAATGATCCATCAGAACTTAGATCGTTTTTAGAATTGTTATTAAACAACAATGATTTAGCTCGTCAAATCGGAGATAATGCAAGAAAAACCATACTAGAAAAGTTCAACCTAAACAGGTTTTGTGATAACTGGAACAATCTACTATATACAACTATAGAACGTTACAAGGGAAAAATATGAAGATTTTTTTATCAAATCATAAGCCAAGTATAGATAACTATATATGGATTAATAATCTATCACAGCTAAATGATTCAGTTTTACCATCAGAAGCTACCGAAATTATTTGTGAAGATTTTTTGTCATCATTTGCTATAAATGAACAACAAGAACTACTTAATAAAATAACTGAAAAATTGAGACTTAATTCTAAACTAATAATATCAGAAGTTGACTGTGGTTTAATAACAAAGAGATTTTATTTGGAAGAAATTAATTTGGATGAATTAAATGAAAAAATGTTTAGCGGGAAAAGAAAAAGTATTTTATCGGTTCATGAGATTATAAAAAATCTACCAGATAAATTACAAGTAAATAATAAACACTTCCAGTATAATGAGTGTAAGATCATTTTGACATGCAGGAGGCACAAATGAATATCAATACAAAATGTAATGGATGCGTGTTTAGTGTTTATGAAAATAACATACAGATATCATGCAAGCTAGATAGACATAATAAATTAACATATGATACGCACGATGAAGAGGGGGCTTTTATCTTAAATAGATTTTGTAGCACATATCGTCCACAAAATTGGCTAGAGGAATTGTCTGTACAAGAAAGCGAAAATATAGTTTCAACTGTCTTACGAGAGATTATCCCGTGTGTAGGATTTTTTGTTTTGTTAAAAACAGATTCTTTGGATGCTATGAGTAAATTAGAAAGCACTATAAAAGACATAAAGAATCAATCTTTTGCTGCCAGATATGTTGTAGTATCAACAGATAAAGTAGAATACAATGAAGGCATACAAGAGCTGTTATGTAAATATTTTGATTTTGATACCACTAATCATCATATTGTACAATTAATACAACAGCCATCATCAATGCCATTTATTATAGACGAATGTTTCAAACATGCAAAAAATGGGTGGGCATATGTGTGTGAGTCTGGAGAATCAATAGATAATAAGCTAATTGAAAAAATCCATAAACGAGTTAATTTAGATCTAAAACGTCTTAGTGTTGTCAAGCCATATAAAGAACCACTTAATGGTTTATTATTTCAAACAGCTTTATTCAAATTTCTCCACGGAAACACCGTGAAATTGTTTAAAGATGATGTTGTAGATAATAGAGAATTTCTAGATAAAGTGGCTAATGCCGCAATTAAAAGTGATCCAGACACATTTATCACATGGGAACAATTCAATGAATCCTAATGTAGCTATTATTATTACTAACTATAATTATGGTAAATATGTTATACAAGCAATAAATAGCGCCACTAATCAAGATTACGCTGGTAACTTGCGTGTATATGTTTTAGATGATGGATCTAGTGATGACTCTTGGGAAAAAATTTCGAATATCACAGATCACCAATATTGTGCAACAATAAATGAACCCTATTATTCTGGCCCAATTGACCACAGACAAAAGGATAATATTTATGCTTTTAGGATTAATAATTCTGGAGCAAGTACTGGCAGAAATGTAGCTATATGGCAGTCATGGGATTGGGCTGAAATTTTTGGTATATTAGATGCTGATGATGCCTATTTTGAAAATAAGGTGTCTATCTTGGTAGAAAAATTAATTGAATACGAAGAAGTAGGAGTGGCATACGCTGATTATAATAATGTATATTCAGGTTATCGTAAAACAGAATTTAAAGAATCATATAGTAGAGATATATTGTTAAATCGCTGTATAGTGCATAGCAACTCCCTTATTAAAAAATCAAAAATAGAGTCTGTCATACTTCCAAATAAAGAAATTTTTGATTCTAGGTTACATGGCGCAGCTAGCAAGGGATTTATAGGATGTACTGAAGATTATGACTTATGGTTAAGATTATCTAAGGTTTGTATTTTCACGCACGTTCCAAAAATATTAGCCATTGCTAATCAAACTGGACAAAATCAATCATATAAAATGACATCAGAAATCTTTAAAGAAAACGCTAAAATATTAAGTAGCAGATAATGAATAGATTTACAACTAATATTACTAAGATAAGAATTAATCCTAAAACTTCTAAGAAGACAAGCAATATTAGTATCATCATGCTTTGTGCTGGAGTTGGATTAAGAATTAAATCATATGAGCCTCGTAGTATTCTGAAAATAAAAAATAAAACACTACTAGAACATCAAATAGACATACTAAATACTGTATTTGATTGTCCAGAAATTATTTGCGTAGTTGGATACGACGCCCAAAAAATCATCAAAAAAAATTACAATGTCAGAATTGTGGAAAACCAATTATATGAAACCACAAACGCAGCTGAAAGTTTAAGACTAGCCTTTAATAATACATTAAATGACAACATACTATTTCTACATGGTGATTTATTCTTTAATAAAGAAACATTTAATGTCAAGTATAATAAATCCTTTATATTAGTAGATAGCAATAAAAGATTTAACAATAGTGAAGTTGGTGTAACAATATGTAGTGACACCAACAAGGCTAGTATTTTATCGTATGGATTAAATACTAAATGGTGTCAGATCGCATACTTAACTGGTAAAGAAACAAAAATAGCTAAAAATTTATTCCAAAAATTTGAAACAACACATAAAAAAATGTTGTGTTTTGAATTATTAAATGAGATGATAAATACTGGAGCTTGTTTTGAATGTCATGAGCCTAACAATATGAGCATAACAGAAATAGATAGAATAAAGGATATTGATATATGAAAGTATTGATAGCGAGTGATGGTGTACATGCTCATTTTTTTGAACGAGCAGCTTGGGCAAACGCATTTAATGCGTGTGGTATACAATCGATATTGTGGGATTGTAAAAAAATACCAGCATTTGATATATTTGATACATATGAACCAGATATTTTTTTAGGACAGACATATAATTTAGAACCAGCTTTGATTAAATGTATCTATGAAAGACCACATTTAAAAGTGGCTTTACGTGCTGGAGATTGGGGAGATCAAGAATCTATAGTTGATAAATCGCAGTATAATATTTTATACTGCTCATCGTCAGAAAAACAGATTTTGCAGAAATTAAAAGATGAGACAGGAAAACCAGATTTTGTATATATTCATTATGATGAAACATCAATAAATATTACCCATAATCATTTTAGATCTATTGGCATTGAACCTAAATCAGTAATGATGAGCGCGGACATAATGATGTATTCTAATGCACAGTATGATCCCAAACTAGATTGTGATATAGCGTTTGTTGGTGGCTATTGGCCCTATAAGGGTTTAGTAATCAATCAGTATCTATTTCCATTAATGAACGATGTTGGTAAATATAATATTAAAATCTTTGGAAATCAAGTATGGCCCTCAAATCAATATTGTGGTATGATAAGTGACACAGAAGTAAAGAATCTCTTTGTATCTGCGAAAATTTGTCCAAATTTAAGCGAGCCACATGCACATGCGTTTGGTATAGATGTCAATGAGAGAATTTTCAAGATTTTATTTGCTGGCGGATTTTGTATATCTGATTATGTAGATTCATATAAATTATTTGGTGATGGTTTGATTATGGCTAAAACACCAGACGAATTTCAAAACAAAATAGAATATTATCTAAATCATCCGTCAGAAAGAATAAAGGTTGCTAATATTGGACAATCAATAGTAAAAAAATATCACACATCTTTTGATAGAATAGCACAAATCATGCATTATTTTAATATGCCACAAATTGCAAATCTTATTCTTACAAAAAAATTGGAGATAATAAATGTCTAAAAAAGTATTAGTAACTGGAGCAAATGGATTTCTTGGCACTGCTGTAATTAAAAAACTATCAGAAGAAACTAAATACGATATACTTCCAGCAAATGGAAAAGCGAAGTGGGATCTAACAAATAAGAAATATGTTGATTGTATGTTGGCTCATTATCAACCAGATATTGTTGTACACTTGGCGGCAAGAGTTGGGGGTATTCAAGCAAATAAAGAAAATCCGGGTTTATTCTTTTATGAAAATTTAATAATGGGTGTTAATTTAATAGAAGCCTGTAGACAATATGACAAGTTAGAAAATTTCGTAATGGCCGGAACAGTATGCGCATATCCCAAATTTACTCCAGTTCCATTTAATGAAGATGATATATGGAATGGTTTTCCAGAAGAAACCAATGCTCCATACGGGATAGCAAAAAAAACATTAATGCAAATGCTTATAGCGTATAAACAACAATATAATTTTAATTGTGTCAATTTAATTCCAGTAAATATGTATGGACCAAATGATAATTTTGATCCAAGAATTAGTCATGTTATACCAGCTCTTATCTTGAAATATAAGCGAGCAATAATCAAAAAAGAAGATGTAGTAGAAATATGGGGTACTGGTAACGCTAGTAGAGAATTTTTATATGTAGATGATTGTGCAGAAGCCATAGTAAAATCCATTACGGCTAATGTGTCTCCAGAACCTATTAATATAGGAACTGGTAATGAAATTAATATTAGAGATCTGGCATCGCTTATTGGAAAAGAAATGGGATATACTGGAAGCATACAATTTAATTCAAATTTTCCAGATGGACAACCAAGGAGATGTTTAGATACTAACAGGGCGAAGTCGTTGCTGGGCTTTCAAGCCAAAACATCCTTTATGGATGGTATAAAATATACCGTTGAGTGGTTTAATCAAAATGAGGGTAGATTTAATGATTACATCAATAATTTTTAGTAAAAATCGCCCACTACAATTAGATCTATGCATTAAATCAATTAAAAGAAATTTTCTTGATTGTAATCAAATATTAGTTTTAGAAAAATATGATGATAATTATAGTAAGATGCTTGATATATTAAGCAATGAACATCAAGATATAAATATTTTTCAACAAACGTCTTCTATATACCATGACTGTTTAGACCTATGTAAAAATGCCGTTAACCAGTATATCTGTTTATTTACAGATGATGATATTGTATATAAAAATACAAACCACATAATATGTGATCAAATATTTAATCATGAAGAATTTTGTACTATATCATTAAGACTAGGTTTGAATACAATTAAAAGAGAACACTTACATGAAGTAATTGATGATATTCCGAGAATTTGTTTTGAAACTACAGATTATTTATTAATCCCAAAAACAGCTTATAACTATGGTTCTTATTGGAGTTATTCACATTCTTTAGATGGTCATATTTTTCGTAAAGCCGATCTAATTCAAATATTTGATGAATTGTCTTATTTAGATAAGAAATATCACTTTAAACAATCTCCAAACGAATTAGAAACACAAATGCAAAGATATTGGGCAGTCACACCAAATATTATTGTTTGTCAAAAAAATAGCACAGTAGTTAATAGTCCAAATAATAGAATACAAAATACTCATCTATCAAATAAAGCTGGATCATATTTTAACTATAGTCCAGAAAAATTATCTACTCTATACAAGAATGGATATAGAATACAACTTAGTACATTAAATTTTGATAACATTGATTGTCCACATAAAGAAATTGATATATTGAGCGACATAAACTATGATATATGATGCTATAATTTTATCACATCCAAAAGACTATAACAAGATTTCATTTTGTCTAGATTCTTTACGTAATCTAGATCCATCTCCGATGCATACATATCTGGTTACTCCAGATGCTGTTTCTATTGATGGACTAATATCAATTAGCGATAAAGAAGCAATAAACGTAGATATTGAACAAATACATTATAAAAGACCAAACTGGATTTATCAACAGCTAATTAAGTTATATCAAGATTTTACAGCAAATAATATCTACATGTGCATAGATAGTGATGTTATTTTTAATCGTCCAATACATTTTACTGGAAAAACATTCTTTATCAGCGATAGGGCGCAGCATCATGAACCATATTTCAATTTTATGAAATCATATTTTGGAATAACTGAGTGGGCTAATCATACTTTTATTAATGACTTCATGATATTTGACAAACAGCTTTGTAGAATAATGCTACCAGAAATAAATAGATTTGTCGAACACTTAAATACCTATCTGTCCGATGATAGATATTTATTTTCTGAATTTGAAACATATGGTAATTTTGTGGCTCATAACTTTAGTGGGATGTATACATTTAGATTGACAAAGACTAAAACTCTTGGTAAATATACTTCATGGGATACACAAGAATTAATAATTGCTAAAGAGCTATGTAAAACACTTCCAATAGACTTATTTACTGTACACACTTGGACATAGCATGAAACTCATAAATACATTCATATCAGACAAAAACGATGTTCCAGATTATGTTGCACTATCTTTAGAACAAGCTAGACATTTTAATCCAGAAATTGAGATTTATTTTATTTGTAAATATAAACAAGAATTTTTTGATAAGTTAAATATTAAGTGGGTTGATCAAGAGTCACTAGCTGAAGGGCAAACACTAAAAAGATTTAATCAAGTATGTTCATTTAGGCGTCATGGCACACCAAATACTACATATCCTAGTCCAGATTTGTTTTGGCATAGAACGGCTGAAAGAATATTCTATATATTAGAACTAATGCTAAGAGATACAATGGATGAAGTATTCCATTTTGAGAATGATGTTTTAATATACCATGATTTAAAAGATGTAGAAGTTTCTCAAAATGTAATTATTACACCAATGTCATTAACACATACAACATTTGCATTTTCATATTTTCCAACGCCAGCAAAGTTGTTTGATTTATGTTCGTATTTTATTATGTTGTTAGAACATGGGGAGCAAAATTTATTATCGTTTGGCTATGATCATATTAGTGAAATGTCACTATTAAATATGGCCCTAAGAAACAATTTAGTTAAATGTTTTCCAATATTTCAAAATTATAATGGTTTTATATATGATCCGGGTTCTTATGGTCAGTATTTAGGTGGCACAAATAATGGTCATGGGGCTGGTTTTGTAGATCCATCACATTATATAGGGCAAAAAATTCTACTAAATGAAATACATCCAGTATTTGATGTTAAGCCATATACGGAACATAATCCTATTTTCAATCTACATATACATAGTAAAAATTTGGGACAATTTATATGCAAGACTACATAGATGGGAATGGTTTTAAAAAAGTCTGTGAATGTACTTGGCAAGATGCAATCCCAAATAAGGATAAAGTAATTATTTATGCTAATACGCACGAATATCAACAAGCATTGAATAGAATAGCGCAATATACAAATATAAAATTTATATTAGTGACACATAATAGTGACCATTCTATTGAACGCACAGATATACCAATTAACTTAATTAAGTGGTACGGTACAAATGTTAACTATGTCCATGAAAAGATCTCACCTATTCCAATAGGATTAGAAAATGAGCATTGGCATCCTAATAAAAGAAACTTAATTAATAAAGCAATATATAGCAAACAAGAGAGAAAAAATAGAATTTTTGCACAATTTAATCCAGATACTTTTCCATCCGAAAGATATAATCTTTGTTACGATATTTGGATGAAAAAAATAAATGCTGATATGTATAGATGTATAAATGGTATAGCATTTGATTCATATGTTAATAATTTATGCACATATAAATATTGCCTATGCCCACGCGGAAATGGCATAGATACGCATAGAGTATGGGAAGCTCTATATCTTGGATGTATACCAATAGTAAAAAAACATATAACACATTTTTTTAATGAAAAGCTACCAATAGTTTATATAGACGATTGGAAAGAAGTAACAGAGGATTTTTTAAAAAATATAATTGACAATTTTGATTATTCGCTATTTAAATCTAAAACATTAACAATGACATACTGGAAAGAAAGAATTTTAAATGAGGCAAATCAAGATTAATTTTTATAATATGTGGGGAGGATTTTTCCCTCATGATAATCTTATCACCAACACACTAAAATTAAAGTATGATGTTATTGCTAACTTACAAAACGAAACTCCAGATATCGTTATATGCCAAAATACAGAAAGTGTAGCGGCTAAAAATGTTACTAGAGCATTTAGGGGTAAATCTAAAATTATTCACTGGTATGTAGAGTCACTGGATAGAATTGGAGATCCAAATTATACAGAATGTGATTTTTCTATAACATCATGCAAGTTTAACCATGACAAAAATATAAGAATACCATTATGGTCTATGTATATAGATTGGTTTAATAACCAATATCATCCCGGTAGAAATCAAGCCTATTTAGTTAGCCCCAAAAAACTAATAACGCCAAAAGAAAAACAAACAAAAGATAAATTTTGTTCAGCTTTAACAAATAATTCTTTAGGATATCGTGCTACAGCTTATCCACAATTCATAAATTTTGCAACCTCAAAGGGTCTATTGGTAGAAAGCCGTGGCAATTTTTGTCAAACCTGCCCAAAACTGAATGGGGACGAAAAAGATAAAATAGATTTTATAAAGAATTTTAAATTTCATTTAACATATGATAATAGTGATTTACCGGGATGGATTACAGAAAAATTAATACACCCAATGTCTGAGGGGTCAATACCAATTTATTGGGGCGGAATTGATGTAGAAGAAGAGTTTAATAAAGATGGGTTTATACATGTGAGAAGGTTTGATAATCTAGATGAAGTGCATGATCGTGTTTTTCAGATATACAAAAATGAAGAATTATTCTACGATATACAAACACAACCATGTTTTCCAGATAATAAAATACCAGAATGTGCCACTCCAGAATTTATACTCTCTAAATTAGAAACGATTGTAGAATGAATAAACCAATAAAATTGTGTTCAGATATTATAGACAAATATGATATACAAAAGTTGGCGTTTTGGCTTCAAAACATGCCACAGCTAACAAAGGGCGAACAAACAATTAAGTTTGAAAAAGAATTTTCTGAATTTATTGGATGTGAACATTCTATCTATTGTAATTCTGGTTCTTCTGCGAATCTATTAATAGTTTCTGGTTTACTCCAATCTGGAATGTTAAAAAATGACAAAATAATAGTTCCACAAATTTCATGGTCTACAACAGTTTTTCCAGCAATGCAGCTTGGATTGATTCCAATACTGTGTGACTGTGATATGCATAACCTTGGCATTGACATAGAAGATCTAGAAAGAATTATTAAAGAAGAAAATCCAGCAGCAATTATGCTAGTACATGTGCTTGGTTTAAATTCTAATATTCAAAAGATTATTGATCTATGCAACGAAAAAAATATATTAATAATTGAGGATACATGTGAAAGCCTTGGCTCTGAGGTAAATAGTAAAAAGCTTGGATCTTTTGGATTAGCTTCATCTTTCTCATTTTATTTTGGGCATCACATATCAACAATTGAAGGCGGAATGGTATGTACAAACAATAAAGACCTAGCAAATATTATAAAAATGATTAGAAGTCATGGATGGGATAGGGACTTAGACAGCAACACAAAAGCTTTCTATAGAGCATCTAATAATATACCAGAAAATTCTATATCATCATTATATACATTTTATCATATGGGATTTAATTTAAGATCAACTGATCTACAGGCGTTTATTGGAATTAACCAAATGGATAAAATATCAGACATAGTAACAAAGAGGCAGAAAAATTATTTTCAATATGTAAATTGTATTCGAAAAGACTTATGGAAGCCAATAGCCACAAAAGATCAAAATGTTATATCGAATATGGGATACCCGCTAATTGTAAAAAATAAAGATATAATGTATCAAATATTTAAAACAAATAATATAGAATGTAGGCCACTAATATCTGGAAGCATGGGAACACAGCCAGCTTGGAAAAAAAAGTATAAAGAGTATAAGAGCAAAAATTCAAATTTGATTGATAATTATGGTATGTACTTGCCTAATCATCAAGATTTGACCGAAAAAGATATACATAAAATATGCAATCTAATAAACGAGTACGGAAATAATGTCTGAAATAATTAATCTAATTGATAAAAATCCAGACTCTCATGTATACCAAAAGGCGGCAGAGATACTTTCCAAACAATTACAAGATGATTTTTCTTTTGTCTTACAGGTTTGGAGTGATGCAACGCCAAAAACAAAACATAAAAAGATATTAATACTAACATCAGACGAAACACATAAAATACCACAACAGATTAATGATCCAGATGTTGCTTATATTTTTAAACAATATATACCAATGTCAAATTATCGTGATGTTAATTCTGTAGAAAATATACCACGGATATTTGCCCTGCCATTGTGTGAGTTAAATGGATTTACCGATTTTAGCAAAAATATACATGATAGGGAGTACGATTGGTGCTGGATGGGCCAATATGACCCATACAGAAGGACAGATTTTAAAAATGCTATAGAGATAGCCAAGACTTTAAATGGTGTCAAATACAAGGAATTATGGTACAATGGATGGAATAATGGGGCTAAAATAGAAGACTATTGTGCGATAATGAATAATACCAAAATAGCACTTGTTCCAACCGGATCGGCTAGTTTTGAAACATTTAGGTTTTTTGAAGCTATGATGTGTGGGTGTGTTGTTTTATCTGTTCCACAGCCAAATGTTGACTTTTATAATACTGCCCCATTTATACCAATAAATAACTGGGTTAATGAAATATCGGATACTATTAGATCTGTTCTTAATAAAAAGAACTTAATGTCCACAATATCTATGTCTGGAAGAAAATGGCATAACTATTATTGCTCTCCCGAAGGTTTGTCTAACTATATGCTGGAGAAGATCAATGCTTAAAACTCACATATTGCACTATCAAAAATTAACAGATAGAAAAAAACACATAGAGGACCAGCTTGAAAAACAAAATATACAAGACTATAGTTTTATAACAGATTTTGACAAAGAACAACTAACAAAAGATATAATTGATAAATATTATATTAATGATAAGGCCACAACTGACAAGCACTCAAATGTAACGCTCAAACATAGCATGTCCCCATATTCTGTGTATAGGGAGCTTTCGTTAGCATCAATATCTCTATGTATTAAGCATATAAAATCATTAGAATTGTTTCTTGAAAGCGATTACGATGAATTACTAGTTCTTGAAGATGATTGTAATTTTTATGAAAATAGTATTACATTAAATGATGTTATATCTGATGCTCCAAGCGATTGGGACATAATATTTATAGGCGGCGCTTTTAGTCACAATATATTACCGGTTAAGCAAATATTTAATGGGTATATCTTGTCAGGGCATCCAGCAACTAATACAACATCATCACTAATATATAATAAGAAATCAGCACAAAAAACATTAGATACAATAGTGCCATTTGCTTTACCGATTGATTGGCATCTAAATCATATTTTTCATTTAAACAATTTTAATGTTTATCACACTTATCCATATTTATGTAATCAACTCAGCAACATATCGTTTAGCGGTACGATAGAAAGGTAATTATTATGAACATAGCGGCTATTGTTGACAACCTTGGGCCATCACAAAAGTCATTTTATCTCATAAAAGAATTTAATAAAACATTATCACAAAATGATTTATGTGTATCGGTTTTCTTTAAAAGAGCTTCTGTTCCAGTAATACCAGCTATGTTTTCATGCAAAAGCGTATCATTTTTGTCTGGATATCACCATACGGCAATTGCTACAACTATAGATGAAGCTAGTATTTTATTAAAATCTAATAATAATGCAAATAAATTTTTATACTTATGGAATCTAGAATGGTTAACGTATCCATCAAAATATTCCGCTATAACAAATATATTACGTGATTCAAGATTAAAAATCATTGCCCGTAGTGAGTCACATGAGGCTATGATATACAATTTTTGCAATAAGAAAACAGTAGGAATTGTTGACAACTGGAATGTTAGTCAGTTACTTTCTCTTACTCAACAGGATTATTCTAATGTCTGATCTAAACGAAGAATATATTGTAGAACAATACGTTATTAAAAATAAGAGTACGTGTAGTATAGCAAAAGAATTAAATACTTATCCAAAGAAAATTGAACGTATTCTCAAAAAGAACGGACAACAATTACGAGATAAATCTGAAGCTCAATCATTAGCTCTAAAAAGCGGTAGAATAAAACATCCCACTAGAGGAAAAAAAAGAACAGAACAAGAAAAAGATAAGATTGGCATAGCAATAAGACAAAACTGGAAAGAGATGCCAAAATCCAAAAAAGATGATTTTTGTTCACAGGTTAAAAAACGATGGGATGAAATGTCGGCTATTAAAAAAAGAGAACTACAAGAGATGGCTGGACGAGCATTGCGTCAGGCATCAATTGAAGGATCTAAGGCGGAAAAAATATTGAGAATTAAATTAGAAAAACTTGGTTATGATATTATGTTGCACAAGAATAATCTCATACCGGGAGATTTTGAAATAGATTTGTTTTTGCCACAACTTCGCACTATAATAGAGATAGATGGGCCACAGCATTTTCTTCCATTATGGGGCGAAGATAAGCTTCAAAAAATTATTAAATCTGATGAAAGAAAAAATGGTTTATTGTTAACACATGGATATTGTGTTATTAGAATAAAATATCTTTGTAAACATATGACAAGATCTATTGGTAATAAGTTGTGCAAATTGGTATTAGATCACATATCCAGTATTGAAAATAAGTTTCCACCTAAAGGTCAAAGATTTATTGAATTGGAGATAAATAATGAGTGAACAGTTTTTTGACATAGAAGAACAAACTAATGATACATTAGAAAAAGAAAGAGATAATATACCATCTTATGGCTCACAAGAATGGCATGACTATATTATGTCGAAGTTTGAAACTAAAGAATTAATAGATGGTAACCCAACTTGTGCCGGATTAAGAAGGGTAGCGGAAGATGTGCTTGGTAGCATTGTTATCAGTAGACCGGTGCAGATTTTTCCATCTTTAGATCCCAATGGACCGGGAAGAGCCACTGTGGTGTTTGAAGTAGTATTTGATTGGATGAATTCTGGAAATATGAGAACATATTCTGATGTAGCTGATGTTTGGCATGGAAATACGGATGATTTATTTTGCGCCCATCCTGTGGCAACAGCAAGCACTAGGGCTGAAGGTAGAGCATTAAGAAAAGCTTTAAAGATTAGATGTTTGTCAGCGGAAGAACTTACTAGAAAGAAAGATGTTGAATCTATAGTAAGAGAGACAATAAATTCAAGCAAAACTATTGATGGGGAGTGGCAAGAAGAAGACTCTATTAGCAATCCCCAAATAAATTTTATTGACACTAAGTGTAAACAATTAGATATTAATGTATTGAAGTTTATTAATTCTGGATCAGAACAATATGATTCAATTAATAGTGTTAGCAAGAAAACGGGTATCCGTATGCTATCAACATTGAATGAATATCAAAACAAGAAACGCAAAATCTCAGAAGAGATTGCGGGGTATGATCCAAACTGGAGGTAAAAATGAAGATTACAAAGACCATCGGAAATCTCACAATAGATATTGAAAGAGAAACACAGAAGGAAATTTTCAAAGATTTAGCAACATTTGAAGAAGTGTTTGGCGAAAATGTTTGTGGTAAGTGTTCTTCTGAAAATTTAAGATATGTTGTTAGAGAAAACGATGGTAATGAATATTATGAATTGAGATGTATGGATTGTGGTGCCAAATTAGCTTTTGGTGTCCATAAAAAGGGTGGCGGATTGTTCCCACGAAGGAAGGACGCAGAAGGTAATTATTTACCAGATAAGGGATGGCAAAAGTGGGATGGTAAATCCAAAACCACTAAGTGAAAAAAGAAAACCCCGCCTTTTGAGCGGGGTTTTTTATTACACAGTATATAGAGAATATTAGAGATATTCTAATGAGATATATAATCCGTACTGCTCTTTGCTTCCGATAGAGAGAGGAGAAGCAGAAAGAGCGACGGCCCATGTATGGTGAGTATCTACACCAGTGCCACCATATGTCTTTGGCCTGTTAGATCCTGTAGATCCATCACCAAAACTATTAATAGCACCCAACATTGTTGTTTGATTACTACTATTAGTAACATACTGTGTCCACTTGGGCCAGATCTGACCCTCTGCACCAGCTACTTGACTTCTTTGTAATAACTTTTGACCACTACCGGGGCTATTAGCTAATGGCACAACAATACCTGTACCACCCACTGTGGTATAAGAGCCAGCAATGCCAGCAGCGGATAATCTTGAGTCACCATTTACGTTTGTACCAGCTGCGCCATTTCTAAATACTTCACCAGAACTATTGGTGTAGTAGTTTTGTGAGACAAACTGCGTGGGCCAAGCCTCGCCCCACCAGAAAGCATCACCACTACCAACAACAATAGAAGAACCAGTGCCACCCTGAGTGTTAAATGCGCTGCCATTATGATTAATAATTTCTGCTACTTTAGTATTTACGCCACTAGCAGGATAATTGATGTTGCTTCTATCATATATGCGAAGCTGAACATTTTGAGTTTTCACGGCAGATGAATGGCTAAATTCAATACCAAGTGTAGCTTGATAAGACTTAATACCAGATAGACCACATGTGAATTCAGAGCTACCAAACTCATCAACGGTTGTCATACCGCTTGGATATACGTTTGGTATATATTTTATATTGTTTGTGGCATTTTTATAGACACTACCATCTGCGTTAGCAACATAGGTATTGTCTTGATAAGAGCCTATTTGTACAGATGAACCAGCTGATGTGCCATAAAAAGCCAAACCAGATCCACTTAGGGTATAAAGGCTTGGCACCATATTTGCCCCGCCAATTACTTGAAATCTAATATCTGCCATGTTTAATAGTCTCCTTAAATGAGATTAATCTAGTATTGTATACACAATTTTTATTTGATATTTGCATTTTTTTTAGCTCTTTTTATAGCTAATTTTATGATAATACGTGCTATTATTTCTATAAATGGAAGTCCACGTTTTGTAGCCTCTTCTTTAAGCCATCCTACAATTGTATCAATATTTTTTTCACACCAGTTTGTACCAAGATCATCCATGAGTTTAGCTCGATTTAAACAAGAACAATTACCAGTAATTTTAATATAAAAAGGCCATCTTAAAAGTAGTTTTTTTAATTCTGTGCCGGGAAACTCAAAGACATTTTGTGTTGGTGGAATTAATGGTGGTATCATTGGTGGTGTTGTCATAGATACAATACCTTTCTTGATTAAGAAGAAAATGTAGCACTACTATTTAAACTATCACACAAAAATATAGCATTTACCATACCATTTGCATTGTTAGTTGTTTTATGCGCCCAAACAAAACCTAATAAACTATCAGTTGTATCTTCTGTTATTGTAAGACGAAATCTAGAATTCGTCCCCCTTTGCCCGTCTGCCCTGAATATCTCATCAGAATATTGATTATATTCTCCTTGTCTATATGCGCTAGAAGGCCGAGCCAAATCAAGAATCACAGATTCAGCATATCCAACAACAGAATATATATGTGATTCACCCCGTTCCATTGCTGAAGATAGCACAATAATTTTCTTTGGTTTTTTCCCATCAAAAGTAAGTGAAACACTAGATGGATCGTTACCTGTTTGCCATCGCCCTTGCCAAAATCCATTTGGTACTCCATCATAAGTCCCATATCTAATAATAGATCCAGTAATAGAAATTTTTAAACCGGGCCATCCCGAGTTTTCAGCTCCATTCAAAATATCGATCAATTTACAACCTCCAGTACAACAACAATATATCATTAGTTTCCTTTTATTTATTAATATGGTGTGTTAGATGTATTACTATCATCACAATCTGGTATAGCCGCTATTAAATAGTAAGTATTACCAATTTTTACATATATGGCACTTCCTTGCGAAACATTAGTCCAAGGATTTAAAACAATATCTATAGTGCCTTTACTGCTTGGTGGCCCACCACCGACTCTTGTTACACTTTTATTTTGTCCTTTTGCCCACTTACCCGAAAAATTACCTATATAAATACTATCATATTGTTGTACAGAAATAATATAGTATTGATTACCAATCTTTGTAAAGGCACAGACTTGATTGCTAGCACCGGGTTCTCCTATTTCGTCATAAATAAGATTTATTGCTTGCACTTCGGAGTCTTCTGGATTTGGCTGTGGATGGGTTTGAGTAACTGTTACACTATTGCCCTTTTTCCATGAACTATTGAAAGTACCAAATCTAGTAGATGGTTCATTATCGGCAGATATTAAATAATACTCATCATCTATTTTTGTAAAACTACACCAATGCTGTTTAGTACCATCAATGCCTACTTCATTAAAAATTTTATTTAGCACAGTATAATCTGGTCCATCATCGCCCGGCTCTGGATATACCTGTGTTACTTCCTTTTCTTCATTTATTCTCCATTTGTCACCAAAATATCCTATTCTTAATTCAGAACCAGTTTCTTCTGCTGCGACTAATAAATATTTATCTGATTCACCTTGACCCAAATCATCTCCATGAGCGGGGGCTAGTCTAACAAAATGACAATAATTTGGTGTATTATTTCCAGAGGAACCAAGTTTTTCATAGATCAAATTTTCAACATTGAATTCGGTATTTCCACCGATCTGTCTAGGAGTGGTAACTGTAACTGTTTTAAATTCATTTTTTTTCCACTCACCAGTGAATGTGCCAAAATAATTTTCATTTCTTGGCTGTATAGAAATAAGATCATATCTATCATCTATTTTAGTAAAACAACAATAATTACGAACACCACCAAATTCTCCAGCCCTATCAAAAACTCCATTTCTAACTTCTACTGGTTGTTGATCTTGTGGATCTGGTTGTGGATATAATTGAAAAACTGCTAATGTTTGCCCACGTTTAGCTTCCCCTGTAAAATAACCAAAAAATATTTGATTAGTTTGTTGTTCAACAGAAACTAAATAATAAGTATCTTCTATTTTAGTAAATGAACATGTAGTTTGTTGGTTATTTGGTTTATGGATATCTGATTCATAGAGTAGATTTCTAACGGTTACCTCTTCCTTGCCTTCTTCTGGATCTGGCTTAGTTTGTCTTACTGTTTTATCTTCATTTAATTTCCACTTACCACTAAAGTAGCCAAAAAATAATGGCGATGATTCTTCTTCTGCTGCTACTAATAAATATCGATCCGGTTCAGTAAGTCCAAGATTGCTTCCGTATGCTGGTGCTAATTTTATGAAATAACAATATCTAGGTTTATCATCTTGTGACGATCCTATTGTGGTATAAATAAGATTTTCTACTTCATATGTATCATTTGCAGCGTCCGGTCTTGGTACAACAACTTTAACAGATTTTTTTTCCGTTTTTTTCCACTCTCCGGTAAATGTACCAAAGTAATGTTGATTACGCTGCTGTATAGATATTAACTCATACTTATCACCTATTTTAGTATATGAGCAATAATTTTTGATTCCATCTACTTCACCTGCGCGATCAAAAAGATTATTTTCAACAGTAACAGATCCATCCTCTGGATCTGGCTCTGGATATAACTGAAAGACTTCTAATGGCACACCACGTTTAGCATCGTTAGTAAAATAACCAATATACATTTCGGGTTGCTGTTCAACTGATACTAAATAATATTCATCTTCTATCTTTGTAAAGGAACATGTTGTTTGTTCGTTTTCGGGTTTGTGTATATCCTTTTCAAAAAGTATATTTTTTACTTCTACTTCTTCTTTGCCCGGTTCTGGCTCTGGCTTGGTTTGTCTAACAGTTTTGGTATCGTTTAATTCCCATTTACCACTAAAATATCCATAAAGCACTTCAGACGCTTTTTGTTCTACGGAAATAAGATAATATCTTTCTTGTTCTGGAACATATATAAAAGAACAAGTGGTACGTTCTTCTTTTACTCCAACGCTCTCAAATAAGTTATTATATACTTGAACTTCTTCTTTACCCTGTTCTGGTTCTGGAATTGTTTGTCTAACAGTTTTTAAATCCAGCTTTTTCCAATCATCATCAAAATATCCAAAATAAACCACAAATTTACTTGTGGCCCATAGAAGCACCCACTCATAGTTAATTCTTGCACAAATTACAAATATTTTTTCTTCTTCTATTTCTTTATCTGATATGGTTAGTTCAAAATTTTTATCTCTATTTATACATTGAATTTCTTCTCCTAAGTCGCTAGTAAGTTGACCATTAATCCTTCTTAGAACTTTTACTTTAAATGTGGTGCCTGCTAATACACCATTAGGAGGTCTAATTCTTTGTTGTAATACACCATATACTAATTGATATCCACCGGTCCATATTTGTCTTTCATCATCCCACATTACGTGTAATGGTCCTGTTTTCCATGATGATCTTTGATTAACAAGGCTAGGATTAAAATCTGTACCATTAGTCGTGGGAACGGGCATACCGGCAATATCATATCCCCATCCAGAAAGAATTAATGGAGATCTTAGCCCCTGTGTCTTAATTTGACTTATTGAAGATCTATTTGAATTTTTTTTGATATTGAAATCAACCGATGGAGCATGAACAACTAAATTATAGTCACAATTAGCTATAAAATTACTACCATTATCACCAAATATAACCGGAAAATAAGGATTTAGTTCTAATATAGTTGGACCAACTGACTCATTATTAAACATTCCTTTTTCGAAACTTGGAGTTAGTGGTTGTGCAAAACCGGGACCGGGAGCAGAACTACCTTTGATAATATTGATTGGAGTAAATATCTGCTCCATAGAGCATCCAGCAGAATATTCTAAATTTTGAGCCATTACATATGACCCAGCTTTTGCTGTTGATGAATTAATCTCTATTGGCATTATATTCCTCCAAGCGTTTCATTCATGTAGCTGTGAATCATAACTGGAGATTCTGATTGTGCATTATCTCTGTTCTTAAAAGAATCCCCCAGTTCTGATTTTTCAAACTTTATTTTAGGTAATGGTCTTTTTTCTATTTGTGATCTATTGCGCTGAGATAAAGCTAAATTACCCTTATATATTTTAGCAATTCTATCAATATTTGCACTAGAAATTCTACCAAATTGACTAGTCCAACTACTGAATTTATATGTCACAGTTTCTCCACCGGGATCGGCCTTAATATCTATGCCAGAAATATATGCACTACCAGCTATTTGATCTGCAAGATTAAAAGTTGGCTGACCAACCACTTGCACACTACCAGTTTCTAATGGTACTGCTTGACTTGTTCCAGTTGTGGCTTTAGCAAAACCAACTAAATCCAAAATATCGTAACCACCAAATGTTTCTGGTTTTAATGACTCATCCATTACTATTTCCGACTTGCCCACTGCTCCACCTTCCCAAGCCCACCACGGACCCCAAGAATAAATATTACTTTGTTGTGGTATGCCAATTAAAGTTGGATGCGCCATAGCTGGAGGAATAGACATATGTAAGTTGTTTCCTCCAGATGTCAAATATGAGTTTGGATTTAGCCATACCCCAAAAAATTTATATACTAATACTCCTATACCAAAATCAGCAGTAGTTAATCCATCATAATATGGCACTTGAGCGCCAGACTTGACTATAACATATGGATATTCACCAATATAATATAATTCTTTTTCTGGCCCACCTTTTGTAGTAGCTATACCACCATCAATAGATAATGCCCACTCTCCACCAAAACCGCTATAATCATATAAAGAATTTTGAGGCCATTCAGATACGCCCCTTAATCTTCCTTCTCCATCATAAAAAGCAATATCATTATATGGCACATCTGGATGAAAAGCGCTATCAACTATATCCCAAGCGGCTTCATACTGTATATCATCCTGTATATATCTAATTTGTTGATCTAATCTTAAGGGCATAAGAAACATTTGACCATAAAAATTACTTGCTACTTTGCTAACAGCAGCAAATATTAAATCAGATTGTTCTTGTAAATCTCTAAGTAATCTTTTTTGGGTCGAAGATAAACTTGTTGGTTCAGCGTCAGAAGAAACAAATCGATTGCCTCTCATTAAGTTAACTACTTGGGCTGTGACTTCTGCCTTACCTATCCAAGGGGCAGATGAAATATTGTTGAACCCATTGCGTTCATTACCAGAAGCAGTTTCAAACATTTTGAATGTTTCCCAAGTCTCTTTGCCCCCTGTAGCCATTCTCAATTCAAATAAAGTTGCTACATAATCAATATTACCACTGTATTCATCTAATGCTATTGGTATTGGAAAATCTGGATTATTATAGACTATTGGAGTAGTGACACCGGGAGTATATATATATTGTCCATTAGAAAACTTACCCCATAATGGTATACTAGTAGACATATCATGTGGCACCCATCTAGAAACTGGGCCACCTATTACTAACTTCTGTGTAACTGGTAGTGCAAATTCTTCACCTACATCACCAGACACAAGATTGGTGGCGTTCAAAACTAAGTCTGCTACTTCGCCACGACCAGAACTAGTAGATCTATTAATAGTTCTAAGGCGGATTTGTGGATTAGAAATCACATTATTGGCACCAGTTCCAAGTAATTCTACAAAATAATCTAAACCAGCCGCTTCACAACACTCAGTTATAATAGATGCTAAACTTTGCACTGGTCCTTTTATTCTATAGTTTACACCATTAAACGCGCCTATTATTTGAGATATATCTAATCCATAAGAATAAGATCCAAATACTGCTTTATTCTCACTCATTAATTGCTGTAAAGTAGTTAACAAGCTATATGCTGGAAATCCAGAACTATTAACATAAGAATTACCAAATCCATCTCTAGACTCTACTCTACCATAAACATTGTATACGTTGCGTATTTGATCAGTAAATAATTGACCATCTTCTGGTGCATATCTGTTATTGGCCCCAACTACTCGGCCATTAAAGTCATCTAATATTACTTGAATACCATCTAGTAATTTTGCTGGAGACTCTATAATAACATCATAAAAACGACCAGAAATACTGCCTCTATATGTATATCTTTGAAAGATTCCTCCAAAATAAAATGCACCATGTTGTATAAATACAGGTGTTCCCACTTCAGGTAAAGAAATAGAAATGCCATTATCTGTATCTTCTACTACTGTCATTTGACATGAACCGCCCTCGCCGCCCCAAGCGACTGAACAGCTTATCTCGCTAACTAATGCACCAAACATTGTTATAGCCATATTAACTTGTCCATTCTATATTTATACTATATGCCCCAGTTATTTGATTAAATGATTCAGAATTTGTAGAAATTAATCCAACACCACTTAAAAAACCTTTCACTGCTAATCTTCCATTTGCAAGAGTTCTTTTATTCGGTTTTAATATTATATCTATAGTCACATTTTTTTTCATCTCTTTACCGGTAGTAAATGTTTGAATAACTGGACCATTTGGTCTACCAATAATTGGTATAATCGCCACTGGTTTTGCTTCTCCGTATGGATTGTCATATGTTTCTGTAATATTTTCAGATTGAACATATTCTGGATCACATAAAAATTTATCAGCAATATATGTAACAGACCAAGTAATAGTTCCATTGTTTCTATTATGACTTACACTAGTTTGTTGTTTATTGTTTTTTACTGTGTAATCACTTGGTATTAGATTTCCACTTATTCCACTATTACCGTAAGCAGATTGTGCCAAGCTAAATGCCTTACTCATATTTTGATTAACAATATTTTTCGCATTTAAATATGCATTATTTTTTTTCTCAGTAATATTGTATGTATTTAATCCAGTAATTTCTCCACTAACTTCTATAGTTGGAGCGTTTGAATTTTGATTAAAATCCACACTAGATTGAAACGACTGTAAGCATGTACTACTATCTAATGCTAATATCCAAGTGTCTGTAACTGTACATGAGCCATTTGGTATATCTGTATTAGAATTTCTAGAATGATTGAATGTTCTATATCTTTTTTGATTTTTTAAATCTGGTACAATTTTTTCTGAACTACCTTCAGAATTCATTTTAATTGGTTGAAATTTTATATCATCATTTTCTATTGTGATCGAATTAATATGTTCATCAATTTTAGTATCTGTTTCTATTATATTTAAAATTCTCTTTTCGATCCAGTTTGATGCACTCCTCCAAGAATCTTTGGATAAAATGCCATTAACATATTTTTTAATTCCTGTAGCAGATAATGTTCTAGATATTGTATATGTTTTATATGCTTGATTTGATATATCGTCATCTTCATAAGAAAATTGACCTTCATTAAGGTCAAATGTCCATGATTCACCGACGCTTGACAATGAGTCTGTTGGCAAAGCATGGTCATTAAAATTATATGCCTCAAATGTAAAAGAATATTCTGTATAATGCAAACCAGAAGATTCTTCTGTCGCTTCTGGAATTTCTATATTGGTTAGTCTAGCATCATGAAATTGTAAAACATTATCAGTACCATCATATAATTCAATATCTAATGTACCCAATCCAGACATAGGCCATTTACTTCTATTAGATTGTAACTTAATTACTTGTTCGCCTATAATCTTTGATTGTCTGCCTCCCTTTACTAATATATCTGTAGCATCACCGGGTTTCATAGTCGCATATCCGGTGATATTAATAGTGTATTTTGAATTCAAATATGATCCATCATCGGCAAAAATATCTTCTCTCGATATTGAATATGATGGAAATGGACCATATCCGCCAACCTCCATAGCACTAAAACTGGAATCTTTACCGCCTATCACTAATTCTTCATTAATATCTGGATGATGTGAATAAAATTTAATTGCCATCTTGTATTCCTAAATATAGGTTTTTTCCAGTGTAAAATTATATGCACCAGTTTTTGGATTCCAAGATTCTGTAGATGCTGTTATCGTTGGAGGACTATTGCTAAGTTGTGTAATTGATGGCTCATCATACGCTGTTCTACCATCTGGCTTGTTAGCTCTGCTATTAAAATCCATTACTAAATCAACAGACACGCTCCATTTACGTTCTATGGTTGTATTTGGATTATAGATAAATGGACCGCCACTTACAATTTGTATCACGGATGGTGAATCATGATAACGCTCCCCCGCATCTCCTCCCCAATCATTTTGAAACGTAAATTGTACATTTTTAGAAATTGCACCAGCAATTGTTTCAGCATCACTAAATGATAAATTCCAACTAATTACTCCATTAACTTTATCATGAGTAACTTGAAAAGATATTGGCTTAGTTTGTAATATGCCTGTTTGAGTGCCAGCTGCATTAAAATCCTCATATTTTTCTTTTAGAAATTTACCAACCTTGCTTTCAAGAATATCTCCAATTTGATCTACAAGTATAGAATTATATTCTGATAGTGCATTACCATACTTATCACTATTTTGTATAGCAGTGCTGGCAACCTCACTAAGACCAACAATAGTTCCATTGGCATTAACGGTTACATTAATATCATCAATAGAATTATCTATACTGACACTAATGTCAGAAATAGCTTTAATATTATCTAAGGATACTAACCAAGTATCAGTAACAGAATAAGAACCAGCACCTATATCACTACTAACAGATCTGATATGATTTCTAGCTTTATATCCGCTTAAATTAAAAAAGGATGTATTATTATTTTCATTCATATAGAATGCATTAAATTGATTTATTATTGCATCTGATTTATCATTATCAAATATATCTCTAGTAATTGTTTTGTTTGGATCTAGATCCTCGGTTAATGTTCTATCTAGTCTTTCTTTTACCCATAACACAGCTTGACGCCAAGCATATCCATTATTTTTATCTAGATCATTACCATCATATTTTGTAACACCAACAGCGCTCAAAGTATGAGTTAGCGTGTAAGTTGTATGCTGGTCATCTCCAATAAAATTTCTACCAAAAAATGCTACTTCACTACTATTTGGAGATAATTCCCAAGTTTCTTCTGCCGATGTTAAACAGTATTCTGATTTAGCTGGCGATATCGGTGCATTAGAAGTACTTGATTGACTAGCATCTTCATATGCTTCAAAAACAAAATTATATTCTAGATATTGTGTGCCAGCACTTTCCTCATTTTGAACTGGTAATTCTATTGAAATTATTTTGGCATCATTAAAAATTAGACCACCAGATAAACCACCATATGGAGTAATTTGTAGTTTGCCATATCCCATCATTGGTGAATTCTTATTTGACAATAACAATTTTACCGCTTCACCAGCTAAACTAGCTTGACGCGATCCTTTGGTTTGTAAATCTGACTTGCTATAAGATGCTAATGTGGCTGTTCCGGTAATATTGATATTGAATTTTGTATTCATATATGTTCCATCACCAGTGAATAAATCTTCACGGGATATGGAATATTGTGGCATTGGGCCAATTACACCAGTTGATGCACCACCTAAAGCGGATTGTCCACCTATCAATATTGTTTGATTTGTATCATGCGATATAAATGTAATCATATATTACTCTAAATAACCTCTAGTAGTTAGTGTGGTCAGATTGCTTTGTGGTTGTTCAATGTATAACGAAAAAGTTCCAGTAGATGGTGTTGGTCCTAATACACACAAATCAGTAGATCCACTACCATAAAATGCTCCACTAATTGCTGTAGTAATTGTAGAAGTTGGATTTAAATCCTTAATAAATAGTCCTAGCGCATTAGCAGTTGGTCTTTCCATATAAAGCGACATACCACTAGCATTCGCAATACTGCCAACAACATTTAGTGTTTGATATTTTTCAGAGACAAAAAATGAGCCTGCATCATTGTTACCAGTAATTGTTGTTATTAAATATCCAGAATGTATGTATGCGCCATCTTCTGAGATTTCTGGAATTGGTGCAGAAATAAATATAGTGGCATCTGTGTTTAAGTATTCACGATCTGGACCGTTTATATATAACGAATGAGAATCAAATGTGTCATAAACAGACGATGGTCTAGCGTTGATGTGCAGAGTATTGCCTACTGCCTTATATTCAGATCCAGAGGAAACTACAAAACTGTCAATAAATATTGATGTTGCATTATTGGCGTATGCGTCTTTGCCAATAAATAGTGGTGTTGTTCTATATATGTCGCCAAGTATAGCGCCGCTAGTACTAAAGAACATGCCGCTATTATTAATTATATCATATCCAACAATAACTGTATTTATACCAGTGGCTCTATTGATATGCCCTGTTACAATTAAACTAGCTGAATTATTGTCCATAAATATTCCACTAGTTGTTAGTGTTGTATTTATGGTTGCATTAGTATATCCTCTAGTATACAATTTAGCTGTATTAGTGCGTATGTTTTGTCCATAAGTATTTAAATTAATACCAGACGCGCTATTAATTGCTGATGATGTCCATAGTGTAGTATTGATGTTATATATATCTTTACCAGTAATATTGGTTGTAAATTCATCAGAATTAATTTGTATTTGCGAACTAATATATAGAGTAGTTGCGTTGTCGTTGACATATTCTATATGTAACGGCATATCGCCCAAGCCAAAATTACTAGCAGCTACTAAACTTAATCCACTAGATATAATTTCTTTACCATAAATGCTGGTTAATAAAGTATCATTTAGTATCTCATGTGGTAGTGTTTGTAATGTTAGAGTATTGTTTTTTGCCGGTGGACCGCCAATAAATAATGTAAATCCAATTGGCTGAACATCCATTATAAATACTTTTTGTAAATCAAATGTGAAATTAGAATTATCGCTACGTGTTCTAAATTCTCTTACTAGGCCCAGCTTTCTAGTTGAATTACCAAAATTTAGCCTCTTCATAGATAATACATACTGAGATCTGGTTGTTATTGATGGGTTGACCAATACTGGATCATATGGTTTAGTTTCGTTTTCTATGTTGGCTCTAGCTTCATTAAGAGTAGTATATTCTGATTGAGTATAAGCTAAACTAGCAACTAATGTTGAGCCATTTGACAAATTATGTATCAATCCATTTCCAGCAGAAGAATTGGAAAAAGTTATCGGTGTATTTTTATCTATAAGTACTATATATGAGCCAAAATTATTTTGACTATTTAATGTATAACCAAGCGGCAAAGAAATATCATTAATAGAATACTGATCTAATAGAGCGATATTAGAGCCTTCAATATTAAATAAATAAACTTTTCCACCATTAATCTCATTAGAGCCAGAGCCACCGGGTTCAGATATCGCGGCATTACCATCCATGTAATCAAAATCAAAACCAAATAAGCAATATTCTTTATCTTCGATTCCCGAACTAGTATAGTTATTTAGATTTGCTATCACATTGGAAGATGTATTGCCTTTACCATACATGGCACCAACATAATTCCAAGTAGAAGATCCAGTTGGAAGACGATATATATAAACTGCACCAATCGCATTTGGATTATGTGGTTGTGTTAATGTATTAAATACAAATGGGTCAAATAATTGTGCGCCAATCAACATAATATGACTGTCAGAACGATATTCATTATATATCTTTAATGGAATACCAAAACCAGCTTTCTTTCTAGAATCAGAAATATATGGTGAATTATTTGTATTTGTATAATATTGAACATCTGGATGTTCTGCATAATCTATAACTACTTGTAATGAACTATAATTTTCGCTAGCTAACAATCTACAAATTTGCCCCCATTGTCCATTATGTCTTTCGAAATATAAATCATCTTGACAGAATGCAAGATTGTATGCTGCGGAATATTTGCTTTGATCGTTTCCACTTTCTTGTAGAATATAATAATGATAATGATCTACATAATAAGTTGTTTGACCTACAAATGATGTAACATTAGATGTTCCTGTCTGTAAATCAGACAGTTTGAATAATATAATTACATTGAACGTTTTTGTTTCATTCGTGGTTCCAACACTATAATACAGTCTTACTCGTAAAGAAATTGCACAAGTATTAAAATCAGAAATCTTCAAATCGTTAACAACTATAGAAGATAAAGAATCATTAATGTTAGAATTAGAAAACACGCCAGAGAAATATGACTTTAATTGTCTTCTAATAGTGACAAATGAATCACCAAATGGTAAATCAGTTATACCATTTTTACCATATAATAAATCTGATGCTTCCGATGTGCCGGGAACAGCTTTTGCCAAGCCCATGCTAATTTTAGATATAAATTGTACATTCTTGTTATCTACTATTTCATAGATATCTATATCTGCAATATCTTCATTTTTACTTCCAAGAACAAAATATCTACCATTAGAATCATATATATCGCGTTTTAATAAGTGATTCAACTGCCCAAAATTTGTTATAGATTCGTCACGATAAAATGCTCTTGTTGCATTATTGTCAACATCGCTGATCTGTGTAATGTATGCCGCATTATTACTTTCTAGTAACTTATTTTGTGAACCGAGATATACATTTGTCGCAGAAATCGATTTTGTTTTTTGTAAAAATTGATTACTACTAGTTAAAGAAACTCTGGTTAATGAGTTTGTAGTTGTAGAGCTATTATTATATGTTAAGGTTGTGGCATAGGTTTCTGGTAAATGAGAAATGTCTACAATAGATTCATTTCTTTGTAGATTAAAATTGTTTTCTCCATTATTAAGATTATTTGCAGAGTCTATAAAACCATCAATATATAATGTGGTTTGATGATTAATGGGTCTTTCAGTATCTATAATTGCTAATGTAGTGTGTTTAGATTCTGCTTCAAACTGTGTACCTATAAACAGTGGTGCGTCTGTAGTTATAACCTCGATTGTTGGAGTAAATGATAAAGTAAATGATTGATTAACAAATTGCGCGCCCTCAACATTTAATGTATGAATATCTGTTACTGGTCTATTCATAACCAAAGTTGTAGCATTATTTTGTGATGTAACACCATTAACAATTAAATTCGCAACACCAAAATCATAATCTAAACCACGAGTCACAAGTCTAAATGTATTGTTGCTATATGCCAAACCGCGAGTATTTAAAGGTATACTTGATGGTGCTAAAACTGGTCCAAGAACCACTAATGGAATTTGTCCAGTGCCTAATGGTTGAAAAGTAAGCGTGAGACTATTATCAATGTCTGGAGTAGTAATTGATAATGGCATAATAGCCGATGGAGCAACTTCATATGTAAATAATGACATAAACTCAAAATTTGGTGCCTCAATATTAAGAGTAATGCCAGTTTGTATAAATGGTTGACCAATAAATAATGAAAAGGCTGTTGGTGTATTAATTTTTTGCAAACCATTTACATATAATGTGGTTTCTAATCGCTTTGATTTATCTTTGATAAACAGAGTTGTCGCAGAAATCTCTTGTTTTAATGCGCCAATATATAATGGTAAATAATCCAAGTCAAGAATATCCATAGACCCAAGTAAATTATTTGCACCAATATAAGCAGATCCAAGAACACCGCTGATGCTATTATAAGTTTGTACTTTGTCTTCATTTAAATCAATATAAGTTGACGTATTAATATTTTCGCCAATACCAGCTATACTATCAGATGATATAATCTGTACTGATTTATTAAAGGTTCCTTTATCGTTAGAACTAAATCCTGTGTTTGATTTAGCCACTCTAATTATTGGATTTTTACTTTGTCCAAATAGATGATTACTAATGCCCGGTTGGTTGTACTCAGTGAGAAGTAATTTACGATCTCTAGTTATACCAACTGGTAATGGCACAAATTCATATTTGCCAAAAGAATATCTATCAATTCGTAAATTATTGTTTAGTATATTTCTTTGTGCGTCATCATAAACCGCGTTATTATATTTAAAATATGCAATTTTATTGAATACACATTGCATTTTTCTTTTATCAATATTACGAGACTCTATATTTGCACTAATATCTAATATGGTAGCAGAAAAATCAAAATTGATCAAATTATTTAATACTGGATAAATTGATTTTTGTTCTATAGATGTAGTTGCCAAAACAGTATTATATGAATACTTATAATCATATATATTTAAGCGTTTATCTGGAACAGATCTAAAAAAGTTGAATAATGGACCGTCTGCCGACTGTGAACCTATTGGACTAGAAGCAGCATAATTAACATTATCTACTGTGCCTAGTAGTATACCCAATGCAAGAGTTTTATTAGATGAGATATTGTCTACATCATAAGTCTCATGATTAATATCATTGATATAACCTTGCGACCATGTACCAGATATTGGATTTGATAAATTACTACTTGGTGTAGTAGAAGATATTGTACCATGATTAATATTTGTAAAATCATTAATAAATGGCCTATTGTCTTTGCTTGACTTAAGAAAATTACCTTGATATATATACTGTGACCATATACTATATGGTATAGTGAATGTAATAGTATTATCATCTGTTGGAGCTATATTAGTATTGGCAATAATTGTACCATACATCGACACATTAGCAACATCTTGTCCATCGTCTCGTAATAAGTTTATCACATCATTAGAAACATACGATATTAAACCTTGTTTAGTATTTACGTCATATGTTGCGTCATATAGCTGTCCAAGAGTAATTAAACCACCATAATAATGATTAAGTAATTCTGTTGGTATTGCTTCTATCAAGTTTGGAAAAGCGCCTAATAATGTAGCTTTATATTCTTTTATAGATGATGCACTAAGATCACCATAAAAATGCAAATCATGCGCACCACCCCTAAACATTGGTGGACGTGTCACGGATTGTTTCCAAGTAATTGAGTCATCATTTGGATTAGTTATTCTTCTGTGTGTTGAGCTATATACAAACTTGCCATCTTGCAAAGTGACAAAGCCAGTTGTTGGAGTTGTGGTGGTATTACCAATTACACCATTTGGTATTATTGTTTGTCTAGGGTCTTTTTTATACAGAACAATACGTGGTAATAAATTATCAAATGCAAAACTATCGATTATAGTTTCTCTATTACTAAAATTATTTACATTAATTGTTTCAAAAAATCTACGTGATAAATTATCAAAAACTAATGTAATATTTAAATTGCCATATACATCAATATTAGATTCTGGAATATTAAAGAAAAATACTGGAGTTACAGTTAAATTATTTTGTAATGATAAAGTATTACTACTGGTTTGATTGAAGATAGATGTATCTCTAATCAAGAAAGAACCATGATCTGAATAATCGTAATATATTTCTCCAGCCTTAAATATTTCAGAAAAATATAAGTATGGTGATATATCATATGAAGCACTACTATTTAAAGTAGAAAAACCAAATCTAGAACTATAAGAATAATCTATAGCAAATAAAGAGTATCCTACTGGATCCCTTAAGATAACTCTGCTATCTATAGCGTCATAACTGTTTACAAGTCTAACATTCCAAGTTCTAGACTGTAAAGTAAAATTATCATAATGTATATTTCCAATATTTAATAGACTATCTTGATAATCAATCAAAAATTTGTCTGTATACTTTTCACTAACATCACCGGCATTAAAAGATGGAAAAATATTTTGTAGAAACTCAGCATTGTTTTGATTTGTAATCTTGAATACGGATAAAGAATCAACTCTATATGAGCCAATTGCAGAACCATCAAGAAGTGTTGCTATATCTTGACCAAATTCATTTTGTGTAACCATTGAGTTAGTTACAAGAATACCATCATTGTATCTAATATTCCATCCAAACCCATCTCCAACAAATTTTGCATCTGATCTACGCGGTGTAGTAAATTGTTTTGTTATTTGTCCAATAGGAGTTAATGAATTATTATTGTAGTTGTATCTCAAAATATTAATCTTAGACTTGCTTTCTGATAGTATCTGATCACCCCAAATAAGTGTTCCATCTTTGAATAGAATTTTTTGAGCAGATAAAAACATACTAGACTTTACTTCATTAATCCCATCACCGGCATATGAACCGGTGCGTAATTTATAGTGCTGTGCGTCTGGTATTCTTTGAGTTGGATCATTGTCTACATTATATGAATCAACGCTACCACTGCTGTTAATTTCTAAAAGTTTTACTGTACGATAATCTGAACCAAGTATAATACATGATATTTGACCAATTTCGCTTTTTGTATCAGCACTAGTTAAAGTAAATCCAATATTATAGCTATATCCTTGTGTAACATTAATATTAGATCTTACTGTAGACGATGAAAAAATTGGTAGATTACCGTTGGTTGTTTTTTCTCCGATACATACGCTTTTACCAAAACTATCAACCCAAGGCACAATATGTAATTGTGATTTAGAGTTAGTACCAAGTCCAAATCTATCTATTATTGGATAAGCTGTATATGTTGAAGATATTGTGCTTTCACCGAAATAACTTCTATTTTTATTAAAAATTGGTTCGGTAGAAATATAGTTTCTGTTTAAATCTGGTATAAGATAATCACGATATAAAGTAGATAAATTTTCATTAATAGTACTATTGCTATAATAGTCGTATATATTGGGACCAAACCAATTGGCTATTGCCGCTCTATACCAATAAAGTGTGGTTGATGGAACTGTGCCAATTTCATTAACAGTAATAATCTTGCCATCGATTCCATTAGCTTTATATGTTATAGTGTTTGCTATTCCTGCATGAAAATCTATATATGGACCCATAAACTGATCCATCATATATATTAATGGATAATGAGACTTAAATGGAAAACTACCATTATATGATAGTAAACTATATCCATCTCCAAATATAGTATTTTTATGTGATATGTCGGTAATTCGGTTATATTTATCAACCGTCATAGTTAATACATGAACTTTACCATGTGGAGCAAAATATGGCACAATACGCTGTTTAAAAATACTGAATATGTCGGCGTTGGTACTTTCTTGAGAGTATGGTATAACGCCACCATCTATCTTGATTTCGTTGGCTTGACATCCAAATAAATCAATAGAAACATCAGAACCCTTTTCTCCAACAACAATATTATATATTTTACTGTCGCCAATATTATGAGAGAACTTAACATCTAAAGAGCATCCAAACTTGTTACCAAGATATGGTCCAGATAGATCGTATGCACTTAAATATGGCCCACTATTAAGTTCAAAAGAATCACTATCTGTATTATATTTTCCAAGTTCTGTCTGTGAATGATATGGATATAGCTCTTGAGATCCCTTGTGTGGAACGCCAAAAGCGGATTTACCAAAAATTTTATTTGGGATGCTGGTAATAAACTCTGAAATTAATTTTCCAAATACAGTTTTATTAGATGTCAATGTAGGTATGAACCAGTTGCTTCCAGTTGTAAAAAACTCACTAACAATTTCTTCATAAATATCTATATCCTCAGACAAATCTAATACTATAGACTTTATAGAGTTTTCACGATCCCAAGATGTTAGATCGCTATTCAGTGAGGCGTCTGAAATACGCTTATCGGTTATAAACGAAGAAGGACCAATATTTAAATCAAGATTAGAAGCAAATCTAAAAGAGTAATCTCTATTAGTAAAAGACATATAACCATTTCTGCCAGTTGGCGAAAATAGTGTTTTATAATAAGACCATCCTTGACCAAATGTGCCATTTACGTTTCCAATACAGCACCACTGAATACCATCTACAGATTTAAGATTGTTAGCACTAGATGGACTTTCTAAAAACTGATCGTCGTATAATTCAAATGTATTATCATCTATATACTTTACAAATTTTTCTCCATTAAGTGGATGAATATCTATTGCTCCAGTTTGTTCACCATCAAATAAAGCAGAATCAATTTTAATTATATCATGATTTTTTAATGAATGTGCTGGTGAGGTAAATCTATTACCAGTAAATCCAGATACTATTCCACTCTTTCTCACATATATATCTACTTTGCCACATTTTCTTGCTGGTTGTAACTTAATTAGAGTCACTTTTGCTGAATGCGATGTATATACAATGCCCTCTATTAATCCAATATTTGTAAAAATTTGTGAAATAGTTTGTGGATCTAGATCGGGCAATGAAGTTCCAGAACCCTGTGTGTTTAATTGAAAATAATTTAGTAAAGCATTTACAGATAATTGAATTGTAGTTATAGCATTGTCGTCAACTTCAACAAAATCTGATTCATTAATATTTGAAGCTTCTCCAAACGCGCCGCCATTACTATATAATATGTTTTTTCTTGTAGAATATGTTACAACAAAAAATTCTCCAGCATAATCTCCATCAGCAAAATTTAAATAATTTACTGGACAAAAGGTATTATCAAATCTCTCACCAGTGGACAAATCATAGTTGTTGCAGTAGCGAATAGTATTCGCGGTAGGATAATCAGCAAAAGTCATTGTATTCCTAAGACAGCCACCATATGTAAAATATAGTGTCTTTTTAGGTAATGACGGATCATTAAACTCTACTTTTAGTATTGTGTTATCATATGTGGCAAATCTATTAGATAATCTATAGCTTATATCTAAAGACTCAGTTGGACCATAAATAGATTTTACTTTATGCATCAATGGTAATTGATTATTCTGAAAAACCAAAGATGCATCATAGTCTCTAAAATAATTAGTGGTAATTGTATCATAACCTAAACTCGATTGATATCTATATGGTTGATATAGTGTTATTTGACCAAGTTCTAAATCTTCTCGATTTAAATCAGAATAATCTTCATAAGAAACAAAAGCTATATCGTCTACTATATTAATATCACTTACTGACCAACTATCAATAAATGATACTTTATTTTGTTTGTCATTAGTAATAGATTGAGCTAGCGGTATTTTAATGTCTGGACTAATTATACCATCATTTACACCAAGATTAATTCTGTTAGTATATTCGTAGCTAGTAGCTATTCTATTTTTTACAGAATACAAAAGAGTGTTTGGTTGACTATCTTCAAATCTAATTCCTTTATTACTATCTATAGAATTAGAAATATGATTCCAGTTTGTGATTTGTTTAATGCCTTCGCCAATAGTTTTAATGCCTAGTGGTAAAGCTCTTTTTTCCTTATCAGTATTTCCATCAGAATCGGACTTCATAAAAAGAGAAGTACCGGTCTGAATTTTATCATACTTGAAATAATCTTGCATTATATTCTGAACCTTCTGCTTTCAGCATCCATCTGATTTGTAATCTCTTGAGCAACCATTTGCCCAATAGAAGAAGACAATTCCTGTTTAATTGATTCTAAATTCAAGCCACCTACAGATATTAATCCCTCAACAGTGACAGTATGTTCCATAGTTATTCCAGTTAGCGATTGTGCTAATGAGCCAAATGCAGTTTCGATGCCACTAAACTTCTGTACAATATTATCAAGAGAACTACTGAAATTTCCCACAAACGCATTAAATACGTTACTTAATCCGCTAGTATCAATGGGTATTGGCCCCATTGCTGCTGTTGGCGATGTAGGTGCTGTAGGAGTAGCAGCAACCGCAGCTGGCGCAACTGGACTAAGGGCAGCGGCTGGCTGTGGTCCTAATGCTGCTATCTGCTGTTGCCCAATACCAACTTGAGGTGGCTGCGCTGGTGCGGCAGCAACTTCAATTCCCTTTTTACGACGTAATTCTTCTTGTGTTTGTAGTTGTTGTTGTTTTAATTGGTTAAAAACTCTTTCTTCTTCTTTGTTTTTTTCTTCTTTGGTTCCTTTAAATCTTTTCGCTGCTCCAGCTGCTCTCGCTCCTATTGTTTTATCACTTAGTCCTTGTCTTTGAAGAGATTGTTGCACTTGATATTCAGCTATTTCTTTGGCCCTATCTTGTGCTGCTTGTTTTTTCCTAGCTTTATCTTCTTCAAATCGTTTTTTATTCGCGGCAATCATTTCTTCTCTTGTTTGTGGAGCAGCAGGGGCTTGTTCTGTAGCTGGTTTTTGTGGTATATTTACTGCTTGAACTGCTGCTGCTCCAGCCGCTACAGCTGCTTGTCCTGCCACCGCTTGAGCGATACCGGCGGCTGGCTGACCGGGTGGGACCGCTGGCAATGGCGCACCGGGTCTTGCTGTTCCAGTGGCACCTAATTCTCTAGCTCCTGCATTCACTCTTTGTTGTGCTGCCCTAGTTTTTTGTTCTTCAAATGCAACATTAGCTCCACCGGCTTCACGAATTGTATTTGTTAAATTATCTAGTGCATTTATTAATTCTTTTTCTTTATCTGTCTGACCATATAACGCTCTTAATACTTTAGGATCTAGTCCTAATCTTACTGCATCGCGTTGAATGATTTCTTCTTTTACTTGAGCGCCTTTAAGTGTACGACCTCCACCAATATTAAAATCAAAGTCTTTCAGCCTATCTAGAAGATCAAAAGTAGACTTTCTTTGTTCTGGTGTTTGATTTTGTATAGTGCCAGTTTTAATTGCTGCTTGCACACCAGCAAATGCTTGATTAATAGCTTTACGTTGATCAGCACCACCAACAACAAACTCTTCTACTAAACCCTTACCTGTTTCTCTTTTTTGTCTTTCTTTATCTATTTCACCTAATATATCAGCAGCTTTATCGCTTTGATCAGTAAGACGATTTAATTCTGCTGTAGTTTTCTCTATTATATTATTTAGTTCTATTTCTCGTTTAGCTCTATCAGCTGTAACTTTACCAGCCTTGATATCCGCCTCTATTGAAGCTCTTTCTTCAAAAGCTGCGGCTCTTGTAGCGGATAATTGCTGAACATTTCCAGCTTGTAATTGATTGCCACGAACATCTTTTAATCCACGTAATCCAACTTGTGCCTCTTGTACTCTAAATGACTCTTTTTGAGCAGAAGTTAATTCTGTGCCTCTTGCCTTTGCTCTTAATTCTTCAGTCTTAGCAACTAAACTAACTAATTTTTGTCGAGCCTCAATTTCTTTATCTGTTTGATCTTTTAGTTGTTGAACAAAATTTTGATATATAGAAATAGCTTTATTTTGCTGTTCATTAAATCTATTTAGTTGTTCGGCTGACGCTTTACCCTGTTCTACTAATGGCTGTATGAGTGATTGAGCTTCGTCAGCATCTAATATACCATCCTCAAGATTTTTATTAAAATCCTCTCTAAATTTTTCTAATGCAGATCCTAAAAAGTTTGGTTGCAAGCCAATATCTTCTAAAAATTGCTCTGGTGTTGGTTGTTTGTCTTTTGCTGTAAATTTTACACCAACTAATTCTGACTGTGCTGTCTTTTTGATAATCTCTGCTGCCGTTTTTACGTTTTCAGCTAGTCTCGCGCCCTCTGCACCAAGTCCAGCCGCTATATTATCTACAGCAGCACCGAAGGCAGCGGAATCACCAACATTTTCTAAACTTGTTAATCCTTCTGGAGCATCAAGAGAAAAGTCAAAATTTGCACCAGATAATAAAGAATCTAAATTAGATGCTGATTTGGCTAGTTTATTGAGAGCATTATCTACATTTGTTAAAGAATTAGCTACAGCATTTATCTCAAGTAGTTTTCTTCTAAATTCTGCATTAGCCGCCGTAGTAAGGGCCAATTCTTCTTTAAATCTTTTTTGCTCGTCTATTAATGATTCTAGACCAGCCTTTTGATCAGATAAACGCTGTTGTAATCTTTGTTGCTCGCTATTGATTGCTTTTTGCAGTGATTCTCTTGTTTTATCTGTGGTCGCGCTATCTTTTTGAGCCTTTAATACTGCAATTCTAGCCTCTGATTCTGCCCTAATTGCAGATTGTGAAAGAGTAAATGCTTGTGCTAATTGTCCACCATTTTTTAAGAGATCATCTAATGATTCATCACCAGTGATTTCTACTTTAGCTGCTTCTTCCAATGTCTTTCTGGATTCTGCTACGCTTTGTGATAAAAACTCTAAATTTTTGGCTAAAGTTTGTTGTGCATTATTAAAGATTTGCTTTAATTCTGGATCTTTTTCAAAATCTGACTCTTGTAATTCTCCAATGCTTTTTCCTTTTTCTCCTGCTAATCTCTGTAACTGTCTATTAGATTCAGAAATAGCTAGAGATGGTAATGTGCTTACACCTGTTTGGGCAGTAATTCTTCTTTGTATTCTAGTTTCTGGTGTGAGATTTTTTTCTATATCAATATCTTGCAATGATTGTTTAAATTTTGCTTGCGCCTCTGTAGATTCTGCTAGTAATTTGCTACTTAATTCTAATTCGCCACCATATTTTCTAGATATTTCAGCCAAGCGTTCTCGTTCTTTTGCTTCTGCTGTTGCTGCGCCAAGCCACGCACCTAATGCTGCGCCAAGAACAATTGCAAATGGTCCAATTATTGGTACAAGTATAAGGAATAGGGCAGAGCCTATTGCACCACCTATTAATGCTCCAATACTACCAGCATCTTTTGCTGATGCTGTATTTTGTTTAGCTACTTGTTCTTTTTGTAATCTAGCAAATTCTTCTGTTGATCCTGTAAGATTTGCTATTGCATTTAATTGTGCATCTGATGCTTTTTTAAGTTCTTCCGCTTGAGCGCGAGCTAGTGCTGCTTGATATTTAAAAACAGCCGCAATGGCGACTACGGCAGCTAGAGCAATAAATATGGCGGCAGCGAATCCTATTAATGCCGCACTAGCTACTCCAGATGCTCCAGCTTGAGCAGTATCTGCGGCGGCTGCTACAGTAGATCCTGTGGCTTCTATACCATCTGCTACAGCGGCAGTACCAGAAAGAACAGTCTCAGCACCATCAGCTATCCCAGCACCAACACTGGCAACACTTTCAGTAGTATCAGCAGCGGCACTTAAACCCGAAGCAGTAGTTTCAATTGCATCAGCAGCAGAACTAGCAGTCGAAGCCGCAGCTTGAGCAAACATAGAAGTAATTAATTGACCAATAGTGCCAACAATACCAACAATACCAGTAACAAATCCAGCAGTTTCTGTAATGGCTTGTTTTTGTACATCGCTTAATCCAGACATCTGGGCAGCTAAAGCAGCTGCCGCCGCACCAAGAAATACGAACTGTTGTGCCGCGCCAAAACCAGCGTCTAATTTCTCAACAGTGGAACGGCCACCACCACCTCTACCGCCATTGCCCCTATTAGTCGCACCACCACCACCGCCACCACCACTACCGCCACGATTAGCATTTGCTGCCAAAACAGACTGTTTAGCAACTTGATATTCGGCTGTGGCCTGTTGAGCAAGTGCTTGTCTTATTCTTTGTTTTTCTTGATTAATATCTGCATCAGTTTTAAATCCTCTTCTTTGTAGGGCTTCTTGGCTTGCGAGAACATTTAATTGTGCTTGATATTTAGCCGTTATATATTGTTTCAGTTTGCTCAAGGTTTGATCTTGCTGACTACTTCCAGTAGCGGCTGGAGCAGTAGGAGTTGCGGTAGTGGCGCTGGATTGATTTGTGGCTGTCGCACTTTTAATTTTTGCTGCTGTGTCTTTTTCAAGGGCGTCAATATATTCGTCAACCTTACTCTTTATTTGATCGTCTGTGGCGCCAGATTCTTGAAGTTTTTTAATACGTTCCGCATAAGCTCCTGCTAATAATTCTTGCTGTCTATCAGATCTTTTATTTGCGGCGTCATTCTGATCAATTGATACTTTCAATTGTTCACCAGCATCTCCAAGCATATCCACTATGCTACGATTAATATTCATGGCATTACTCAAAGAAGTTACACCAGTAACCAATTGTCTAAGGGCTACTCCACCAAAATCTAATAAACCAAAAGTAGCCTTATCCAAAGCAGCCATAAACTTATTACTACTTCCACCCAATGGCACGAAAGAAGAGAAGATAGTATCTTCACTTTTACCACCATTCGCAAATCTTTGAACTATGCCACCGTTTGCATATTTACCAACTTTATTCATTCGGCCAAGATTGCCATATCCTATTGATTGTGCTGATTTTTTGTTGATAACAAATTCGCCGGGTGTCAATAAAGCTGGAACTGTATCAGTCCCAACCCCGCCACCTAAAGCAAATCTTTGCACCCTGTCTGCCCTTGGACCTTTACTTCTCATGGCATCTAGCGCCGGTTGCTTACTACCACCTTGAGTAAATATCATATTTGCTCTTGGTATACCAAATAGATTACTAAGATAATCTTCAGCACCCTTTACTCTTCTAGATTTGCTGATAATACTGATTTTGCGTGGATCAATTTGTCCACTTTTGATGGCGTTTTGTAGCTCTTGACCAAATTGAGTTAATGAAGCAGATTTTAAGTCTTGTAATCTTTTTGCTTCATCCCTAAAATATGTTTGAAGAACTGATTGTTGGGCTTCTGGAGTTTTAGCTTTAGCATAAGCTATGTCACCAACTGTTCGTTTTAAAGTGCGATCAATATCTACCGCTCCACCACCAGATTTTATTAATGCTTGAATAGCTGAACTTGGTTTTGGTAATATAGAACCAGTGGCCTGTAATATATCATCAACCATTGGTGCGTCAGCTAAACCACCTTTTGCAAAACGCCTTATAAGTCCACCAAGATTTGCTTTTTGTGTGGTTTGTTGTTTAGATTTAGCTTCTTTTTTATTTTTAGATGATGATAATAATTTTTGATATTCGCCAGCAACAGCACCAGCTATATTTTGATAACTCTCAAGAGCTAATTGATTCTTAGCTTTTTTAGTATATTCTGATTGATCAATAGATGACTGACTTAGTTTTGCATCTATATATTTAATATTTGATAATGCGGAAAATAATTTTTTATTTGCTTCACCAGTTAAGCCATTAACAAAATCAAATGGTCTTCTAGATTCAGATGCCTCTGCACCAATTGGTCTTCCATCGAATGCATCGATTATAGATTCAAAATAACTTCCAACTAAACCAGATGGCAATTGAAAATCTTGTGCAAACGACAGGCTATTTGGAGCTACATTTACACCAAAAGAGCTAGCCCATTTTGAAGCGCCATTCGTTATGGCGTTTTTAATTTCAGAATCGGTAATTCTTTTGAATTCTTTTTGTTGCTTGTCTGTTATACCAGCAGTCACAGTAGCATAAGATTTAGTAGGTCCAAGAATACTATTAGCGATATTAAATAAAGATGCTTGAGGTATTTTACCTTTTGGTGTGTTTTCAGTAACTTGGTTTTGAGATTTGAGCGCAAATTGATCATACATACTAACAGTAGTAGGACCAAACCCTGTTTTTGCACCTATAACTGTATCAGAAATGCCAACGGCTTCAGCGCCTTTCTTTCTAGCAGAAGGTACTGTTGACACAGTAATGTTGCCTTGAATTGGTTGTCCATTATTAAAAAATTCTGGAACAGCCGCACCTATGTTAACTTCTCCACCTAAATTATATCCATTCTCATTCATAGCAGCAAGATTACTTGCTCCAATTTTATTAACACTACTTTTTCTGATTACAAATTCGCCCGGTTGTAACATTGCTGGAACGGTATCCCTATTTCCAGTACCCGGAACAAAACCACCGCGAGCAAACTGTCTTATCACACCACCACTAGCACGACGACGAACACCACCACTAAAACCAAGTAATGCGGTTAGGCCGGGTGCTAGCCCCTGACCAACTTTAAGTGCTAACAGGCTTGTCAATAATGGTAATACTGGCTCTAATGCAGATCCTATTTTAATTAATGCGCTAGCCAGATCCAAGGCACCAGTAGCTATTTCTCTAAAAGTTGAACTATTTGCTAATTGACGAATCAATGCAGAAAATTCTTCACGTACTTTTTGTGCTTGAACAGCTAGTGCTTGTTGTGCTGTAATAGCATCTTCCGCAACTGAACCAGAAGCGCCTTGCGCGACATTTAAAGCATCTTGTGCAACGGTAAATTGTTGGATAAGTGGAATAACCTTACCAATTTGTCTAAATCCACCAAGTTCTTCAACAATAGATGAGAATCTAATATCTCTTGGATCTAGTGCTGAAAGTCCAGCAGATAATCTTTTTACAGCCTCAAAAGCGCCAACGAATCTTCCTTCGGCATCTCTAAGCGAGATCCCCAATGATTCAAGTTGTTGTACTGTTTCTGTTCTTTGAATTCTTGTAAAAATAGTTCTTAAACCAGTAGCAATTGTTTCTGCCGATTCTCTCGTTGTAGCACGTACTGATGTAAATAGAGCAATTAATTCGTTTACACTACCGCCAGCAGCAGCAAACACGCCACCTGTACGACGAATAACTGTAATTAAGTCGGATGATTCTACAGCAAACGCTTTTGATACAGAGTTAATAGCATCTAATGTGGATTCAAGAAATTTAACATTGCCACCAGCAGCAATAGCCTCATCACCAAACTGTCTAATGACAGCAATTGCGCCTTCTACTGTTTCTGTGACATCTTCAAATGATGGACCTAGTGTTGTTTTAGCAAGAATATCTAAAGACTTTCTTGTTTCCTCGGCAGAGAAACCTGCCTGTGCTAATGTAATAGCAACATTTAATAATTCTTTAGAAGATGCGCCCAAGGATGTAGAGAGTCTGGTAACTTCTTGACTGACACCCTCAAGTTGTTTTACAGTATTTCCAGTAACCTGAGACAATGTGACCATTTGTCTTTCAAATGCGATGGCATCACCAACAGCACGTTTAACGGATTGTGCAAATGAAAGCATTGTGCCAGTAGCTAATGTAATCACACCAAATCTACGGGCGGCTTCAGAAAGGTTTCTATTTAAAAAGCCAAAACTAGTAGCAGCATTTCTAGCGCTACCATTTATATCAGATAATGATCTATTAACTTGAGATAGGGTTCTAGTATTAGCTTCTACGCGAACATCTACAGTCACACCCTGCAACTGACTACGAATTTGTGATATTACTTGGCGAGTATTGGTTGGTGCTTGTAGCTGTAGCTGTGCTGTAAGATTAAACCTTTCTCCCATCTTTGCTCCATAATAAAAGGAGGGGGAAGGTGTGAATTTCCCCCCTTAGTCGGTTTAGTCCTTTGTATTTAATACACAATCAAGCCGGTTCGGCTTCTGTTTTTACCGACCTTTTTTTCCTCTTATTTTGAACATTATTATCGTCATCTTCTTCGCTAGAATCTGATGTGGCAATCGGGCTTCCATCATCGTCTAGGAATGGTTTACGCTCTTTAAGATCTATTCTGACCCATTCTTCTTCGCCATCAGCATTAGTAACAGCAACAACTTCTTTGCCATCACGATTTACGAAATACACCTGAGATTGATCTTTATTTTTCTTGCCCTCTTCTGTTCTATAGGCAATAAAGCGACCATCTTCATTAATTAATCTTCCATCAATGTCAACTAAGTTACCATCTTTGTCGATCAATTTTAGATCATCATTTACAAACTTAAATTCCTTTAAGAATTTATTTTCTTCAAGATTATTTACATAATTAGGATCAAGATTGTAAAGCATATTCGCTAAAGCAGAAGAAGCTTCTATAACCCAAGGCTGTGTAGCATTAGCATCATAAGATTCTTGATCTGGAAAGTATTTCTGTTTTGTGTCTGGATTTAACAAACACAGTCTTACTAGTTCAGCAAATCTAGCATTGTCTGCTTGACCTTCAACAGAATTAGTTTCTAATGCATTTTTTTCTGCAAGAAATATTTGAAAGTCTCCTCTTAAAGAGCGTAACTCTAAAGCAATTTGTTTTGCTTCTGATAATTTAATACCACCACCCTTTAATAGATCTTCTTTATTTCTAATATTATCAATATAGTCATCATATTGTTTTTGCTTGCTCTCACTCCATATGCCCTGTTCTGTCATATAGTCATTGAGCTTTTGTTTAAGCAAACCACCAGAATCTAGTGCCTTTCTAAAGGCTTTATTATAGGCAATTTGAGAATCTCTATAGTCCTCTGGTGTTGGCCTTCTAACTAGTACCTTGACGGGTTGATTATTATCATCCACACTTTCGACTAGTCTTTCTTTGTCTTGAATCTTATCCTTCATTTTTATCGTCTCCTTCTTGTTTTAATTGCGATACTGGTAGATTGATCAAGTATTTTTTCCTTGTAATATCATAATTTATGAACTCAGATTCTAAGTTTCTAATCTGAGTATTTCCACGATCCAATATTTTGGCGCGAGCGTCTTCATATAATTCTTGTATCTTTTTTTGTTCCTCGCTACGTTCACCCTCTGAAATAGATAAGCCCCATAGAAATCCAAAATTTTCCTCTATGGTAGATAGAGCGCCGATCATAGTAGTTTGTATTTTCTTTTTAGACATTTTGAATAATTTATCTCTAGACACTTCTTTATTGCGAGATTCTCTAGCAGCTTTTAAGTCTAGTGATTTTTTTAGAAAATTGTTATAGTCATCCATTATCTACTACCCTTTCCTTTTATGCTATTGATTGCCTGTTGATTACGCTGTATAGCAATGTCTTGTTTAATATCATCAAACTCTGTAAACTTAATTTGACCATTAGCGTTAACTATTTTTTCTGCTCTAGATTTAACCACATTTCTCGCTATTGGATTATTTAAACCATATATTTCTTGGGCGGCTTCTTGATCTCTAGCAACTAAAAATACCTCTTGTGCGTTGGCTATTTTGGGGTTTTTCAACATCGAATTTACTTCTTGTTCTTTTCTGTGCTTATCATGCTCTCTTCTTCTTATTATCATCCAACCATCTAAACAATCATCATCATCTATGACTTTTTCATTTGGGCATTCACTACTCTCATAGATATTATCATACATACAGGAATAAGAACACAAATATAATTGCTCTTTAGTATATTCTATGGATGGCTTATTAAACAAATTACCATGTTTTTTAGAAGCGGCCCACATAGATCTCCAAGGTTCGCTTCTAGCTATTTTTCTAAATTGTTCTACAGTAATTGTTGACTCATTATATTTATCCATAATATATGATATACCATATTTATTCCAATCATATAAATTGCCAGATCCATCATATGTAGTTTTAGAAATAAGCCATACCGATCTAGCAAAATTAGCAACCCCTTCACAGGAAGTATAGTCTAGACAGGATTTTTTTGAACGATATTTAAGCATTCTTTTTTCATTAAATTGAATATTTCTTTTGATACTGTTCAATGTTTTTGAGCTAAAGAAATTTTTAAATGCTTGTATTTTTAGTTCTTCAATTTGATTTTCAATTTTATCTGCTTCTTTGTCATCAAATGGTGTCCAAAGATTATTTTCTACTAATATTGGCAACAATTCACTTTTTAATGGGATATTATCAAAATATGCTTTATTATAAGCGTCAGTATAAATATCTACTGATTCCTCTAGTAATTCTCTACATGGCTCATGTATATATAGAACAAGGTCGCCTAGTCTGATACGTAAGCGACCTTGTATTATTCTATATAATATTTGTTCTAGTATTATACTATCCATCCATTATCCGAACTAACAAAATTAAGTGGCGCCACCCTGTACTGTTAATACATTGTAGTTAGAATAACTATAGGTAATAGTAGCATTACCACCACCAGTATCCCCACCAGAATATGATACAGAGGTTAGTTTATTCTTTGTGCCAAGGTTTAAAACTGTACCAGCGGTATCTTTGATTGTAATTGCTCTATCTATTAAGTTTGGAGCATTGCCAGAAACATTTATTAAATCACCAGAAGTGGCAATAACTTCAAATTCAGATGTAACTTCGATTGGGAATGTGGCATATCTTGTATATGGTCCAAATCGACCTAGTTCTTGAATATTCTCTTGCCCAAAGTCAGTACTAACTGTAATACTTTGAACGTGATAACCACCACCAAGGCCAACTGCATCATTATTCATTTGTGACTTAACTTCGTCTGGTAAAGTAGAGCCTGCTAGATCAACATCGACTCTACGAACAACGCCGGATTTTGGCACATCTTCACCATCAAAATTGGAAGTTGGATTACTAGTGGTCCAAAGAGTATTTGGTGTAGAACCAATAACACCAGCAGTTGTATTATTCCAGAATCTATCATTACCAACTAGTGTAACAGACTCTGTGGCATTTCCATCTACTGAATAACTATAGCTTACAGAGCTAACGAACATACCAGAGTTCATACATACATTTCTAGGAACACCAGTTGCATTAGATAAACCATCATCAAATACAGCAACATATACGTCTGATCTCGCCTTAGATGCTGCTACTAAGTCAGTTTTACAAGCGCCGCTAGTAGCAAGATCAAATATAAGCTTGTAACCATCGATTACTTTTTCCAAAGTAACCTCAATATCAGCAACTTCTTCTACGTTTTCATAAATTGCTAATTGACCCATTTCAAAAATTTGCTCAAGAGTAAATGTCGATGTCATACCCACGCTTTGTAGACCGTGTACAATATACGAAGAAGTAATTGCACCAGTACCTCTTGGGGCTACTGCCACTGCCTGACAGGCATAGAAAATGCGTTGATTAAAAGCCATTATATCTCTCCTATTTTTGTATTATTCCTCTGGTAAAGGTCATATGTATATACACAAAAATTTCTTTATATTGCTTTAACTTGAGTTCTACAGCGACTAGTACCCATATATAGACCCGGAGAAAGTTGCGTGATCGCGCTACCTTTAGAGTCATAAATATAACATTGTCTATAGAAAAAATTATCTATTAAATTAGGATACATTCCGCTTGGCACTGCGTTCGCATTTAATTCATTTCTATAATTAAATGGAAATGTTCCAGATATAGCAACAGATGTGGGGTTAAATAAATGTATAGTTCTATCATTTTGATATAAAATACTATCCATAATATTCATACACTCCCAATGATTTTCTGTGAGTACATAAAATACTATGTCATTATTAACCCATTGACCACCACCCAATTGATAGCCTTGCAGCGATTGTGGAGTTAATACTTCTACAGCTATTGTTGGTAATTGTACTCTAGTTTCCCCCAACTGCGCCCATCCACCAGAATTACTGACTTGAAAGCCATCGTCGTTTCTAAATGAGCCAAGTTGAATTTCTCTAAAAAATGGTATACCTTGCGCTGGAACCACCTCTACCCACTTATGTGAATATTCTAACTGTACATTACTTGTAGTAGAAATAGCTGTATTAAATATTATTTTACCATTTGTATAATCTATATAATATGGCTTAGATACATTACCAGTAGCATAAAAGGTGTTATTAATAAATAAACCAGAAATTGAAATTGGTTGCTGTGTGGTGGCAGATATTCCACTTTCCCAAACCCAATTTTTTCTATATGCCTCCCACACTTTGCCATCACTGTAGTTGGGATCATCAACCGGTCTTAATTTATGCCTATTGCCACCATATATGCCAGAATGTGGGATCTTAATATTAAAAAATGAGCCACGATCTAAAAATCCCCAATCATAAAAATAAACAAAGTTATCTAATAAGATATTAGATAGTGTGGAGTCTTGCGCATTGTTTAAATTAGCTAATTTGGTATGAGGACCACCAGCCATTATAATACCCTCTTAATACTTTGTAAAATAGCCTGTTCATTTCGCTTTAAAGCTCTAGTAATAAAATTATCATCAACAGTTCCAGAAAAAGCGCTATTTACTTTAAATGGCCCACCTCTAGTCATTTTTGCTAAACCGGTTCTTCCATATGGGCCATATTCTACTTTTGAATTAACAATAATAACAGTATCCCCAAATGTTAATAACCACTCCAGCCAAGGTAATGATCCATTAATAATTTTTTGATTAGCTTGTGGCAAATTAAATAAATTACTATAGTTATTTGGTTGCATGGTGATCAAAAAACCACCCGTCATTTTATTTGAATTAGTAATAACTTTTTGAGTTTTAAGATTTAATGTTGATACAATACTATCAACTATAACACTAACTGGACTAGATGTTAATCCAAAATCTGCTTTCAATAAGCCACCCTCTACAGATTGCATTTCTGGACTAGATGTTATAGCAGAAACAATGGTTGGTTTTAACGAATTCAATACTTTGCTACTAGCATCATTTAGATATTTTTGAACTGCTGCCCCATATGCGGCATGTATTCTTTTTGCAATCTGTGTATCTGTTTCAACAATGTTAATTCTAACCATTGATTCGCTTCCAAAAAGTTACTACATATTTAGTATTATTTTGTTTGAAGCCCTGTGGAAAAGATGGCCCAGTTCTTTGATATTTAGATTTATCGTACTTTTCTATTCCATCATAATTTGGTATAAGGTATTTACATTTTTCTATCTTTGGTAAATCTATCATATAAGCAATAGTCTGAATAGATCCATCTGGTACGTCTAAAGGAAATCCAACATTAACCCAAAATCTTTTATCCCAATATATTCTTAGTACAATTTCGTCTGTTGATTCCACAGCTTTAAAGCCTTGTCCATTGCAGTATGGGCATGGCATACCACGCTCAAATGGATATGGCCCATTAGGAACATATACGCTAACTGATCGTGTTTTAGTTCCTAATGTATCAGAACGGCAATTTGGACAATCTTCTTTTTTTTCTGGATATACCAATGTGGCTGTTCTAGTAAATAATAATACAGCTTCATTATATGTATCAAATACTGAACTTGGTATATTTATTGCCATAATTACCCGTTTTCATTTGTTAAATCGGCTATTTCTGTTTCACCTACTTTGATAATTTTGAGTAAAACTTCTCCAAACGCAATAGAGACAACTGGCTGTGGACCAATATATATTGTAGATTCTGGTATAAATGTCATATATCACCATATATCACCATTTCAATAAACAAAATATATGGTATTAGGATCATATGATCCTAACGCGCTATAATTACCAGAAGAAATAGATACAATGTTGTATATTCCGCTTGCTCCAGTGATACCAGTAGTATCTGATTTAATTATTGCTGGCAAAGCAGTCCATGCTGTGGAATTATCTCCAATTTTGAGCATCTTAGTATCCATAGCAAATATTGGTTCACCACTTGCCAATATAGGATTATTGGCTACTAAATTAGTACTAGTGTCTCTTCTTAATCTAATCTTTGGTGGGCGACTCATCCTACCCCTCCATCTACACCAAAGTAATATGCAACATCATCGAATCTAGTATCTAGTTTATTATTTATTACACTAACTGTTTGATCTAGTTGGCTTGCTTCGTATGGTGGAAATGGTGATACTATATTTTTATTAGCAATATCTGAAATGGGATTATTGCTAGAGTATAAACCTTTTGCGCCAGCTATACTAACTACACCCTTTCCACCAGATGGTTGAGAGTTAGCAGAAACAATTTTCTGACATATTGCCATAATAATCTCCTATTGAAAAACATTACCTCTATAATCGAATTGATTTGCGCCAAGTATCATACTGCCGGGACTATATGGACCAAGAATAGCTTGACCAACAAGTGTATTGTTGTATCGATAATCGGTTAACATATCTTCATATTTTTTGCAAAGATCGTTATACAAAACTATTAAGCTCTGTGTAACGCCTCTTAAATCAATAGCCGATGGCCCATCTTTAATAGATATAGAATTGGCTGATTCTGTTTTAACTTCACTACCAACTAATATACATGCAGATTTATATACTGTCATTATAGAGAAATCATAATCATTAATCTCTATCGGATCTGGACTTATTGAAACCGATCCTATATCTATGGTATATTCATTTACAAAATCAGCATCATTTAATACATTAAAAGCTCCGATGACTAGAATCTGTTTTAATCTTTCGTCAGTAAATTTTGCGGCGTCAAGATCTCCTATAATAGATCTTAACATTAAAACTAAATCTAGTTTCCATGACATTTATTGACCCCTTATAAATTTTCGAACACTCTAAAAGTTCCAGTATTTGTTTTATGTGATCCATTTGGTGTTACTACATAAGCCTGTATAGACCATGTACCAGCAACATTTAGATCTCCATTTACAGTAACATATTGAATTTGACCATCTGTTCCAGTATTGGTGAAATTTGCATTTTTGGTATAAGTAGTACCATCTGGTCTTTTAAATGTAAAGGTCAAAGAAGTTGCAGCACTAATATCAGCAATTTCAGTAGTACCAGTTGACGTAGTATCGTAAACGGTCACACGAAAAATTGTACCGATATCATTAATATGTGCTTCTTCTACAAATGCCATTTTTTTTGCCTCCGTAGAATACTACACAATTATTTTTCAACTTCTTTATTTGTATTAGCAGTATCTACTAAAGATTTTAATTTCTCATAAAGTTGACCAACTGGAGCTAAATCAGCACCTTTAAAGACACCTCTTTGTGTTGCCATATCTATTATGGCTAATAGATTAGTAATATCTGTTTGATTCAATTCCATAATTTTCTCCTAATTTAATCTTCTGAAGGTGTTGGCGATTCGGCTACAATACCCTTTTCGATACCAACCTTCTGTATATATAATAGTAACGATTGAATGATATTTGCAAGATCATTATCTTCTACGCTTTTTGCAAGGATGCCCTCAATATTCATCCATATACCATTATTGCCCGGTTCTAACTCTGGAACACCATCAAAAACACCAAATTTGACCATTCTAACAGAGCATGTGGCATCTTGGGCCGGATGAGGCGCACTAATCATCACATCTTGAATCCACAATTTATCGTAGGTTTTTGCTGGAATTACGCTTGGCTCTACTGGTGCTAATACTGGTAAACTCATAAAATTACTCCTCTATAAAATTTGGTGGAATAGTTACTTCTTTTAAATCATCTGTATTTTCTGCGTTTTCTATTCGCGGGTCTTGTATAATATCTCTTAGAAATTCTTTTTTCTTAACAATTTTTTGTATAGTTTCTGTTTGTCCTCGCTCTAGCGCTCTAATATACTGAACATCAAGAGTTTCTAGTAGTGGTTTTCTTTGTTCTCTTAGTTTATTTTTCCAAATATTTTTAGCTATATCTATATTTATAGATATTTTTTTTATCTTAGGTTTTTCGAATTGTATGAGAGCATCTCTATAAAAAGTTGTATTATTATTTTTTTCTTCTATTAATTCTTCTAATGTTTTATCTGATCCGTATCCATCTGGATTATTAAAGTCACAACTCCAAGATTCAAAAAAATCAAATTCTTTATTAAAAAAACTAATATCATCTAAATTAGTATCTATATAAAAAAATGGAATATTTTTTTCTATTCTATACATTCCAAAAATTATAGGATCTATATTTTCTATTGGTACAATAAATTTTTGTGCTATATGATTTTCATATGGATATATAAAAAATTTTGACATAATAATCTCCTAATTTACCATGCTAATATTAAATCTATTATATTGCCATTAATAGGACTTCCTGCTGAATTTATGGCATAACAGTAAAATCCCCATGTATATTTTTGTGTTCCATCTATATATACTGTTCTAAAACCAGTTGATGCCACAGCGTATTGAGCGTGTGGCGCATCTTGATCTATATAAATTATATATTGTCCAGTACCTATACGATCCACTGTTACAATATTATAACTATTTGCTGGATTATTAATTGGGTCTGTTGCTGAATCACCAGCAAAAGATACATAGGCTTTAACAGAAACTCCGGGTGTAGTTTTGCCTACATCTGCGGAAAGTCTTGTAGCACTTGCACAACTACCAGTAATGCTGATTCCCCATGTTCCACTAGCATTGCCTCCTGTAAGAGTAGGAGCATAACTATTATAGTTACTGCTATCAAGTACAGTGGCTATTGTACCACCACCGTAGGTTTGTTTACTAATGTAGAATGCTCCACCGGCCCAATACCACTGCCAACCAACTCCATTAATATGGATGCCTGTATTATTAGAATTAATCATTAAACTAGCATTATATGGACTTCCAGAATATGAATCAAATTCTAAACCAGCCCAGCCATTTCTTGTTCCTGCTATTCTCCAAGGCCCATAACTAGCATTATTAGGATAAAAATGCGCCCCATTTAATGCAGAATACAATCCACTATAATTCGTAAATTCTATCCATTCTCTACTATAATTTCTACCAGTTGTATCCCAACCAATAGCATTTACTCTATTGAGATTAGAAGTACTATCTGGATCTAAATAATATCCCGTATTATTACTATCATAAAATATTGGCGCTCTAACACTAGCATTAGATTGTACAATACTAGCTGTTGTTGTTCCTCTTCCTGTAACGGTTCCTAAAGTTTCTCCACCTGCTGTTCCAGAACAGTTTCCACTCAATGTAGCAGTAATTGTTCCGGCGCTAAAATTACCAGAAGCATCACGCGCCACAATTGTTGAACCGGTATTTGCGCTCGTAGCATTAGAAGTTACTGTAAAAGTAGTATTTCCACTTTGATTAGCGGTAAAAGAAGCTGATCCACTCAAACCGGTTCCAGAAACATTCAAAGTGAGTGTTCCATTACCAACATCTGTAATTCCATAACCAGATATTGTTGTAGGATTAGTTCCACCAGTAATTCTACCCTTCGCATCTACTGTAACACTTCTATATGTTCCAGCAACTACCGTAGTATTGGTTAGTGTAGGATTAGGATATGTTCCAGTTAAATCACCGCCAGCAGCTCCTGTTGGAGCGCGAGAATCACTTAGTCTACTATCATTTCCTTGACAAAAAGTATTGGCAGTAGTGCCGAATGAACCAACAGTAATAGCGCCCCCTGTGGTTGTTATCAAAGGCAAATTAGCCGTAGAACCTATGGCTCCAGCATTTGTTATATTACCGTGAACATGACTAGAAGAACTTTTACCATCAATCTGAGTTTGGATTGCACTTGTTACGCCTTTTACATAAGTTAATTCTGTAAGACTAGGATAAGTTGCTGTACTTAAAGATATAATATTTTTATTACTATCAAAACTTGCTATGGTACTAGCCGTTTGACCACTTAGATTCAATGCAGCAGTAAATAGTCCATTGCCAACAACATGCAATTTGGCAGATGGAGTACTGGTTCCTATTCCAACATTCCCAGCAGAGGTTATTCTAGCCACTTCCGTTAAAGAACCGCCAGTACCAGTTGGTGTTGTTCTAATCTGTATATCTGTTCCGTGATTTGTAGATGACCAGTTTTCTGCTGCTCTAAAATTAATTGTGCTTCCAGCAAAATTTAATGAACCGTCATATCCATAAGCCCCTATGCCAGCAATAGAATTACCGCTAGATGGCGTTGATGTTATTCCTATGGCGATACCGGGAGTGGCTGATCTAGAAACTTGCAATCCATCTGATGAACTAAATGATGTTGACCCAACTAATAAAATACCACTAGTGTTATTAAAAGATAGATCACTTTCAGCATTAATACCAGTAGTTGTTCCATCGCTAGTTAATAATCTATTATCACCATAATTTGAAATAACGGTTCCACCACTAACGCCGGTATGTGCTATTGTTAAAGTATTAGCATTATCATCATAACTAATATTAATACCACTAGTTCCAACTAATAAATTGTTTACTCTGTCATCAACAGCTTCATTCCAATTAGTAATATCGGTATTTAAATGAGTATGACCAGATAAACTTACTCCAGTATTGTTAACGCTTAATGATGTAAAGTTACCACTAGTAGCAGATAATAGTCCATTATTAATGGTTAATCCATTTGTAAATGTATGATTAGCACTAATAGTTCTGGCTTCATTTATATGAACATATTGAGCATGATCATCGTCACCCAAGCCGAATAAATTACCGTGATCATTTTGTGGTACACCATAAGTAGTTGTAAGAACGCTTCGTCTTAAGTCTAATATGCTTTGTAAACTACTTTTTGGAGTATTGGTAAAAGTATTATTTGTTAAGAAAATTAATCTGTATAATGGTCGTAGCTCATTTGTTGGAATATTTGTTAAATCAATGTCGGTCCAGTTATTATGATTTTCCGCACTACCCAAGCTGCTATCTTCTCTTTGTCCCATAATTGACAATATAGGATCATTAATATCATTTGTGGCAACAAGCCACATTGCAAAATATCTATTATTTGGAACATTAATAACTGACCAAGTTCCACCAGAATATAAATTATATAATGCCCTTGTAGCATCGTATTTAACTGGATATGGTGTTGAAGAATCTCTTACCCACTGACCAGTAACACCACTATGATAATATACTGGAAAGTATCCAGTTGGATATAATTGTTGGGTAAATTCAACACCGTTGTCGCCGTCCATTATATTAATAACTATATCTTCTTGGTATAGAGTACCATCGCTAACACTTATTTGCGCATGACTATTTGAACTACCATCGCCTAATAAAACATAATTACCAATACTGAGGCCGTTGATATATTGCATACCAAAAGTATTGTGAATCCACTTATGAGTGGAACTATCCATTCTTATACCATGACGTTCTTCTCCAAAAAACGTACTTTGGTTAATATTAGCATTCCAATGAATATAGGCAATTGGTACATCTGTATCAAAATTAAATTCTGTAGTTTTATTGTGTAGTTGCTTAGTTGCTACATCAAAATGTAAATAATTTAATGCTGTACCACTACCAATGACAACTGTCTCAGGTGCTGTCTTAGTAAATTTTACTCCCTCGATATAAACATCATAACTAGAACCACTTGGTTGAATGGTAAAAGTTCTAGTAGAGTCATTAAAACTTAAAATACTATCAAGTCTATTAACAAATCCTTGAGGCTCAAGACTTAATTCGTTAATCTCAGTATGAAGATTATTTATTATCAAAGCATTTCCGCTATCATTATATGATAATTGAACGCCGGTTCCTTCTATTAATAAATTATTAACTCTATCATCTACGGCTTCAGAAAAATCAATAATATCAGAAGACATATGCATATGACCACTAAAACTTACGCTGACGCCACTAATATTTAAATTATCAAAATTACCATTTTCAATATAGCAATTTCTAAACTTTAAATTAGAAGCACCTATATCATAGACTCCACTCATTAGTGGCAAGAAATGACCATCGGAAGATATTTTTAATACACCAGTAGCGGGATATGGATCAGCTGATGATACGCCAAAAACTAATCCAGCTGGATTTGAGCCACTACTAAATGGACCCTCTGCTTCAGAGTTAATAAATGAAGAAATATAAGTTGCTGAATATCCATCAGATTCTGCTGGAACAGCAAAATTTACTCTTCCTATAATATCTCCACTAGTAATTATACTATCACCAGCAGCATTTTGTAATGTTAAGCTATACATGTTATATTATATACCAGTTGGCTCCGTTACTTACGACTGTTAATGTTTCATATATATGATATAGTCTAAATTCTGTAGATCCATCAATTGTATCAGATCCAGTTCTTGAAATGATAACATTATTAGCAGAACTATCGATTCTTTTTACTACTACAATTTTACCAGCTGTATCATTTTCTGGTAAAGATAGTGTTAAATTACCAGAAGTGCAGTCAGCCAAAGTAATATCTTTATCTATAGTTTTGCTTGATGTTACTGTTTCAACTGTTCTACTTCGTTTAGATTCGGTAATGCTATTATTTTTTACAACGCCACTTACAAAATTAGTTGCAGCAACAGTGAAATCTATTGTATCGCTATCTATAAAATAGATACCTTCACCATTATCGATTTGTTGAGATGTGGTGCCATCGGTAATAGTGAAATTACTCATAGCCAAATTAGCAAAATTAGATTTACTTATCTTTCTGAGCGATGTTCCACTAGCAACTAAGAAATAGTGATCGTCATATGCTACAGTTGCTTCAGTTTGATCTGTAATAGCATCTGCTGTTAATGCGACAGATATGTTGAGATCCGAAGAACCATCAAACATACCAGATCCAGAAATCTGATTTGAAACTTGTATATATCTACCATTAGTTAATGATGCGGCACTCCCATCTATATCTGCTACAATTATACCCTTTGTGCCAGATACAATCTCATTAACAATCGATGCCCCAGTTACGAAAATGAATTTACTAATACTATCATCGTAACCAAAAAATCCCTTTTTGGCAGTTCCATCATAATAATTAAAAGATATACCACGATCTTTATTGTCATCAGTAGATGGTGAACCACTACCTAACAATATAATAGGATCTTCAACAAGAACAGTAGTGGAATTTACCGTAGTTGTTGTGCCATTGACAGTTAAATTTCCATATATACTAACATCACCGTCTGAAGCAATAGTAATAGCATTGGGGGTTCCATTACTGCCCAATGTACCATTATTTTGTAATTTAATATTTGATGCTGACAAATAACCGCCACCAATGGTAAAACTGGAATCTGATTCATATAAAGAATCTGATGACGGCGTTCCAAAATAAACTATGCCGCTTGGTATTCTAGAATAAGGCTGAAATGACATAATGCTTCCTTTATATGATATTAAGTGATAAACCAGTTATTATTATTAGAAGTAATATTTATACTTTCATATGCGTGAAATACTGTATATGGATTCTGACCATCTACAGTTTCCATACCAGTGGCCCTAATATATAAGTCATTATTGCCAGTAATTTTTTTGATAGTAAAACCTTTGCCACCTAATCCAGATGCTGTAGGTATATACACATTTATATTTGATGATGAACAATCAACAAAAATTTTGTTATTAGATTTAGACACAGTATAGTCAGAATTTATATTAACATAATTATTATTGATTTCTCCAGAACTATAAATGGCAATTCCAGATATATATGATATATCTTGAGTAACAGACGATGACAAAGCCGAAGTCTGTATAGATCCATCATTGAATCTAATACCAGACGGCCCAATTAATGTTTGATCTTCTTGATTTTTATATACAGCTTTATCTGCTGGATATGTTAAAAATACTACGCCACTACCACCAAGATTAATTTTTGATCCAGACTGAGTGCTTTGTAGTATATAATCTCTAGATATGCTATTGTTTTGATAAGTGCCAATACCAATCTCAAATTTATCATTTTCTTCTATACAATAATAGGTTATATCTCCGCTAGCCAATACATTATCAAACCTTCTAAATCCATCTGTATTACCGACTAATGATAAAATACCAGAACCAACAGTAGTAGTATTTTCTCTTACTCTATCTGATAATTTTAATGGCATAGTTATCTTCTCTGTGAAAAATCTATTAACTTATTAATCTGCAATGTAAAATTAATTTGTTTATTTATATTTGATTTACTTAATGTGAAGGATAAAATTTTATTCACATTTAAATTCTTGTATATTGTAGCATTCATAGCAACTATAAATTCGTGTAGGATATTTCTACTTAATGAGAGCGAGTTTACTAAATTCATACTCAAAGAAAAATTCTGTATTCTATTGAAATAAAGTGGAAATGTTAATGTAGCTTTATTTAAAAATAGTTTTACAGAACCAAAAAATGTTCTTGGTTTTTTCCCATCATCAGATATTGGCAAGCTTGACATAGAGTTTGCGCTGAACATGTTGTCCTCCAATATCTCATACACATAAATAAGAGAAGGCTACCCCGAATAACGAGGTAGCCTTATTCTCTTTAGATGTTATAAGACATCAGAACGAGCCAGCGAGAACTCGTCTGTTATCTAGCACACCAAAACCAATTTCAGCCCAGCCATAGTAACCCTGACGCTGATGACGATGAAGACTTTCATCTTCATAGACTTCAACTTCTTTCTTAACAGGCATTACAAAGCTATCGTTTTGATTCTGATCAAGACCAATCACAAGTTCAACGTCGCTGGACTCAAGTGAGCCACCGAGATCGCTTGTGAAATATGTTTGATATTCTTGACCATCACCAAACTCAAACACATCGTGTAGATTTACACCGAAGATGCGTGTTATAGCTGGGCCATTGTCGGCGGCTACATAAATTTCTCTACGAGAAACTTCATCTAGCTGATCAACACCCCAGTTACGAATATCTTCGACAGCTTCTGGAGAGCAGTATAGATCTGTAAGACGGCCGGGAGCAGTAACACTGTTACCACCACCATTCCTTCTCATAACTGTCTTCATTAAGCTGACAAGACGCTTTGTAAATTGACCACCAGCTGCATCATTGTCGAACACTAAAATATTACGGTCAACAGCAGCAGCGAGTAGTGTGTGCCAACCGTCATCATTGATCTTCTTAACAAATGATGCTTCTAGAACCTGCATAGCGCGAGCTACTACGTTCCAGTTAGCTTCACGGGCATACTTTAAAAGAAAGTCGATTGAGCTACTAATGCCATAAGTATTTACCATGACATAATCACCTTCGACATGTCTTTCTGGAATTCTACCATTGCCGGGATTGGTATAGGCAACATGATCTGCCTCAGTACCGGGGGCAAGTAGATCCAATGGGAACTCAGGTGTAGCACCCGGCTCTAGTGGCATAGCTTCGAAAATCGAAGTTACAACATCACCAAATAAAACACCCTTACGAATTGGTGTTTCAAGGGCTTTGGCGATTTCCCTTTGAGCGGCCATTGCGACTACCTTATCAGAGCTTCCCGAACGCTTTAGCAATTCGATAAACTCAGGTGTTGGTCTTGTTTTCATCTTTTACATCTCCTTTTTAATTAACTCAGGTATTTGTATTTGGAAGGTCGATATAGACTTTAGCATAGCCATCTTCATCAGCGGCTGATAGAAAACGACCAACAAGTCTTGTTGAACCGTCTGCATCAGTATTATCTGTCGAAACATTTGTAGTAGCAAGTCTACCACTATGGGCAAGATAAGCAGGAGCGCCTGCTGTTACTGTACCCAATAGATTGTTTGTAACAACATAACCCTTTTGGAGTAGTGTTACCTTGCCACCCTTTTGTACCTCGTCCTTATGCTGGTTAAGATGCTGTCTTGTTAGATCAATATCTACCATGTCATTTATAAGAAGACCAACAGGAATTTTACCCGATGGATTAGCTGCGTATGTTACTAGAGCAGCACCGTTATCCATAGCGGCACCAGATGCGCCAGTGCTAAGAGAAACAACGCCACCGCGAGTAGCAGATTCGTTCATGAAAAACGAAATATCTGTCTGCAAGACACTTCTATCAGTTTTTAGAGCCATTATTCATTCTCCTTAGTAAAAGTAATTCTCAGTTGTCTTTGGTTTTTGGTGTCGATCTTAAAATAGAACCAAGCCACTCGCTTGCAACGGCGCGAAGTGATTCAGATTCATTTTCTTCAGCAGCTTCAGCAATAGAAACTTCTACTGATTCTTCTACTGAATCTAGATCTTTTTCTGAAGCCTGAGAAGCATCAACTTCTTCGTCTTCTGATTGAGCCATAGTTGTATCCTTCTTATCTTTCTTGACTGACTTTTCTTCAGTCATATACTTTGCCTTCTTCTTCATTAAAGCTACAACCTTGGCAAAAGTTTCATCATCTGAATTTTCAAAATCAGAAACTGTCGCTGAAGCTTCTTCTGCATCAAGACCAACTTCCTCTAGTTCAGCCTTACGCTTCATCATTGCCTCTTTCTTTTTCATAACAGCCATTTCTTCTTTCATTTCTTTCATCTTTTTTTCCATAGCTGTCATTTCTTCTTCTTTTTTCTTCATATCTGTAGAATAATGCTCTTTAGCTTCTGTGAGTATATTAACTTCCTCGACTTTTGAAGCTAAAGAAGATTGTAATTCTTTGATTGTTTCTTCGTATTCTGTGGTCTTGCTTGTTGTTAATTCAGCCTTTAGAGCTTCATTAGCAGACTTGACCTCGGCTAATTCCTTTTGCAAATCAATAATTTGCTGGGTCATATTATCGGGCATTTCATTCTCCTTGATTACGTGTATTTCTAAGGCACAAGCCTTGGATTCATCGAAAAATTGATTTCCTTCCAATATTATGCTACGAGGATTAGCTGGCTTTGAAACTAAGCCTTTACCAGAGAACGATAAGTTTCTTAAAAGCCTGCCAACTTGGTAGTTTTGATATGTTCCAGTTCCTCCATAAGCTTTAAGGTGTTTTGTTAAAAATGCTGAACTTTCATTTCGTGGTATAACGCTTGCTTTTCGATTGCTATCTATAACAGCATAGTCAAAAGCTGGAAATAAACATTCCATAGATACAAACCATTTGCCTTCTTCTATTTCGGCAACGATTTTATCCATGCGTTCTTTTTGCTCTGCGTCTGTCCACGATGTATAAATTACAGAAGTTGTAAGAATATTAAACTGACTTGGAACTTGAACATTGTTTTCATTTATTGGATTGCCTTCAAAATCAACTACAGCATTTCCAGTAATATGACCAATAATATCCTTTTCATTATGCATAAAATTAAATGGCTTGTCTTCTGGTGTATTTCTAGCATTCCACAGTTCTTGTGGATCGAATACATCATCATTTTTATTCCAGCCAGTACTTACCAGAATTGATTTTAAATAGAAAAGATCTATTTGATCTTTATTACCGGCTTCTAAGGCTTGTGTTGAGTTAAGCTTATCTATAGTATCTGTTTTTTGTTGTGCGTTTGGTGTATACTTTTCTGCCAATGAACAATATGCAATTGTATTACTCGATGATAGAGCTTGCTCTAAACCATCTAATATTTCTTGTTTATATATTTTCATTCAGTAAGTACCTCCAAAAAAATACTACACAAAAAAAACCATTAGTGGAGTTTATTCATTATTTTTATCATATTCACACAATGCAGAAGCATAAATAAATTTCAATTCATTAGTTGTTGCATGTCTATTATTGTGGGTATTGAATGCCTTAATTTGTAAATTAATCTCATTCATACATTGTGTTGGTATATTTTGCTTACTATCAAGTATAGTCTTAATACCATCTTCGGTAACTGATTCAAATATTTGCATATTAGAAAATACTCGTAGTTTTAAATGATCCAATTGATTAAGTTCGTCTTTATTTAAACTACGTATATTTGGTTTATTAAAATGTTTTAAAGCTACTGGATTTAAAATATCAGCAATTTGGTTTTGGGCGTCAATACCCCATAATAATGCTGTAGATGCTTCACCAGTTTTTGGCAAGACACGCTTTTGTTTACGTTTTTGGGTATCCCTAGTAAATGGTGGTCTACCGGGGGTTTTTACTTCTGTATTTTGCTTTTGTTGTGGAACATTAGGTATTGAATTTTCGGTAACTACAACAGCATCTTTAATTGGTAAATCAATTTCTTCAAAATATTCATCAGACAACATATCTTTATTAAGAGCGATTTTTTCAATCTCGTTTTTATGTTGAGGATTATGAAAAGGACTAGCTTTTTCTGGAATAATATCTGCTTTTCTATCTCGCTCTTCTCGCCTCACTCTTACTCTTTCTATTGATGGCAGTTCTCTAAATCTCTCTAATAATGTTTCTTGAGAAATTATGTCTCTATCAGCTAACTGAATAAGTAATTGTTTTTGTGCAGCTTCGTCAGATAGAACTATTGAATCAAAATGAATTTCTGCTGGAAATCTAAAATTCATAGCCTTACGAACTATTTCAATTTCTTTACGCCAAAATTGCGCAAGTATTTCTCTACCATATTCTAGTCTTTCAATCAATGTTTTTAAAGAAACATAATTATTAGTATATCCGCCATTACTAGTTGCCCCAGTTAATGTTGGTGGGATACCCAATCCCGCATATATGCTAGTTAATACTGGTTGATATTTTTCTGATCCTAAAAATCTATAAACTTGCGATTGACTTTCTGTAAACTTTAATTCTGGACCCCATACTAAATCCATAGTTCCGCCACCAACGTTGCTTGCTAAAATATCTCTTAATTTATTAATAGCGGCTTTAGTTGGTATAATTTTATTATCTAAATCTCCAATAGTCCATAATCTGACATTAGAAATTGCGCCATCTAAAGCGGCTAGATCTGCAAGTTTCATTTTTTCTAACATGATAATATCGTCTAATATTGCATATATCATAGGATTGGCCCATAATAACCAATCATCTTTTTTATAATGATAAAACGATACTTCATCTAAATTAAGTGGTATTCTTCTGTCGCCACCTTCTATTCTTTTTTGTAGATCATTTGGCAAAGTCTTGAAAATTGCTTTATTGCCTTCTGTACTTTTAGTCAAAGACTCATATGTATACTTTGAAATATTTAATACATATTCTGGTTTACCAACTATGTATCCACCATAATTTACAACATCAATAGCAATCGGATTGAGAAAGTCATATACCCAAGGTATCTCTCTTCTTTTTACCTTCGTTATAGACAAATCTATATCTGCACCACTGGTCTTTAGTATCTCTTGTTCATTTTCTCTATTTAATTTAGCTGTTCTTCTTTTTACAACTACGTTACCACATCTATAAAGATAATTCAAAAACCTTTCAGATCGATCAACACCACCTATTTGAACAAACCATTTTCTATAAAATCTTTCAACATTTTTATTAGGATGAACAATTGTTAATCCTTGAGCCGCAAAATCGCTCATTAAATCAATAACATTTCTAACGATGCCAACTTTATCATAAGCCTGCATACACATCTTAATGATGCGTTTTTGATAATTTGAAACATGTTCACCGGGCCTAAAATTATCATAGTCTTCTCTAAGAAAAGAAGTTCTAACAGATCGATTTGGCTCAATGTCTAAATAACTAGTACGCCTGCCATAGGCTACAGCTTTTTGTATACCATCATACGCTTCAATATTGTCATGGGTTTGGTCATACGCTGCTTGTTTTTGAGTTTCACTTTCCCATGTCTTGTATAATGGTTCTTTTGACATTAGTATTGATCTCCGATTAATGGTATTGTCAATTGTATTATATTATATTTTACACAATCAATATAGATTTTGCGTTTTTTCAGTAAACCAATTTGGTCCATAAAATAATTTTTCATTGTTAAATTTTGATGCTTTATCAGTCATAGCAAAACCGCCTATAGCACCATACTCAATATTTTGCTTATATATGACATAAGATCTTGCAGACATATTAGCCATTAATAATGCTGAATATCTATCTTTTCTAAGTCTGCTTTTTTTTCCTGCTGCTAATTTTACCTCTGGTGTGTCCCATCTTTCTCTGCCATTTGTAGTTTGTGTCATAACAATCATAGATAATTCATCTTTTAATTCTTCAATTTCCATTACGCAGTCTTCCAATGTATCATATAATCTATTAGCAATTTTATCTTCTTCTATAGATAATCCAATACTAGCTGAATCAAAAAATGGGAATAATAATACTTTATCTTCAAAGTCTTTTCTCATGCCGTGATTAGCTTCTGCTAGCCAATCAGCCCTAGCAAACTGACATATACGCAATATATGTAATCCATTATTATCATCAGTATCTTTTGGTTTATCTTCTTCAATTGTCGGCCAAATAGCCACTTCGTCTGATTGCATTTTATCTCTATCGTGCAACGCCTCCATTACGGCAATACCACCGCCCTGCGCATCAATGGCTATTTCAACACATGGAAATGTACGCATTAGAGAGCGAATTTTTTTAGCACAATAGGCATAAAAATCGTCTTCATCTGTAATTTTAGATTTAATCTGATTTTTATGTTGCTGTCTAGTCGTGGTCCAAGAATATACTATTCTTCTATGGTCGGCATTTAATTCAACTACAATAATACTAAAATTATCCACTTCAGAAGCTGGGTCTACACCAAATATATACTTTTTATTTGGATCGCCTTTTAGCATTGCACCAAAATGTATTTCACCAGATGGTAAAGTAATTGGATTGGTCATTGATGCAGTACATGATTCTAGCAAGCTTCTTTTAAAGAAACCTTGACTATCAGTAGTAAAACATGCACCATATTCCATATTATATATACCAGAGTGTATTGTGGCTTTAGCTCTTGCTATTTGGCCTTCATCCATAAATCCATCTGGTAGTTTAGTTACTGGCATACGTATAATAGAATATTCTTTCCAATCAAATTCACTTGGTATTTCATCGCCAAAAATTTCCTTTAACGCATGTGGATCGCCTTTGCTTTGTATAATTGATTTATATCTTTTCCAATAATCTGAAAAATGATTAAAATCATAATAAGCAGTTCCAGATAAAACAATTTGATTAGATTTTTCTATTGAATTATTTACATCTACATCAATATTAATTCCTAACTCTTGAGCCTTTTTAGCCCTTGCTTTACTTTTTACTTTATCTATTGGAGATGCGGATACGGCAGCGAAACCAGCAACAACATTTTCAAATATATCTCTAGGAATACTAGCAAACTCATCAGCAATAATATCATTTGCTCTTTGGCCTCTAATTTTACTGCCATCCCCAAGTGGTAAGCACGTAATAGTACTTTGATTAATATGCATAACACATCTATCCACATCTCTACGTGGACCACTATTATTGTCACATAAGTCGCGCAATATAGGAGCATTCTTCCAGATTGTATCCATGTATTCAAAAAGAACTTTAGACTGTCTAAATGCAGCACCAACTACTACTATTTTTCTTGCTGGCATAAACATGGCTCTTAAAAGTGGGTATATAGATAATAAGAAAGATTTACCCATGCCACGACTTCCAATAAGCATTGGAAATTTTCTATGCCATAATTCATGCAAGAAAAGAGCTTGAAATGGAGAGATTTCAATATTCAGTATATATTTACAGACAAATGAAAAATACTCTGGCCGCATCATTAGCCAAGCTATTCTTTCTAATAGATTGTCGCTGTCAGAGACATCTACAACAAAATCCATAGGATTAAATAACTTAGATTCATTTACATGAATACCAAGCCAAGCATCATTAATTATCTGTTGTTGTTGCATTATTTATTAGAAAATCTATAACTTCTTTATTTCGTGGATCATCAATACATCCAATAAGTAAAGTAGCCATAGAGTTTACAGCCTTTTCCTCTTCTTCCCTTTTTTCCAGCCCCAGTAGTGACCAAACCCCATGTAATATTTCATGCAATAAAGTATCCCTCATTACTGATAAATGCGTCTCACAATATACTCTTATTACTCTTTTATCAGTGCAACAATCTCCATATGTGTCAGTATAATCAAATAATTCTTTTGGAAGAGGTTCAATAACAAACTCATGCCCCATAATAAATACCCTGCTAGGTAGTTCCATGTGCATTATTATTTTCCTTATGAAAAAGTTCATTGAGCCTTTTAAATAAACTATTACAGACTAAAAATGCATTGTTTTTATTTCCACAAAAAATAATTTTTGTATTATACCATATTTGAAATTCTAGTAAGCATTTAAGAAGATATTTACCAGTAACTTTAACTTGACTTCTAGAAGTTCTTGGCACCCGTGATCCTTCTGGATATTTTAATATATCATCAACATTGAATTCACAAATTATGAAAGAAAATGCATAATCTTTCATACGCTCTATTTCTGCATTAAATGCGCCCTTTTTTCTGCCTAGATTCATTGCTATTTCTGAAACACAAGCTTTACGCTCCACGCAAACTACATCTTCAAAACCTTCTAATGTATAATCTCCTGTATGTAATGTTTTAATCTCCATACCTATACAAGCATCGTATGGAGAAAAAAACCATCCATCCTGCTCTCTAGTATCTTTAATTACTTTATAGCTCGGTGGCATTACTTTTGAGGTTTCTTATTGTTGCTAAATTTTTATCTGAGTCAAATGCAAATGATAAAACACCAGACCTTCTCTGCGGCTTGAATTGATCATATAACTGATTATAGGTCGCTCCATCCATCGATACTGTAAGCAATCCACCAGCTTTAAGATTTTGAATTTGCTCTTGTGTGGTTAGTTGTTTTACAACAGGCTTTGGCGAAACTGAAACATCTATAGGAAATTCGACTTTTTTAATGTTTGTATCTAATTTGTTATCCATCTGCGTTTCTCCTTATAATTTCGTTGAAATAAGAGATATAACACGATTCTTTGCCACTTATCTCCTCATGACAGTTTTTGCATAATGTAATTCCATTAGAGACATCGAATCGTAGTGAAGAAGCAGATGACCACTTTATAATATGATGGACATGAAGCTTCTTCTTTTGTCTACACATTTGACATGTAGATTTATCTCTCTTCAGTACCTCTTTTCTAAATGCTTCATATGCTGGGTCTTTATAATTTCGCTTCATTTATATCGTTATTTACCATTCTTTGAACGAGTTTTTTGAAGCTGATATTTGGAATCCAGCCAAGCATTGTATTTGCTTTAGTAGCTTTTCCTAAAAGATAATCAACCTCGGATGGTCTATAAAACTCTGGATCTTGTACGACAAGATTATTCCAATCATTAATTCCTATATAATTAAATGCCTCATTTAAAAAGTCCCTAATACTATGTGTCTCATTTGTAGCAATAACATAGTCTGAAGCATTTGGCTGTTGTAACATAAGCCACATCGCCCTTACGTAATCTTCAGCATGACCCCAATCCCTATGCGCCTCTAAATTGCCCAATCTCAATGCTGGAAAAGTCGGCTTATTATTAGAATTATACCACCTGCCAATCCACTTAGTAATCTTACGTGTTACGAATTGTTCTCCGCGTCTTTCAGATTCATGATTGAATAATATGCCACTACACGCATAAAGCCCATAAGAATTACGATAATTATCTACTAGATGGTGTGCAGCAAGTTTAGCAATAGCGTATGGACTTTGTGGTTGAAACTTGGTATTTTCATCTTGATATTTAAGACCATTGTTAGTATCATAATTTCTACCAAACATTTCGCTAGAAGATGCTTGATAGTATTTTACATGCTGGGTAAGATTTAAACATCGTATTGATTCTAGAATATTTAGACATCCACCAGCGGTTATTTCCCAAGTTAAAGATGGCTGTTTAAAAGAAGTACCAACATGCGATTGAGCCGCCAGATTATAGATTTCATCTGGAGTATTTGACTTTATAATATTTGAGACACAGAATTGATCACTAATATCGCCCTCAATAATATCTAGCCTATTGTTATCAATATGCTTTAATCTCTGTGTTGTATCTACCGACACTCTTCTTGCCACGCCTGTAACATGATAGTTCTGTTTTAATAAAAACTCAGCTAAATAACTTCCATCTTGTCCAGTAATCCCAAATACTAAAGCTCTTTTCATAACCTATGTTCCTTATTCTTGTATGGTGTCCGATGTTAAAAATGGCTGGTCTACTTGTCCGTCCTCATAGGTGTGATATTCTGATAAGCGTTCTTTTTCGTATTCCATTGCCAATCGCATTTTTTCCATTTCTATTCCTATCGTAGTTCTATATTGTGGATCAGTAGCTATTTTTTTTACTAGTGAAGCAAATGTTTGCTTAGAATCTTCAATCGCTTTAATTCTTTGTTCGCGTGTTCCTTTAAGATCCTTTAACATTGTTGCTTTACGTGACTGTAGATCTTTATAGTCTCTAGATAATGTTTCTTGTGATGCGCGTAACATTGCCACCTGACGCTCTAAATTGACTATTAGATCTACGTCGCGCATATCTTTATCTTTTGCTTTTTCATCTTGTATTAGACGCTCATTGAGAACAATTTCCCGTTGGGTATCTTGTTGGCCCCTTAGAATTCTATTCATCAATATTTCTAATTTAATAGTATCCACTATTTGCATTTCTTCAGTATGGAACACATCGTCTTTAAACTGACTCCACATTTTCTTAAAATGAAACTCAAACATTTCTAATTCTTCTGGAGAGAATTGTGAAAATAGCTCTTTATAGTAAGGCTTAGTTTTTAATTCATTTGCAACTTCAGCTTCTTTTTTTTGCTTAGTAGAAAATCCGATCTTCAGACCGATCCAATTACGAATAGATTCTGGATCTCTATCTAATGCTTTGGCTATTTCAATACTCGAAAGAACCTCGGCATTCGCCTCGATAAATTTCATTTCATCAGTAGTAAATCTACCCTTTTTCATTATCTTCACCTTCGTTTAATATTTCTTTGATGATGTTAAGAATTATAGCCTTACGGCTTTTAGGCAAAGGAGAGTTTGTCTTTAGTTTAAGATAGTCGCGGCGATATTTGGCGGGAAGTTTCTCATCGATATATTTTAAGATCTCAGTTATGTGAATATTATTTGGGGCGTCTTCTTTAGAAGATACAGCATATATATTATCTATACCAATAGGTTCAAGAAGGTGTTTTTTGCGATCTTGTATTTGTTGGGCGCTACCAATATCTAATCTATAGTAATTATCGCGTTTAAAATTCTTTAATCTATTTGAGATATGGGTAAATAAGAAATTTGACAATGGGCGAGATTCATCATACTTTTCCATTCCGTCTATTCCTATAATTACGGCCTCTTGGAATATATCGTCAACCTCATATGATGCAAAAACAAATTTGGGGGCCAGTTGTCGGGCGATCTTAGTTATAGTATCTATGACTTCTTGTTCTGTGAGATTTTTAGGAATTTTCATCTTCAAGCCTTAATTTTTCCTCTAGGGCTTGTTCGTATGGAATTCCATGAATAGTGTGTGGTGGCGAGTATGATGTATAGTTCCCACTGGCGAATAAATCAGACATATCTACATCTGGAACGGGCTTACTTAATATCTCACGAATTTCCCTATCTAGCTGGGCCATACTTTTAGTTTTAAGTTGGGCCTCTATATTCTGTGTTTTTTTCTTTGGCATTTTTGGTTTCCTCCGTAGCTATTATATGCAGCGTGGTTCAATAGATGCACAATATTCGTATCATTGGCACAATCTGAAACTATTAGGTTAGACATATTTGATATCATGTTGTATTGCGAGTGAACCACCCCGGTGTTTTACCTAGATTACCAGACTTACCTATTTGAACAGAAAACCCCCTATGGCCCCCCATTTTTATCCTAAGTCTATATGTGGTAAGGACTTATGTCATTCAAGAAAAATTCTCAAAAAAACGTTTGTTCAGTGTTGACGACTCAAGAATCTTTGGTATAATGTCGATATGAGAAATGAGGGACAAATGACTTACTGGACAAGCAGAACGAGCGACCGATACGTTGT